AGGACCTTCCCGCAAGAAGGTCCTCATCTTAGGTCAGAAGGATCAGCAGTCCTAGTGCTATCAAAAGTGATAGCCAGAGCCAGAAAAACTTCATATCACTCATGCGTCCACCAGAACACAAGTCGCGTCAGAAGAAGTTCCAGTCAGGGAAGCAACCGTCTCGCCCTTTGCCGTGCCATGAGCCGCCACCTCTGTAAAGTCAAAACCATCTCCGACTTTGATTCCAGATGACATGATATCAAAGTCTAAAGCGTACGTCTGCTTGACGTTACTCGAATTAGTGATCGTATAGCCAATCTCAATCATTCCGATTGAATTTTCTCTACACGAAGTAACTTCAACATCGTTCATTCGTGAAGCGCTCTGCTTCTCTACAGTGGCAGCAGTTCCTCCAATAAGAGCAAGTCCACCAACCATACAGAGGACAAGCACTCCAGCAATTACTCCAAGAGTAATCCAGAGAGCCTTGCGGGACTTCTTGGGCGGCTGGGGCGGATAGTACATCGGAGCAGGAGGAATCTCAACACCAGGAGTTATGGTGTAAGACTGCTGCTCAGCGTTGTAATCCGAACGGTACGTAGGATCAGACATTTATTTCTCCAAAGTTAGTGTTCTTACTGATGGAAAGATCATAGCCTATGTCAGGATCTTTCGCAAGCTCTTCCATCGTTATCCCTATCCATCTTATCTGTATAGGCCCAGTGACCTTCAGGAACTCCGTTAGGAAAATCCTTGCGGAGAGCTGTGCAGTTAGCATAATTCTTATGTGATGGAGTTGTCGGCTTCGGCTTAGGCTTCACTGTAGGCTTTGGAGTAACCCTATGGGTCGGAGTCGGCTTGCGTGTTGGTTTTGGTGTCACCTTATGAATAGGAGAAGGCTTAGCCTTTGGTGCTTTAGAAGTTTTTGAAGGTACTGGATCAGGAGAATCATAAATTCCCGCTGCCTGAGGCACCTCTGTTGTAGCAGAAGCATCTACTGCCATAGCTGTACGAGGCGTAAAAGACGTTTCTGAAGAAGCTGAACAGCTTGCCACAAGAATAAGAATTAAAAGTACCGAACCCACTACTATGCCAACAACCTTCTGTTTATCTTTAGGCGTTAGACTGCTAGGCTTACTTCCATATACTGTCATACTTAATCTCCAAGTTGAGGTTTTTCTTTCTGATGAAAAGATCATAGCCTATGTCCGACTTACTGTCAACTGTGAGCTAGAAGCCCTACTACGAGGTAAAGCACGATGATGAGTCCGAAGACAAAATACAACTTAAATTTCCACGGAATGAAAACTTTGGTCTTCGGTTCTGGCTGGAACTCAGGTAGCGGAGGAGGCTTCTGGCCTGGACCTGGCACCCATGGAGGCTCTGACATTTGTGACTCCTAAAAGAAAAGGCCCGCACGGGGCGGGCCTGTCTCTTAGAAATCGTCAGTAAATCTACGGAGTCTCTGGAAGATCTTTTTTAATACTTTTACTACCTTGAGGTAACGACTTTTTCGTTTTGACTCGTTCTGCACGCTTTTGATTAGTAAAACTCACAGCAATATCATCAAGCTCTCCACGTAACCTGGCTCGCTGCTTGTATCTACCCACCCAGTAACGAGTCATAAATTCAACTTCCTTATCCTCATCCCAATCTTCAGAGCATTTAGACTCAGTCATGGCACCTGAGCCGTCAGGGTATTCTTTCCAAGCTACTACTACATAACTTCTATTCCCAACAAACTCTGAAATACTGTCATCAGATCTCCAGACAGTTGTTCTTGGGCCAGAATCGGGCTCTGGTATATCTAAAAACCAATAAATAATATCTCTTAAATTCACATCTGCTCCAGTGGTCTGCGATGAATATAATCCTGAAATCTTAGCATGAGAGCTGAAGACTTGTCTACTTTAGCCATATATAAATTACAGTTGTAGCATAATAAGCCTCTTACACATTTACCACATGCCCTCTTACCGGAGCAACAAGAGTGATCATGATCGATAGCTAGTCTGGCTACCTCTCCTCCTCTACCAGGTAAAGTTTCTGCCTCTTTACATAAGTAGCATACGCCTTCTTGCTCTTTCAGCAACTTCTCATAAATACCCAAAGAAATTCCAGAGCGATATTTCATCTTTGCTTTCAATCCAGCTAGCTTACCAGCTTCAGTTTTCTGATAAGCTAGCTGCTTTAAATTCATACATTTTCTACAGGTAGGACGTACTCTACCTCTATCCTTAGCAAATTCAGACTCATCTTTAGTCTGACCACAGCATGCGCATGTTCTCATGCAAAGTATTGTAGCACGAAAAAGGGAGCCCGAAGGCTCCCTTAATCTTGATTGCTATGTGTTAGTTATCAGTTACCAGTCGCTACATCGGCAACATACACGAACTGCTCAGGACGGGTGATAACTGGCAACATGTGCCATTCGAGCAAATACTGCCTTGCAGAAGGGTCCTTTTCCTTCCATGTCTTGCTGAACTTACCAGTGTAGTTCGATGGAGCCTCGTCGTCGGCTGTTGGGCCTTCGATAAGCTCAATCGGACGCTGGTCGGTAAGGTTACCGAAGATCAGCGAGTCATCGTTAAGGAAGTTAACCTGGTTACCGTTGTCATCGTCATAAACGTGCTCAACTAGGTTCCAGTTAACACCCATGAAGCCCTGAAGCATACCAGTACGGTAATACTCGTCCTTCATACGGTCGCTCATAAGAGCGGCACCTGGGAAGTTAGTGGCACCAGTTGCAGCGAATGCGTTGAAGATGTAGGCCATAACCTTCTCAGAAGCCCAAGCTTCCTTGGCCTCAACGCGACCGTCACGACGTACAAGCTTCTTCATGGCACGGATGTCGTCAACAATGTTGGCAGGAGTATCTGTGTGCCAAGTGAAACCGGTTAGCTTGTGGCTAGCTGGAAGCTTGTAGTCAACCGACGCCTGAACGTCTGGGTAGTCGAATACTAGCGTACCAGTAAGGGCCTGCCAGATGCAATACTCAGCGAAGTTGTCGAACCTCTGGTTAAGGTCAGTTACCTCACGAAGAACAGCCTGCTCAGCGTTCCTACCGGCTAGCTCACCTGGAGTACGAAGCCAGTGAAGTGTAGTCGGCTCGAAAACCTTCTTCTCACGAAGGTAAACGAACGCTGCACTTTCCTGCGAACGGCCTAGACGAGGAACGATGTGTGCCTCAGAGTTTGGAACGTTAGGCTTGGCGATAGCACGCGAACCCTTAATAACATCCCAAGTAGCAGATGGGTAAGGCCATGGAGTGCGGTTAATGCGGTTAAGCATAATTAGATTCTCAGGAGCCGTAAGCTTCTCGACTACGCCGCGAAGTACGACAGGCTCCAAAAGTGGAATATTAGGCATAGCGCTTTGGCTCCCTTTATAAATGCCTGGATGTTCAGCGACTCTCTTGCGAGCCCGACCTGCGCCACCATAAAGGTCACTTGGCTGGTCTTAGTCTTAATGGTTCTACATTCCTTATCGGCGCATCTCATCAACAACCTCGTTATTGACTAAATTCGCCCTGCACTATCTATTACTAGGACTTGATAAGGAAACTTAACCTAAAAAAGAAGGGTGCTCCGAAGAGCACCCTAACTTTATTCACGATCAGAATGTGAACGTGTCTAGAACTGTGTCCTGACGTGCGTTCAGGTCTACAAGAGCAGCAGCGTCAGCACCAGATACAAGGCTGTTCTTAAGAATACCCTTGATAACGATGTTGGCTAGCTGGTCGCCACCTGTAGTATCTACTGGCCTGCGAAGAACACCACGGGCAACCTCAACGCCGTTTGAAGCGCCATTGTTGTATACGTAGTACTTCTTGTCCGAAGTCTTACGACCAAGAACAGTTCCGATAGGGAGGATTCCCTGACCGGCCGCAATAGTTACACCCTTCTGAGTATAACCAGCCATTGAGTACATAAGCTCCGGGTCAACGAACGTGTCTGTAGGACTCGTAAAACCCGGAACGGGGATCTTTTCATATGCTGCCATTTTGATCTACCCTTTCCTAACTACCTAATTGATCCGGAGGTTCCGAATTCTAGTGATCACTTAGCCATCTCGGCATAGCGCTTGATGGCCTCGTCAACATTAATCTCGGCACTCTCGGACTCACCAGGAGCCTCGCCAGTACCAGACTCGTTACTGAGCTTAACAATTGCCTCGGCTGGTACAAGCTTCTCGAAAAGCTCGGGCTGCTTTGTGCTTAGCTCGATCATTGCGTCACGCTGTGCTGGAAGTACGCGACCCTCTGCGACTAGGGCGTCAACCTTAGCCTCATTAGCCTGCTTCTCTACTTCCTCAAGTCGGTTGCTCATAGCTACATAACCTGTAGCCATCTCGGATACGGCAGCAACAATCTTCTCGTCAGCTACCTTAGCGCCCGCTGAAAGCTCGATTAGCCCCGAAGCCGTAAGGGCCTCTGCCAGGGTATTCGACAGCTTAGCAGCAGATGCATTCTCAGTAACCTTCTTCTGAAGGTCAATAACATCAATGCCGTGCTCATCCTTCAAAGCATCAAGCATCTCTTCTAGCGTCTGCATATCAGTATTCTCCTTAAGCGTCGGCCCTGTCAGTAGAACCGCTTCACCAGAATTATCGGCTGTAGCTGCAACAATCTCTTCATATTCGTCCAGACCAGTCACATACGGACGGTTAGTAACGCATACGTGAAGAAGGGTTGGCCCAACCTTCTTACCATTCTTTGTATTTGTGTAATTCAAATGCATCATTGCTGACGCACCAAGCATGGTCTTACCAAGCTTGTCTGCACTTGCCTTATCCCTAGCATCGATCAGGGCGTAGACTTTGTTATCCTTCTCTTCAATACCAATTACTTCACCGATATTGCGAGTTGGGTCTTCCGAATGCTCATTCTTATCGTTGGCTACAGGAACCTGCACGATATCGCAAACGCCATCCTGGAAGTTCTTGGTAAGCTTTGCAACAAAGTCATCATCAACCTTAATTTTCGTTCCTGGGAACGCTGGATGATGTAATTCGCCCTTGTTTAGAATGTGCTTGCGGAACAGACGACCACTCTTAGTACGAGAAAGTTCAACATAGCCCTCACCATCGGAAGGGACGATTACGAACTCGTTCACCGAAACATCTCCTTAGAAAGGCTAATCTAATACTTTAATCGGTCAGAGCCCGATAGATTCTCTCTGATAGTTAGAAAGAGTGTCAGATAGGGCTTCTGAAGCAGGAGCGTCTGTCTGCTCAAACTTGATAAAGTACGGTGAACGTTCAGCTAATTTGTCAAACCAAGAATCCCAAGATATGTCATTACTCTTAAGATTCAACATTGACTCGGCACCATCACGATCCTCTGCACGAGTATCTGAATCATAATAAGACTCTAGCCCGCCATGAACCACACGCCAGGCACCAACAGGACCAGTTGAAAGTACATGAATTAAAACTTTCATACTGCATCCGGTCCTGACTTCATAAGTTCCGCCAACTCTGGCGAAATATTGGCACTCCAGATCATAGGCTTATCAAAGCCTTCCACCTCTACTTCTGCGAGAAGTGGTTTTTCTTGAATATTTCTATAAGAAGTAATCTGACCAACAAATGTCTTTGGTACATCAAAAACTCGTAGCTCTACTACAGGATCTAAACCCTTCATGTCTACGACAGAAATTTTCCATATCCTATAGTGAGGAGCGGACTCCGAATTCTCGGAGCCCTTCCACGCCATGAGAAGCCCATTAGGAAAATTTTTATCAATGCGCTTCTGCCACTTGTCGGCCGTTACGTTAGGCTGAGGATTAGTCACTTACTCCACGCCTCCTTTGCGGCCTTCTGTGCTGCCATAATGTCATTCTTATTACGCATTACAAAGCGTTGTTCTACAGGCACTCCACGAATCTCATCAACGCCCATATCCTTCAACATCTTAATAACCTTATTGCGAAGGACTTCATCAGTGAAGGTAACAATCTCAATATCATCAAGAGTTGAAACTGCATGCTTAATCATAATTTCGTTACCACTGCCACTATGCTTTGACAGAGCATCGAAATCAAAATACGCTTCTTCTGGCTTACTCTTAATGTTTCCATAATTATCGCCAGCATATGAATAGTTATGAGTACGCTTCAGAATCTTAGGATTGTAGTAAACACCCATAAGTCCATAGGAATTAGTACTGGCACTTACTTCCTGGTTCTGACGAATAAACACAAAGCCTGATGATCCATGGCTCTGGTCAGCAGAAGACGACATTCCATCTTTCCACATTCCAAGCGTACGAAGTCGAGCTTCTGTAGAAAGCATTCCACCAGTGGTAACTGTGTACTGAGCAGCTTCATCTTGATAGAAACTTCCAGCAAGAAGCTGCTTACTCTGAGCCTCCTCATCAGTTACATCAAAACGCTCCCAATAAGGCTGGCCAGAATACTTATTCTGATCTGCCATATGGAAGTGTCCAAACTTAGGAAGATGCCCGCCACTTCCCACAAACTCGTCAATTTGCTCACGAGAAGTGATATTAGCAAAAGCATTTCTCCAAGCTTCAATTTCTTCCGCAGGAGTCATATTTGCAGTTTCTACTGGCTTAGCTGCCTTAAACTTATTGTACTTACTAGTAGATTTAGTTTGAGCTGGGTAGTTATCCTTAGAATCCGCACGGGCTGCCATGATTCCAGCCAAGTGACGCCAATAATAAAGCTCCAGATCATCCTCGTTAGCTTCATTCATAGAAAGACCCATCTCTGCCATTTGAGCGCGAATACGCTCAAGAGATGCTGCCTCTTCTGCGCCCGCAGGCATAGTGAATCGCGTCAGCCCCTTTGAAGCGGCTGGCGTACCTGTAGTATTGCCACGGAATTCGATTGTTTCACCAGTTGGAAGCGTAACAAGATACATGCTTCCAGGGTTTCCGTTCTCGTCATATCCAAACTTGTGGTGAAGCTGACCATCCTCGTCAAACTGAGGAACACCATTCTTAACAGCCTTAGGACTGCTAGCCTGACGAAGCTCTACCTTAACTCCAACACCATCAGTTGATTCAGGCTTATCTTCCTTAGGAGGAGTGTAAACAAATCTTTCAAACTCGCCAGGAGAGCTCTTAGTTCCGTTCTTCTTGTGCTCCTCAGCCTTCTTGATGTAGCCCAAATAAGTCTGTGCCATCTCCAAGAATGCTTTAGGGTCCTTATACTGCTTGGCAAGAGCAGCATTTTGAGTAGGATCTGCCATTTTGGCATCATAGTCATTAATGTAATTCTGAAGTGTATTCTTAACAAAACTCATTCCATTAAGTTTTCCTTCATTGTACTGACCATCAAGTGCATGATGAGAAATTGTCTTCACACCAGCAATAATCTGCTGGTAGTAGTCGCCCTCATTTGGAAGCTCAACCTTCATGCTACTAGGTGTAAACCCATAGGCATTGCCCACCTGAACAGCATTATCTTTAAGCCACTTCTCCACATCCTTGAATGCCTTAGTCTCTTCACGAATCTTCATTTCTCCGTGAAGAGTGTCCTGGCCTGTCTTACTCTTAGCATGATAAAGAAGAACATGAGCATCTTCAATTTCTGGCCCACCGAAGAATACAGAAGCTCCATAGGAACCGTTAGCCTTAGCCTGCTCAAGAGCAGCAGGAGTAATGCCAAGATGAATTTCCTGGTCATCATCATTGACAACAATATTTTCTGGAGGCTGAGGCTTTGTATATCCAGCCCTCTTAAAGACATTACCCCAAAGCTTTTCCATATCATCCACAAGAGAATTCTTGCGATCAAGAGCACGCTGGATGGCGTCTTCTTTATTAGAAGGGCCTCCAAACCCCCAAACCTTTCGGTTGGCAAATCCTCTCTCAAGAATTTCTGTCATCTTTGAGTCAGAAATTTTAGACATCTTACGAGCTTGCTTAAGTACAGAGAAGTAAGCTGCATTTGCGTCTTCTTGAGAAATGCTCTTGTTAGCGATAGCGTCATAAAGCTTAGTGTAAACCAAATTTGCACGAGAATCGGCCTTGGAATCTCCAGTAAGGCCATCCCAGTGACCAATTCCTACAAAGGCACGCCCTTTATCGATACCAACGACGCTTCCATTCTTAAGGATTAGAAGATTCGCGGCATGACCGTCATCGTTATCCAACGCCCAGTCAAGCAAATGCTCTTTGGCAAGATCCTGGATCTGAGCAGTATTTAGATCTGTCACTGACGCCTTGGTAAAATCTTTCTCAGCATCGAGCATCTGCTGAACATGACCCTTACGGTTATCAAATTCAGTGATATGCGACTTTGCTGTCTTGAATCCCCAAGCACTAGACAACTCATGGGCAGCCTGCTCTACGTCAGCCAAGAAAATATCCTTGTCCTGACGTGGCTTATAAATCCACTTCTTACCAAACTGATCCGACAGAACCATAGCCTCGTGGGTGCTGGTTACTGTCTTTCCAGACTCCAAGGTGAACTTAGGCTTCATAGCCTCAGCTAGTTCTGCGGCAGCCTTTGCTGCTTCTTCAGCCTTCCTGTTCTCCATGTGCGAGTTAATAGGCGTGGCCCAGTCATAGACATAGCCGTTCTTCATACTTTCTGGCACAGAATCAGGGAATTCAGCTGCATAAGACTTCAACGCTTCTTGAGGCCAGGAATGAGCTGAGCCTCCAGCCTTGTAATACTCATCGTGTGGCTGATAAGGCTTAACATTAGGAGTGAACTTAGGCTTACTTGAATAAAGAGCCGAAGGATCTTTATCATGACGCTTCTTAGCCTTAAGCGAAAGAACATCCGCTTGAAGCTTAGAACCATTCATGTGGTAGTGAACCCAGTACTTCTTATCAGACGAATCCAAATACTCTGGATAAGCCATGTTGGCAGCCAGGATGTAATTATCGATCTCGGCATCTGACATCTTGTATCCATCAGGAGACCATTTTCCTTCTGGAATCTTTCCAGCAGGAAGTTCACCAGGAACCGCAGCGGCCCAGATAATTTGATGAGTATCCTTATTAAGTGGCGAACCAGGATGTGTCTTATCATCAACTGGCATACCAGCATAGGTCTCAATTTGGTAGAGCTGTTTCATGTTTCCAGCCTGGAAAGCAGACATCCAGTCAGTCTTCTTATAAGAATTCAACTTGCTTGGAGACTGACCAATAACCTTTCCATTACCTACCTGACTAGCAACTTTCTTGATCATGGCATTTTGCTCTGAAGAGCTTCCCCAGTGAAAATTCTGTGATTCTTCCTGGGATAGTTCAGGCATGATGTAATAGCCCTGAGAGTCCTTCCCAAAGGCTGCTTTAGCTGCGTTAGGTACAGCCTCTACTGAAGGCTTGTCAGCCTGCTTTGTTGTAACTCCATGAAGAAGATCATCAATTGCCTTGATCATAGACTTACGAGCTGATCCTGAAGTGTTAGGAAAATACTTTTCAGCGTAGTCTACAAGGAAATCAACGTTAATCTGACCGGTAAGCTTCTTAAGCTTAGTCAGAGACCCGTATTCCTCAGAAGTTAGATCGTTACGAAGCTCCTGAAGCTGCTCAGCACTAACTTTGTTAGGACCAGCAAACAAGTGATAACCCGAAGGCTTCCCCCCTCCAGGAATTACGACAGTATTTCCAAACTCATCTGTTACCCAGCCTGTACTAAAGGTACTAAGAACTGCCTCAGCATCGACTGGAATTGCATCCTTACCCGTAGTCTTAAGCAGACCACTACCATCTGGAAGAACTTCAACTGTATGAGCACTATCAAATGGCGCATCAAACGAATGGAAATAGTAAGATCCTGTGGCAGGACCGCCTACCTTAGTCTTTTCGGCAGACTGAGCTGGCCCAGCGGCACTTTCAACTGGACCTGAATAAACCTTCATACCAGCGTCCCAATTCTTCTTAAACGCGGCAGCGGTTAGCTTCTTCTTGTCGCCCTTCTTATTCACATAGTAAACAGAGCCGTCGCCATGAACCTCAAGGAAGGCTTTGGCAAACTCCTTACCAATAGAATACTTTCCTGGCTTTACATCCATACCAGAAATTTTAACAGACTTTGGTGACTCTGTCGACTTTGGAGCATTAATTACTTCCTGAGCAGCCTTCTCAGCATCGGTCTCATTAGGTCCAACTGATGCTTCATTAGGAACATGAACAAGTTTAGTATCAGACTTATCCTCTACTAGACCTCCGTTACCTATAGCTGACTCAATTTCGGAAGTCATATAATTACTGGCCTTCTTGCTCCCTAACTTAGAAACAACAGTCCACTCTTTGGTGTCAGGATCTTGAAGGTACTTCACACCTGAATTTTCAGGTGCAGTAACTGCGGAGTAAAATACCTTAGTTCCATCAGGGAATGGTCCAAACTTGCTGTCACTACCAATCTTTACATAAAGACTCTTGTCACTCTTCTGCTCAGCTACTGAGTGATACTTTACCCACTTCGTTAGCGTCCCTGCGCCAATTTGTTCAAGCCTAGCGTCTTTTTCGTTGCCAGTAACTTCCTTAATTCCTGTTGCCGCTCCTAGTCGCCACATAGTTCCATCAGGAGTTACAACATAAGCAGTAGACGCCAAGTCAGGACTTGCATTCTTGGCGACATAAACAGAAGAGCCTTCTGGAAAGTCTTTATTAGTTCCGCCATTAGCCGAATTCAAAGAAACATTGAATGTCTTAACTGAGTCATCTACCGGCGTAACATCCTTAGGTTCCCACTCGGCATAAGTTCCTGTACCAATATAGTGCTCAAGAAGCTCCGCAGTTTGCTGCTTAAGAGGCTTTTCTCCAGAAGAGCTAAGGGTATGCCATGACTTATCTGGATACTGAACATACAAGACTGCAATATCCTGCTTGTTCTTATTATTACCTGTTACATAAAACTTAGACCCCTTGGGAACAGTGTGTTCAACATCTGAATCAGCAAAACTTGAAGTAAAGACCTTGATAGTCTTATCTTCAGACTTATTGGATGGAGCATCGCCTTCCGGCAAAATGTCTCCATTAGCTTTCTTCTTATCCAATTCAGACTTGGCCCAGTCTGAATTTAGAAGGGTATTGGAACCCTTATCAACATAGAACCACTGACCGTCCTTCTCCTGCACATACTTATACATCGCTGTTTCAGGAGTAGCATTCTTACCGTAGTAAACTACTGCGTCTTCTGAAAAGGTACCTTTTTCTTTTCCTTCAATGCTTACAGTCTTAGTATTTTTTGACTTATCCTCTTCAGCCTTCTTAGCATCCTGCTTGGCCTTAAGTTCTATGGCTGCTTTCTTGGCAGCATCAATAGCCGGAGACGCCTTAGGCGATTCCGGTGCCTTTGGTGCTTCAGGAGCATTCTTACTCTCTACAAGCTTTCCATTCTCATAACTGTCACCTTTTTTAATAGCTCCAGTATCAGAGGTAAGAAACTTGTTCATGCCAAGCTTCCAATGACCCTCAAACGACTTAGGGCCAATTTTCTTACGATCGCCGTTCTTGTTCTCGTACTCCGCTGTTCCGTCAGGATGTACGATCAAGAAAGCCTTAGCGAAGCCCTTAGGGCGAGAGTAACGACCAACCTTTACTGTCAAATTACCAATCTTGACAGTATCCGGCTGACCCTCTTCTGGCTTACTGACAGGAGCAACCTTAGGCTGCTCCTTCTTAGCCTCAGCGGACTTACTGCTGTCAATGAGATCCTTCTCCCATGCAGGGATGTCTGCCTGCTTCTGAGCAGGCTTAGCAGCCTCCTGAGGCTTAACCTCGGAAGCTGGCTTGTCTGGAGTCTTCGATCCAATAGGAGTCACAGGCTCTACCTTAGCAGAGCTAGGTTCCTGAGCGCTAGTCTTGTCAGAAACTAGCTTTCCATCCTGGAAATGAGAATCCTTCTTGATAGGATCAGTAGACTCCGTCAAGAACTTGTTCATTCCTAGAGACTGATGACTCTCAAAAGACTTGGCAGTAATCTTCTTACGCTTACCAGTCTTGTCCTCGTACTCAATCGTTCCATCTTCGTGAACGATTAGGAACGCCTTAGCGAAGCCCTTAGGACGAGAGTATCTACCTACCTTGACATCCTTACCATTAATTTTAACAGTCTTCGATGTTGACTTTTCGGCAGGCTTAGTATCTGTCTCTGGCTTGGAAGTTTCCTTCTTAGCGGGAGAAGAATCCTTGGATTCTAGTGAGTCCACCTTGTCAGAAAGCTTCTGCAACTTCTGAAGAAGAGTTTTAACCTCTGGATCATAAGGAGTCTTTCCATTAGCAAAGTGGTCCTGAATCTTACTTGTAAGATCTGATTCAGTCGATACTGGCTCAGCATCAGGAATGTGACTAGAGTGAACTAGTCCCTTAGCTTCCATAGCCTGAAGAGCATTAACCTGCCCAGAAGTAGCTAGAACCTCTGTCTTTACCTGACCATTTTCGTAAGTCTGGGTATACCACTGACCATCCTTCTTCTGTACCCAACCCATAGTTGCCTTTGAAGGGTCATTTACAAAAGAGGATACATAAAAAGCATCAATATCATTCTTAGTCTGCCCACCAGGAACGCCAGTTATAGGGGCCTGCTTTGGCTGAGCTAGATTTCCAGAAGGTGCAGATACCTTAGGTGTAGAAGGCTTATTAGGTAGGTTCGTAGAACCTGACGACGAAGCTGCACCACTAGACTTATTAATGTCCGAGTGCAGGCTCTTAGTAGCTGCCTCAGTAGCCTTCTTAGCAGCCTTTTCGATCATGTCCTTGGTGATGATAGTTCCGATAGGCTGATCGTACTTCTTTACGCCTTCAGGAGTACGCACCTTACGCTGCGCAAGCATGATCTCATCAGGATCATCATTTGAAGCCTTCATCTTAGCAAAAGCTTCGATGATTCTAATAGTTTGCTCGTCCACAGCCCTCTCCTATCTAGTCACCTACTAAATCGGACGATCAGTAAATTTTCTATCGTCGGATACTTTTTATTTTGTCACGTACTTTAGAAAAAATACTGAGACTGTTACTTTTTTTACTAGTTACAGGGACAGATTTAAAGTTTCCATCCCTGTAGCTAATAACGTAAAACAACGGCTCACTTTCCGGACTTTGGCTTGACATCTCCACTACCCTCTTCAGGAAGTTCCCAACCTGACGCTACGAACTGAGCTGGATCAAACTTTTGCCTTCTAGAAATGTTTCCAGAGGCATCTTGAACAGCTACAGTTCCATCGCCATAGACTAGAACCTTGGCTCCCTCGTGGTGAGGATGACGAAGAACCATCATAACACCTGCCCCACCCTGAGGAGCTGCACCTGTAGAAGCTGGCTGAGCAACAACGGGCTTATTTGGGAGGTTAGGAGCTACAGGAGCGTTCCCTGGAGCACCATCCCCGATAACAGTACCTATAGGCTTATTGTAGCGCTGCACACCTGTTTGAGAGGCTACCTTACGAGCTAGCTCTACGACATCCTCCGGAAGTACAGCAGTTAGCTGGAAGCCTTCAGGAAGCGCCGCAGGAGGCACACCTACAGGAGTGGTACCAGAAGCATCAGTAGGCGCTCCTGAGCCGTCTGAGAGGGCAGGATCGGCCTGTGGCTGCATAGCCGCTAGTTGCGCCTGCTGAGTCTGAAGAGCCATCTCCTTCTGCTGCTCACGCTCTTTAGTAATTGGGTCCCAGTCAATCTCAAGACCAAGCTCTTCAGCCATCTGCTTCTCAAGCTCCCATACAAATTCTGGTGAAATTGTAAGAGTCTGACCAGCAGTAGATAGCTTATCGAACGTGTCCTTCATTGCACCCTTCTGCTCATCAGTAAGTGGTCCCCACTGGAATCTTGGATACTTACCTGAGTTGAAGTTCCAATCAATAAAACGAGGAATAATCTGGTTATTAATAACATCAGAAATTTCACGCATGATTGTATGAAGCATAAGCATGAACAATGAATCATCCTGCTTACCAAAATCTACAAGACTTGAATCGCCACCACTACCCTGCTCCGTATCAAAGAATGGGGCAAGAATAGACTTGGACATCTGAGAATTATGATGATTGATGTATTGAAGGAAATCAAACGAGCCAGCTTCCTTAAGACTCTCAACTTCATATCCCTCAGGAACAGCAATATACTGAGCTAGACCTACATCAGCTAGCGCCTTCAGGAATCTATTCTTCTCAGTCACATTAGCATTCTTAGGAATAGTTCCTACTCTGGTACCCATAGCAGCTCTCTGAGCAGCAACATGTAGCAACCAATAAAGCTTTACCTTCTTGTCATAGTGATAGAAGGCAGCCTTAAAATACGACTGTCCGTAAAATGGGCGCTCATCTTCGTTAGCTGTGTAGTAAACAGCATCATCCTTAGGAATTTTTACGTCAATAAGCTCGCCATTAAAGTATGTCTGCTGACGGAATCCTTCAAAATTTCCATTACGATCAATCAAGAACTTTACCGTCTCGGCTGGACGATAAGCTACCTTCTTAAGAGTGTACTTACCCTTAAGGGGTCCTGTAGTAGGAGTCCAGTACACCAGTTCAAATGGTGCGAAACCATCAAAGACAGCTCTTAGCATCTGAGAAATTACTAGCGGGAAAGGAGTAAGCATTCCACCTGATGAGGCTGGAAGAGTGAACATCTTGTTAATGAAGTCAGCTTCCTTCTCTCCGCCACTCTCAAGATCTGTAGGAATGACTGTAGAGGACTTCAGAGCAGCCTGAATAGGGCGGGTAAGTAGCCTGTATAGAGCCTGAGCCTGTCCGTCTGATTGACGCATAGCTACAAGCTTTTTTACAGAAACTTCTTCCTCGCGTGGAAGTTCCCAAGAATTTTTAAACTCGTTCAGGAAAGGAAGATAGAAACTATGTCCTACTTCAACTTCTGTCTCTGGACGAGGGATAGACATGCTTGAAAGTCCATCACGTGCTGCTAGCTCAATTACCTCTTCGTCGCCAGGTAGCGACGCTTCTAGATTCTCAGACATACCTAACCTCCTTCAACATCTTAAAAATCGGTTGGTGGCTCGTAGTACATATTTGAAATTTCAAAGCCAGCAAATTTCTCTACTTTAGTACCAACCAAAATTTCAAATTCTTCGTAGTGGGCTTCTCCACCGTCAGGATCTTCCTCTCCACCAAGATCAACGGCACCAAAAGCAGCACATGCAAGAGCATCCGCCTCATCTTTACTACCAGTGGTAGGGTGATCAACTTTTCCATTTGGTAGCTGGTTAAGACTCAGTAGTTCGTTCATCACCAGGTCACGCTTAGGAATCCAGATACGACCATCGTGAATAAGGTCCTTAAGATTCCTCCAAGGCTCAGAAGAACGATCCGTAGAAACCCTGTCAGACTCGATTCCATGAATGTCTTCAAGAATCTGCATAGAGTCCTTCGACTGGAATCCATCGAAAGTGAACCTCTGAATGTTGAATCCACGCTTCTTTAGCTCCAGGCAGAGCTGCCTAGCCCAGCGAATTTGGATTTCACGTGGAGGTTTTGCAGAAATATCAGCCTCGTAAGAAATTACAAAGTCCATCTTAACATTAGGGCGCATTTCTCTAACTGTAATTTCTGCGCCATCTTCGTCATAGATGATATCTTCAAATTCTTCTTGACTGATTACGTGAGCCATAGCGATACCAGCGCGGTCACCATTAATGGCAAGGTCACCATGCATAGCGTACCTAGCGCCATTGATAGGAATGAAGTCTGGAGCAAAGTCGTACTCTGGCTTCCAGGTTTCGCCATCCTGTACGTACCTTACTGTAATAGGCTCCTGCGCAACGTCATGGAAAACGCTCTTAACAGCAGCTTCGTTCCTGAAGTAAGGATTTACAGCCCTAGCTGGCTTGCACTCATACTTAGCAGCAGCCTCGATAGGATCTTTTTTGTACTGAGTAGCAAATTTTTCAGGTCCCGTAACACGTGGATTTACTTCCCACGTAGCATATGGACCAGAAACATAACTCTTAGACTCCTCGCCCATCTCTTCATTATCCTCCTTGCCCTCATTAATGAGAGACATGATAGGAGAACCCAAATAACGAGGGTACGAGATGGCTACCAGCTTATAGATATCTGGAAAACGAGTAGAAGCCGAAGAATCCATCATGTTCATGATGTGTTCGGCTGAGTTCGTGATAGAAGAAGATCCCTTACGCTTGCCATCAAGAGCTGAAGGAAAAGCGTCAATTTCGTCAGCGATGCCTAGCAGTAGGTTTAGACCTTCCTGACTTTCAGCATCAGAGTGACCAGAAATAGCTAGAACGTTCTTGTCAAACTCGACCTGATTCATGGTTGGATTACACTTGTCCTCGAACCAGCCTTTTTTTACGGCTCTTTTAATAGGATCGAAGAAGGCAAGCATAGCCTGACGAGCGTTAGTAGCTACGTTCAAGGTGTGAATAGAGTCAGCATCAGGCATTTCATAGTAAAGCTGGGGTGACTTCAGGGTCAGTAGCAAGTAAATTACGCGGAGGGTAGCAACACGTACTGTGTTGTCTTTTCCGGCTCCCTTACCCCACATCGCTGTAATTTTGTTCGTCATACGAACTTGCTGACCCCAGTAAGGCTCTTCACGATAAGTAGCAAATGAGCCTACTACCAGTCTGGACTTCTTGACTTCAGTCTCAGCTAGCAAAGCGATAGTGTCAGGAAAGTAAATCTGCTCGATCTGGCGAACGAGATTCCATTGGATAGGACTCAACTGGAATTTGGTACCAAGAGATGCCCCTAGATACTTTCTGTCTGAAACAAAAGTATCTAGGGGTACCGGAATCTCGTCAAAGAGGTCGTCTAGATCGGAATCCGTAGTTCGATCTAGAGTAGCTTCTCCAAGCAGCCTCGATAGGTCGCTCACTTACCCAATTTCTGTGAAATCTTACTTGCAGTATTGAAATACCCTGCCAGCTCGGCCTTACGGTCAGCCTCAAGGAAACTTTCTACATTCTCAGCAGTCAGAGAAGCATACTCACCCTCTGAATCAGCCAGTTGCTTAACAGTTACGTACTTAGTCATAACTTCAACTGGATCTGAGAAGGTAGCATTACCGTTCTTGTCAACTGTGTAATCAACACGATACTTCTTTGAAGAATCTCCGTAGTCTCCTGTAACAATCAGGTAGTCTGTCCAAACTTCCTTGACGTACAAGTAGTCCCAAGGATCAGAAGCGTAGTCAGGAGTTACAGATCTACGGGCTCTGCGTGCATCGGTAACCTTTTGAGTGAACTGAGCACGAATCGAATCCATGCTGTAAGAAACCGAAAGCGAAAGAAGCTCGTAAGGACTAATTACCTGCTCAAGCTTGCCACGAGAGTTAGACATAGCAACTTTCTTGGAAGCTGATCTTGCCTTATTAGACGCCTTTAGCTTCTCCCAAGCAGCTACCGCAGCAGCAGCCTTGGCACGAGTATCTACATCTACGTTATCTCCACCGGCAGCCCACGCCTTTACGCGAGAGATAGCAATGGCGATAGCTGTACTCTTGGACTTACCACTACGGATGAGCGCCTTAGCGATTCTGCTGATGTAGTCAGGCAGACCTTCATCGCTAGTCTTCTCAATCCAGTTATTCTTTCCTGGCTTCTCTGCGAGCGAGTGCGCGCGAGAAAGCTCATAGATCAACTCTAGATCCTGAGCATCTGTTTCAGGCATAGCCGCCTCCGATAAAGTCGTGTGCTTTTATTACTTAATCGGACACGACATCTTTAGGCTGCTTCCACATGAGCTTATACAAGTTAGTATTTCCCTGACCTCTTCGTCTAACTTGAAGCGCTCCAATTTCCTGAAGTTCTCGCATAGCACGCTGAACAGTCCTCGTGGATATGCCTAACTTCTCTGCCAAGTAGGATTGGCCCGGAAATATACCCTTTGGAGATCCACCAAACTGGTAAGACAAAAATCCATAGAGCCTAACTGCTTCAGCACTACCCTTAGACTCAAAAATCCATCCTGGTACTTGACCGAATCTTCCTACTATTTCTGAACGCTCATCTTCAAAGTTTAAATCCTTTGAAGGATCTTTTTCTGGGTACAAGTTACTCAACTCTCTTATCAATGGGAAACTCGTAGTGAGTTGGGGGATTGGTTGCGACCCCAATCCCCCGTCGCATCCCACTGACGAGCTGTTACCTAGATACTACCAACAAGTCAATCTTGGACCAAGCTATGTACTAATATGTCCGAAAGGTTTGATGAGACAAAAACAGCACTTCTAGAACCGTCGTTTTTGGCGCACTAACCATAGTAAGCTTAACCATATAAAGATCTTCTTTTAAAAAAAGAAGCAAAAGCAGAGCGCCCTCCGGGCTCCTGCTAAACCTTATCAAGCCTTCGGCTAGGGGTTAAGCGAAGCGACCTAGCTAGGCACGATGAGTTTTCTTGCGCGCCGCAGTTGATCTTGTACTTGCGGAGCTTTGCCTTTTCTGCTACAGTGATGGCATGAGATTACAAACGTCATGTGTTTTCTGTGAAATTATCGCTGGTAGGTCACCAGCTAAGGTGGAGCACGAGTGGCGAGATGCCCTTGCTATCCACACGATTAAGCCCAAGGTTCCTGGACATTTGCTTGTGATCCCTAAGAAGCACGTTCAGGATGCTAACGAAAACCCTGAAGTTGCTGCTATGGTTATGCGTAGAGCCGCAGAGATTGCCAAGCCTCCGTCGCATATTCATACTAACCTTGGTGGAGCAGCAGCTCAGACGGTTTTTCACCTACACTATCACATAATCCCGCGTATTCCAGGCGAAGAGGTTCAACTCTCTTGGTTTAAGCCTTGGAAACCTAACCCATTGGACAGAAATTGCAACCAGGAATCGACACAGAGCGAGAAGCTTGGACTCTCGTTCTCAACGGAGCTGAATCTTACGTGGAAGATGCTATCGATGAAGACGGATCTTTCACTGCCGACGAATATGAAAAAATTACTTCAAGGGCTATGGAAATAATCGATGACCTTAAAGCTGAAAAGGATGTGAAGTGGTGATCGGAGATGATCTGAAGATCAGACAACTTGAAGAAGAGCGAGTTGAGAAAAGCATCACTGCCTATTCAAATCACGCTGCTTACGCAGCAGAGCGTGACCTTGCTAGGGCTGGCAAGCTTAACTTGTTTGCAAAGTCCTTAGAAGAGAATAGTAGGGTCCTTGATGCTGGCTGTGGGCCAGGTTCCGATCTGAAGAGATTCAAAGAGCTAGGGTACAAGGCTATTGGAGTTGACCTTAATCCTCATTTTTTAAGTGTGGCTCAAAACTTCGGCTCTGTCTGCTTTGCTGACATTCTGGATCTACCCTTCCGCGACCGCTCATTTGACGCTCTTTGGGCTAAAGAAGCTTTGGTACACATGTCCCACGATCTTACCTCCCAAGCGCTCAGAGAGCTTTACAGGGTGCTTAAACCAGGGTCTCCGACGTACATCTCTGTTGTAGCCTTTGATAATGAGCACTGGCGTGATGGGTGGCGTGACACTCCCTACGGAACTTTATACTTCCATACATGGAGCACGGATATTTTTCCGTATGTAGTGGAAGCTCATGGCTTCAGTGTCAGTGAGTATTGGAAGTCAGGTGGGTATATTCACCTGTACGCTAACTCAAAGAAGAACCCCAAGTAGTAATAACTTCAGACTGTCGAACGTTGCACCTAACAGACGATTTGTTAGGTGCAACGTTTCTTTTTGGAGGTAAAAAATGGCAGCAGTTGAAACCCTAGGTCTACGTCCCGGCGATATCGGATTTGCCAGGATTGGTGGAATGCTAGGTAAGTGGATTGCTCTTGGTCAGGCTATTGCTGGCGACGCTAACAGATTTACTCACGTGTTTGTAGTTCTTGACAACGATGAAGTTGCCGAAGCTATGCCAAACGGAGCTAGAATTCAGCCTCTTAACCGTCAGTACACTAGCGAAGTAGCCTATGTTCGTGTAGATCTAACTGATGAGCAGCGTACAGAGCTTGTAGCTCACCTACGCTCACGTCTAACACGTCCAGGCGGAATTAAGTACAGCTTTACCGACTACCTAGCTATTGCGCTAGCTCACTTCGGTATCAAGCCTAAGAGGCTTCGTGAGTACATTGCTCGTTCGGATAGGCAAATTTGTAGCCAGCTAGCAGACTATGAGCTGGCAAATGTAGGCTACCACGTATTCAATGATGGTCGTCTACCTCAGGATGTTACTCCAGGAGGATTCTTTTTTGAACTTCTGGAACTTCCAAACAATACTGTAATTGTAGTTGATCCTACCCGTGAGGGTGCGTTCAGCTCTGGAGTATCGGAGAACTGATATGGACTTTGAAAATTTTGATCCTGAGAATTTTCCTGAGTTTATAGCAGGAGATCTCAACTCACTAGATGACGCCTTCACTCTTCCAGAGTGGGTAACAGAAGATCCTCGTCTTCGTCGTCTATACGAAGTAATTGTTGATCGTATGCGCCGCGAATCTGAAGGTGTTCCTATGAACACAATTCAGACCCTTCTGATGGAGCGTATCGCCCTCAACTACATCGTTATGAAGGCCCGTGAGGAGGGCACGCTTAATCCGCTCTCAGCGGCAGCTACAAAGGACCACCAGACTTGGTGGTTGGCTATGACAGCTCAGTTCAACAAGCAGCTTAACAAGGCAACTGAGCAGGAGTACAAGGACAAGATTCTTCGTGAGGTAACGAACGTAATCGTTTCGGTACTGAGCAAGGTGGAAGATCCAAAGCTCAAGCTTCAACTAAAGAACGACTTGATGGCAGGATTCGAGTCCGCAGGAATCTGATAAAAAGTTAAGCCCCTAGATCAATGATCTAGGGGCTTTTCTCATGCTCGGCACTTATACCAGAAGTGTACGTTATACATATGTTGCAATCCACGTAGTGCGGTGTAGTGCGGATGCCTTACTGTCTTCAACTCGTATCCAAACCCCTCAAGATACTTTTTGATAATTTCTCCAAGCATGTGAGAGTGAATTTCAATAAGTAGTTCAGGCTTTTTCTCGCGCAGAATATTTACTGCTCCAGTAAGAACCTTTAGCTCGTGTCCCTCGACATCAATCTTCATGAAGTCAGGAATAACTGGCTCACTTCCGTTGACGTTCAAAGCTAAGAATGAGTCTGCCCTGAAAGCCTTAACCTTCCGAACCTTATGGCCCTGTTGATGAGCATCGTATTCCATGCCTTCAGCCTCGAAAGAAACTAGCTGTCCAGTATCGATCTTATCTGGAATATCAACTAGTTCGATATCTCCATCAAAGTCTGAAAGAGCAATTTCATGAACAGTAACGTTTCCTAGCATACGGGCGTTATCACGAAGTTGTTCAATGCACTCTTCAGCAGGCTCAAAGGTGTGAACAGTGTCAAATCTCTGAGACATTTCTCCTAGAGATTGACCAACATTAGCTCCGATGTCCCAACCTACCTTGCCACTAAAGCCCTCCCAAAGCTTAGTATGAATCTCTGGAGGATCAATTGGAGCCGGGGTAATACTCATTTAATTTCCAATCGTTGATGATGACTTCTTGAAAGTCGTTTTCTCTATTGTGACTACTTCTAAACGTTTTAGCCTGCGAGTCAGGGAAGTCGTGTGCAGAAGTGTGCGTACCACCAAATTCTCCAATGTGAGTTGACCTGCTGGCATCAGGATAAATAAAATCCATATTCTCCCTTACTGCCACTCGCATCATATTCCAGTCCCAGCCAGCTTCGGAGCCATCAGGCTTTCCAGAAGAATAATCAAGATCCCAGTTGGGCTTAATAATACTCTCCCAGCGATCACTCCAGGTTCCCCAGACAAGCGGGCAGAATACCTTTGTCCTAGCTACCGCGCTAGCAAAACCATTTTCCTGCTTATTTCGTGAATAGGCTAGCACAGCAAGAACGCTTTTATCTTTTTCGTACTTATGCATTGCCCACTCAAAATATTCAAGAATGTCATCACTGACAATGATGTCATCCTCAGCGAGGACAACAAAATTATTTCCAGCGTCGAATGCTGAAGTTAGAGCAGCATATGGATTTCTAAGAACTCCTAGAACACGATCATTTACTACTCCTGATATCTCAGCCGACTCGAATCTGTTGAATTCGTTCTGCATGGCCCTCTCGATAGGCTGAGTAGTAGGTTCTAGAAGGTAGGATACCGGCCAATCTTGAATATTCTCTGCTTGATTCCAGCTAGATACAGCTTCTCTAAGATAAGCAACTCTATGAAAAGCTGTAAAAACTATTTCTTTCTTCACATCAACCTCTTGATCTTCTGAACATCTTCTGGAATAACATGGTTCCTAACAATTCCTTCAAAAGTAATCCAGTCAGTCATGTCCAATACTGAGCTTCCTGAGAATTCATATCCCTCATCGATAGCAGCCTTACCCGCGCCCGGGTGCATATGCTCTACTACTACGTCAGGAAGGTAAGAAATTCGCTCTAGTGCCTTACCAAATTCCAGCCAATAAGTGTCTGTATAGAGATGAGTGAGTTGGTGAGGCACCATACGACCAAGAGTTGCAGGAATATTGGTCGTCATAGCAATTTGAGTAGGCAAATTTTCGCCTTGGAGCAAATCATTTCCGTATACCATGCCTACTCCTGGCTTCCTACGCTGCCTGCATCGCCCTGAGAGAGCCGTTAGGGTCTCAAGGTAAGTCTGATCCCACCCTTCTGTACGTGGCCTGTGATCATCACCCATAAATCCTACTGCATACGAAGGAAATGTGTAGGGATTATTAAACCATTTTTCAAATCCAAGATTTAGGGGAGCAGCCATACCTCGACACTCAGGGGATACAACTAGAATTTTGCTAATTTTTTCCATAGCATGCAAGTCAAAATAGCTTGTTAGCTGAGAATCATCATCCGAAAGAATAAAAATAACTTCTGTATTACCCCTGCAAGTTTCCCTAAAGGATTCTTGAAGCTCCTTAGCAGCCTTGGGCCTGCCTCGTGTAGGAACGAAGATGGTCAGGTCAGTCATTGGTCTACTTCTCTTTCTTCCAAGGTAGGTTTCGGATCAGCGTACCAGGAGCGATGTGGTAAAGCAAGTCCCACTCACGTGTTTCAAAGTTGAATTCCCAGATAGCTAGCGCGTTGCCAGCTCCATAATGGCCGTAGTTTGAGAGTGCTTGGTTGATAGCATTTTTAGCATGTCCTATGCTTTTGTGCTGCTTAAATCCAGCATACTTGCTATACCTACCTCTTCCAGGCACATAAGTTAAAAACTTAGGCACAAAAGTTTCATAAGGTGGCGGGTTTGGAACAGTGTCATTCATGTCTTCTCCTAATAAAAAAGGAGCCTTTCGGCTCCCTCTTATTTAAATATTTGTCAAGTCCGCTAAAGTTAATTTCTTTGTTGGAACAGTCTCAACTGCTGTGGGCTTTGTAGCAACTGTCTCAGACTTTCCGAATACTTCAGCTACTAGTGTAGCAGCTAAGTAGACTTCATAGTAGGCTTCTGAGTGCTGGAATTTTGTCTTTAAGTCCCACAGTACGCGCAGTGCGTTCATGATCTGGGTTGGAGCTACTTGCTGAGCAAGCCTCAGTCGTACCTCTAGGGCCTCTCCTTGGCTCGCTAAGGCTCCTCCAGCCTGTACTAGGAGAATGTCCCGGAAGAGATTTGTCAACGCCTCAGGGACGATCTCAGCGTCTCCTGTGCCCTTAAGCTCTTCATCGACTACCTTAACAGCGGCAGTTGGTCCACCAGAGATCATAGCGTTCAAGAGGATAGGACCAAGGTCTTTGTCATCCATTACGACTACGTACTCAGACATCTTCGTTATTCCTACACGCGAGAGCTTATCCATCAACATCAAGGCATCTCGCATGCTTCCGTTTGCCTTTTCTGCAATCCTCAGCATGAGATTTTGCTCAAAGTTCAAGTTTTCTTTGGTATTTACGTAATTCAAACGAGCTTCAATGTCTGAAACAGAGACTCTAGTGAACGTGAAACGCATGGCCCGGCTAACAATAGTCTCTGGAATCTTACGAAACTCGGTTGTCACAAGGATGAAAACCACTCCAGGAGGAGCTTCTTCAAAAGTTTTGAGCATAGACTTGAAACCTTCACGCGAAATAGCGTGAGCTTCATCCAAAATAACTACTGTCTGTTCCGCTCCGTTACTGTACGCTAGTCTATTCCTAAGATTTTCCATATCCGAGACCTTACCGTGCGAGGCCGCATCAATTTCAATCACGTAATCAGAGTTTCCATCGAAAATATCTTGACATGACTCACATGTACCGCAAGGTACTGGAGGATTTGAACAGTTTACTGACGCGCCAATGATACGGGCGCTTGAAGTTTTACCACTTCCGTGAATTCCGTCAAAAATCAAAAGATTTGGAAGATCTTGCTTAGCAGTCATGTGGGCTAGGAAGACACTCACAGCCTTCTGCCCAATTACTTCATCAAAGTTTACTGGACGATACTTGAGAGCCAGCACGGTACCTCCTAGAGTAGAAAAAGAATGGGAAGGTCAGGCTTACCCAGACGACTTCAATGAAGTTCGGTGGGCCGCTAGTCCTGACCTTCCCATGATACACCATCGGCAGACTTACTCGACAGTTTCGTACATCCTAATCAGAAATCTCCTTCAGCTACCTGGAAAACAGTCAACCCAAGCTTACGCCACATGGTCACAACCTGATCACGATCATCAAAAACGCAACGGATGTTGTACTTGTTGCGAATTTTGTTGTCGAAGATTTCTGCCTTAATGATCCAGTCAGGGCGATTATCCTTTTCAGTCCTCATGAGCAGATTCCAGCCACTTGAACCAAAATTCTTTTCCAGCCAGACTTCAGTAGCCTCGTAGCAAGATCCGTCACGCCCAGAAGTGAACAAAATCAAATATCCCAGATCATTCATAGCTCTGACTGCCGCGAGAACATCCTCTACTGGCTCATCTTCACCAACACGAGCCCAGTCATAAGGACCACGATCAATCATTTTAGCGACAGTTCCGTCAATATCAACGATAACTGCCCACGGCTTATCGTGAAAGATTCGATATCCAGTTTCCCGCTCAATATATGGCTTCAACTCATAGGTAGGCAGCTGAATCTTAGGCAGCTCAGTGCGACCCTTAATGTAGCGATCGAACATGCCCTGAACTACGTTCTTTTCAACATCTCTTCCACCGTCAGCTACTCGCTGACGAATATTCGCCAAGCACTCATCCACAGAGACATTAGTGAAATCCTTGAACTCCACTTCAGCATCAAATGACTGAGCAATCTTCAGCAAATGACGAACATACCTAGGATTCAAGTTTGTATCGTCAAGAATTACGTCATAGCCAGACTTAAGAGCGTTTTTAACTGCTCCGTGCTGGATGACGGTTACTTGCTCTTCTTGCTCAGGCGAATACAAGATGTTGTTGAACAACATCTCACGAATGTCATCACGATTGATCCGAATGACACCCTTCTGCTTCTTAGCCCAAGTAGTTTTTCCGCTTCCAGGCAATCCCCTGGTCAATGTCATCTTCATGGTGTTAGTATGCTCCTTCCATCAGAGTATGTCAAGGGGTAACCTCGTTCGTCTAACTCTAGCTGAACTCCAATAAGAAGAGCAAGCGTAAGTTGTCCAGACTGTGAGGGAGGAGCGGCACCCTTGGTGCCTGGAGTGTTGAAAGTCTTGTTCAGTAGGGATCTGTGAACAGCACTAAGGCCATTCAACAGGTTATCCCTCACTGCGAGTAATGTCTCGTCATTGTACGACGAAAAACCTCTGTCGGACATGATGTAGCCACCTTTCTACGGCCTCCTCATCAGGCCGAAGAGGAAGGATTGACTTACAATTATCAAATGACTCAGCGTAAACATCATAGATGCTCTTAAGTGGGAGAAGATCTCCGTTGCCAGCCATAAATCCGATAGACTTTATTTGAACGGCAGTAGTGTCGTCAAGACGAACATCCAAATGACCAGTCATGTAAAGCTGAAAACCTTGCATCATCAGTCTGACAAGATGCCTAGCGTGCTTTTCCGTACGCTTTTTCAAGTCTGAGCCGAAGTCCCCGCGCTCTTCAATCTTGTGAAGTTGACTTCTAGCATACTTAATGTAGGCATTCTTTACAGCATCCTGGCTCAAGAATCTATTTCTAATCTCAATTAGAGCATTTCCAACATCTGTGCGCTTAGTATATAGCTCATCTGGAAGATAAACAAGCTCTAAAATGTTTGGATTGCACTTCAGAGCTAGATTTGCCCATTTCTTAGCTTCGTACCAAGTCACGTCAGGATCAGGAGCATGCTGTTCATATACATCCTTGGGTGTACGAAGTCCATGAAGGTCTGCCGTATGCACCGCAAAGATGCCCTTCTTATCGATATCTGAATCCTTATGAGCGAGACCGTAGGCTGTTGAGCCCACGATCCCCTCAAGGAGCAGATTCACATCTGCATTGATCAACTGTTATCCTCCGTAATAACTTTGCCGCTAGGAGTTACATTTCCTTCCGGCTTCAAAATTTCCCAGACCTTCTCATCGTAGTTCTTTCCATCTAGGTGCTGAAATAGGAACGACTTGAATGAGCTGAGCTTTGCAAAGTGCGCAAAAGTAGCACGCACCTCACGAATACTTGAGTCCGCATCTTTTACCTGACGCACATTATCCATTACATCAAGATAGTCAATCTCAATCTGGTCCATTAGGTTAGCAAACTTAGCTTTAAGCTCATTGCCAACCTCACGAACCCAGTCGTGAAACTCGTCCGGAAGGTCCTCGATAAGCTTATCCAGGTCCCCATAGTTCTTCAAGTGCTCCCAGACTGTACGTGCGTTCAGGCCAGTTACAATTCTGTGTAGTGCAATGTAGTCGTCCTGCTTAATCTTCACACGCTGACCAGTCTTGGGGATAAAAACCACCAGTCCCTCAGCACCCTCGCGAGGCTTTGCTGCCAAAGCCTCATTGAAATAGTCATAATCAAAAATTTCAGCTATTGGACCAGTCCAGTCGAAGAAATACTTTGCTTGGTCAGCATCCCAAGTGCTGTTCTTAGAAGCAAGAACCTCCGCGCCGATCAAAACAAGGTCATCAAGACCCTTGTAGTCGCAAACAATCCTGTTCTCAGGATAAACAATCTCAAAAAGAGGAGTTACCAGCTGAAGTGCTGCGAAATTCTCCTCCAACCAGTCTCCATACTTCTCATTCAAGACCTTGGTGGCGTGAATAGCCTGGTCCGAAGCAAAGGAGCCACGAGTAGCTACCGCAAACTTACCGAAAGGAAGCGGATAGACGATGCCAAGGCTGCCATCCATCTTGTCCATAGCCACAATCTCTGTGTCCAGGCTAAGGTCAGGCGCTCCAGGCTGGTTGTAGTTAAAGAACTTACGGAATGGACGAGCAAGAATCTTGCCAGTCTCAGCGTTGTAGATTAGGCCGCGACAAATTTCTGTAACGTCATTCCACATATTGTCAAACTGAGCCTTCTGCGTATAGTTGAGGATTCGCAGTTCAGGAAAATCAGGGTGAGTCTGCTCCTTGACGTAACCCTCAGCACGCATACGGAGCAGGTCACCATAGTCCAAAAGATCATTCAGTAGCATGACTCCTCCTAAGAGTTCATTCGATCAAGCAGCCTAGTGCTGATGATTCCCGTTCGTGGGCGGTTAAGATAGCTGTTGTTGAAGTCAGAAGCAGTAAGCTTACGTCCGATTCGCTTCTCAACGTCAAGCACGCAAAGCATACCGAACTTTCCAAGACCTGTCAACGTCCAAGTCGAGTCGACAAGCATGTAGTGCTCGCCAGCTTTACCAGTGTCAATGCCACAATCCAGACAAAGAAACTTCTTTCGGCTCTTCATACAGCTAGTATGGCACAGTAGTCCCAACAAGTCAAGGCAAAAAAATAGCGCTGTCCGAAAACAGCGCTACAAGATTATTCAACTAAGTTAAGTTCCCGCTCCCTGAAGGGGATAGGTGTTTTATCTGCTACGTCATCAAGAGTTACATGTACCCAACCTGGTTCTAGCTTCTTCACAGTGCCTATAAATCCTTGCCAAGGCGAGTCTCCTTGAAAGTTAATGGCATTTGAGACCCAGACGCGATCCTTCTTAACGAACATCTATGCTCCTCTGGAGTAGTTTCTCATCAATAGTCCTGCAAGCAGAGACAGCTTGACCATAAGTCAGCGGCTTTACTAACATCTGCTCTCTAATAGAGTCAAGAAACCTAGACTCTACCAAAAAGTTTCTATCGATTAGCTTCTTCAACTTAGGATACAGGCGTAAATTTCGTTCGTAGGCAGATTCCATTACTTTTTGTTCCTTGTAGTCCAGAGCCAATATATTGCCACCACTGCACAGATGAATCCAACCATCATCATCCATTCAGGTAATCCTGTAATTCTATCTTGATTCATGGCTTGCTCATTATGTAAGCGAACGCGATAGCCACACACAGTCCTGCTATCCCTGCCAAACATTCCATCAGAGACGACTTCCTTTCTTAAGAGCACCAATCAAGGTTACGAGACCAATGATTGCTAACAAAGATAGAAAACACATCATACCTTCAGGACTCATTGCTATCCCTTTCTCCCTTAAACCTGATATGAAGGCCATTAGAAACTGACCCTTTACTATTTCGTACAATCCAATCAGTATCAGCTTCCATAAGTTCACTCACAGAGAGCTGAATCTCCGGTAGATTGTACTTTTTCATTACCGCAGTGAGGAAAATATCCATGATCACAGAAGTTTCCCACTTCTTTTCTTCTTCATAGTCAGCAATCTTAGCAGCTATCTCTTTATGTATTTCGGATAGCGAGATAGGGTCTCCCATGTCTGAAATTCGCACGTTGGTCTCCTAAAAACTAATGCCATACATTAAGGCTAACGCCCTTAGTATGGCACAGGTTTATACGAACGTCAAGAAGAAGCTACTTCTCACCAAGGATTTAGCCAAACCCAAGTGATCATGGCAATAAGCGCCATAAACACAATAATGAACACAGTTCTAGCCATGCCTCTAGCAAGTAACATGAATATTCCTGTCACTGTTGTTAAAGAATATAGGAAATACAACTTGTTTCCTCCCCCCAAGCTACTAAAACAGGAGGAGTCCCAGCCGCCACCGAGATCATGATCAACTAACCGCCATTAGGCCGAAGCCAACAAATATTGCCATGGCTGTTAAAACAAGAAACGTAATAGCTGGGGCAAGAGCCATAGCGCTATAATTCGCGTGCTTACCAGGAGCAGCAAGGTAGAACTTACCCCAGATCACAATACCGACAATGCCCAGAATCATCAGCAACATGTCATTTCCCCCAAGTCATTCCAGCTCCAAAGAACACAAATACGGCAGCAGTCAAAACCATAAGAAATAGCACCCAAGCTGGCGTACGCCTAGCGTGCCTTCCTCCTTGAGACAGTAGCAGATACGCCCACCATATGACGAGAATGGCTGCTACCGCAAGCATAAACATAGATACTCCTAAGTAGATCCGGTTGTTAGAAAGAGCATACCTTAAGAATAGAGTTATGTCAACTGTAGGAGCAGCTTTGCATCCCTACAAGATCTAGAGTATACTAAACCTAGACAACTCCCCCGCTGTAAATATCGACCCTAAGTAAGGTAACGCACATGGCAGAATTCGACTGGGCGGGTCTTGTAATAGTCTTGGCTGTCATTGTTGGCTGGGTAGGACTATTCTTTTTAATTCTCTACTTGACTGATCCAAAAGTCGTACATAAGATGGAGCTAAAAAACACAGAGAAGAGGGTCAGGCGTGAGCACAATCGTAAGACACGATAAGAGTCCCATGCCCGAAGGGTGCCGCTGGTGCGGAGTCATGTTCAAGGAACACGGGCAGCAGTGGGTGAAGAGCAAGAAGTGGCATGAGTGGGAAGCTCCCACAGACACACAGATTACCGCCCGAGTTAGAGCACACCTTATTCAAAGAGCAAAGGAGATGGATAAATGACACCTGAGGAGAGAAAGATCTTTTTCGGCCTGGCCTGCTTTCTCGCAGCGCTTGCCATGGTTGTGTACTACTTTTTTACTACGGTAGTGTTCTGATGCCATACACACAAAAAATGGTAGAGCCGGTCAAACCTTCTTGTACTTGCACAAGAGGCTATTATTCTCCAGCAACAAATTCGTCTTCTTATGGCTATATCCAGGTGACTAGTCATTGTAAAGTTCATTGGCCTTTAATGCATTACCTGGTAAAGCTCAGGATCATTCACAACGAAAACCTACTCTGGATCGAGGATTGATGAAGTACGTCATCGGAGCTTTAGTGTTTGCTATTTTCATTCTCCTGGGGTATGCTTTCTACTTGACTTTAACTGCACTCTAGGGAGAAAACAATGGCTATAAACAAAGTCAGGCTCATAGACAGAACCGTAGAATTTGTTTTAGTTGCTCTTGTTATAGCAGCGTTACTGGCAGGGATTGGCTGGGTAGTGTATTCTATAATCAACTAAGGAGAAAATAATGACTATAGGCGGACTTGCTATGGCAGTAGCTGTAGCCATGATGTGTATGGGATTCGTATTGGCAGCACAAAGTGGCAATGTGCAAAGCAAGGCGCTACGACCGCTGACTTACTTTTTCATCTGGTTTGGTTCCGCAGCATTTATGATTGGACTGGTGTTATGGCTAGTAGGCGTGTAAAAAAGTTTAAGCTTAACTTACGCATTGTCGACGCCGCCGAGGAATTCAGAAACTTGTTTGGCACCACTGAGTTCATGGGAAGAGATATCAGCCTTCCAGATTACAGGTTTGAGATCGATACTCCTACTGGTGGTACGGTAACCTTCCATCAGGAAGCAACAGCTAGGCACGTTATGCAATACATTGAGCGGGAAGGCTGGAAAGGTTGATAGAAGTTAAAACGATCTTCTGGATACTGGTAATCCTTATGGGTGTAGGAATAGGAATCCTACTGACAAGCCTGTGACGATAGCCAGAGAGAAGAATAATGGAAAAGAGATTCGGCTTCAGCTACAACTACCCAACCGTTCCCTATGCGCAAGGTAAGGCTCTGCCACGAAGCCATGGCGATATTGGGGGGCCTCAGCACAACTACGTGACTATTCCGTGGAAGGTAGCGGAGAACGTAGATCCAGATCCACAGAATCCAGTCAGCCTAAATTCTGGCTGGACCTTCCTGTACGGCCCAACCAACGACGCGATCATCACAGCACACGCGAGGATCATGGTCGTACAAGCAGGTAGTTCTTTGCACCTACGCCTATACAAGGTAAGGTTGAATACAGACGGTAGCGAGACGATCGTCTGGACTTCAGAAAGCCCTGAGCGCTTCGTAGGCAATGGTGAAACACACGGCAGCGGAGCCAACGTATCCTACAGCTCAACGCATCTCGACGCTACTTGGAGAGTAGCAGGATTAAACAGTGACGAAAGACTACGACTACAAGCAGACTACTGGACAGCGGTAGATCCTGACCCAGACTACGAAACTGGAAGAATCGTAGGAGCTAGAGTAGAGGGTCACTACTACAGAGAACTCGTGTCGTAAAATTTTACTTGCTAATCCGCTTGAGGTCAGGTAAGATAAAGGGACTCCTAGGATTTTTCTCTAGGAGTCCCTTCCACATCTAAGGAGATATAATGAATCGACGTAACCGTAACGGTATGGAATCAGCTCTAGTCCTATACGCCTTCCTGCTCGTAGTAACCTTATACTTATGGATCTTCCTCTTTTAAGGAGCAGACATGAAAGTATGGATTCTCTACCAAGAACAAGAACTGGATTTCAACCAGTGCAGTATGGAAGACGTAGAAATCTTCACCAGCCAAGAAGCAGCAGAACAAGCAGCCTACTGGCTCAACTCACGACTAAACGAATACGACCGCGACTACAACGGCTGGCACGTAGGCTCCGAAAGGACAGTACGATGACCATAGATGCCAGGAGGTTAAACCTCATTGAAAGGTTTGATCACCAATGGTGGTGGACATTCGCACTAGACCGATGCTATCCAGAAATTAATCGACACGTAGGAATATGTACCAAGTGTCTAGCTATCAAAAGCCGTAGGATAATATTATGAATCTTGAAGACTTACTTAAACTCGCTATGTGGATGGTTATCACACTAGTAGCCGTGGCATTCTTAGTCATACCACTATCCTTTTATTTAGCATAGTAAGGAAAGCTATACAGAACTCGGCCAGCTAGCTGCTAGGAACCTCGCAAGGAGTCTCTTAGGAGTCCCGCTACCTTTGATAAAGGAGGTAGATGGTACCTAACCGGAGTCCCAACTACTCTAAGGAAATATGGTACCTAATTTTATTTTGACTTAGAGACTCACGCACACAGACCGGAGTCCCGTTCGGCGGGCAATATGGTACCTAGGTAGATCTTGGTTCCCAGACACACACGCAGGAGTCCCGTTCCATGGCCTACGTTGGCGGGATACCCAACCGGAGTCCCATTACCCCTAGTGATTTTTAGTTCACTGAGTTGAAAAAAGTAAAGTCAGTTTGAGCGTGTCAATTCTCTCAGAATCATTTAACCAAAAGCCTTGACAAGTCTACACATCTAATACTCATAACCGCATACAAATTAGCTGCCTAGTTTCCTAGGATGCATGGCCCTAGCTAGCCTGCCCTCTGAGACGCACGCTAAGGCGTTAGGCATGCGTGCCCTAGCCCACGTACCCATGCGCGTAGGCTAGGCCCATAGCTAGCCATACACAGGGCCATACAGTACCCATGCATGGGCATGGGATGGTCACCCTACAGGGTAGGCCCATGGTAGGGGGCACATACAGAAGCACCCCCTCATATGAGGGGGTGCTATATGCGGGGTACCTCAGCGCAGGCTAAGCAGCAGGCCCAGGATATCCGACCACTGCATACCCGCGTTGTAGCACTGCACCACAGCAGCACGCTCAGCAGGGGTAGTAGCAAGGTCCCACACAGCAGCCTCTTCCTGCGTACGGAGGATGGATTCGGTAGCGGCGGTGTACTCTGTGTTCGTCATATCTGTAGTCTACCCATCTATGCGGCTAAACGCAAGCTTTAATCCTAGGGTTTTTATTTATCCTACGCGCAGAACGCTAGCTACTCGGTTGTGCAACCCCGCCCTGTAGCCACGTTTGGTTACGATACGGGCTGCGCCCCATGCCGTGTAGGCATGCACCGTAGCACGGTTACCAAGCACCGAGGTAAAGGAGTTGGAATACTCCACCGCGTAGGTCTTCTTAAACATCCCGGCTCCCTAGCTCGTCTTGTATCCATAGCCTATCAGGCGAGGGGTAGAAATCAAGGGCTTGTGAGATTTTCCACAAAATCATAACCAGCCTAGTTTCCTAGGATGCTCAACTTAGCTAACCCTAAGATCTTCGGATTCAAGGAGGACACAAAAAAGGCCCCCTCAAATGAGGGGGCCATTCAGAAAATTTTCACAGGGAGGGCATTTTGACCGTGCGCACCGATCCCTGAACATATTCGTACTCGTAGGTAGCCCGGTTGAACTTCAGTTCGTAAGCCTCAAGCCAGATTGCCTCGCCAGTGCGGCAGTTGCGAGCGATGTTGTACTGCTGCTGTGCACTCTTCAGAGTGTTTGCGTAGAACTTGCTGTCAGCGGGAGTCGAGTAGCGCGCCGTGGTCTCGTTGGAGAACTGGTGACCGATGCGGTACATCGTTTTCTCCTGCGCGAACATGTCAGCGTAGCTCATTTTGTTCTCCCTAGCTCGTCTTGTATCTATAGCTTAGCGCACGGCTAGACGACATGCAACCCCTACCGCCAACTTTCTCAGAATTAATCAGCGCGTGAGGTAGCTAGCCAACATCATGTGCGCCTTAACCTCAACCCATGATTTACCCGAGCTGCGCATAATAACTACAGCCTCGGCTGCCAGAGCCTTAGCCTCAGGAGAGGAGTAGCTTAGAAGACGGTTCCCTACCCAAAGCCTTGCCTTGATTTCTGCTTCGGCTTTAGCGGCCTTGCGAGCTTTCATCGCTGCGAACATCTTCTCTCCCTAGTTCGTCTTGCTGATATCTAAAGACTACTGCCAGGCCCGACCGAAGTCAAGACCTGGCATCCTCTATTTTCAGAAAATTACTTCAGATACTGCGCAACCACATTGGCGTTCGCATAGACGTTGAGCGCCAGAACTTTCTCGCCCCTGTAGTCCGCGCTAGTCCACATGTAGTGAATGCCCGCGTCGAAGAGCCGCTGACGAATCCCGTCGATGTTGATCCGGTTCTCTTCAGTCACAGCGTAGAAAGTTACGCCCAGCGGCGGCAGAGCGTCCTGCACGACAGTCTCAACGTGATCCATGTTCATTGCGCGCTCCCTAGCTCGTCTTGCTGATATCTAAAGACTAGTGGGAAGCCCTGCGCTAGTCAAGACTTCCCACTAATTTTCTCAGATTGATTCGTACTCGACCACACTCTGATTAGTCAGGCCATCTTCCTGCACGCTCTTGATAACCCGGAACACGCCCTCCTTCTGCGCCCAGAGGTAAGCGAAAGCTTCCTGCGGCGTGAGCGTGTAGCGACCGGTCTTGCGCGATCCCTTAGCGACGTAGGCGACCCAACCCTTGCCCTCGATGAAGATCTGAACGATGTATCGAGTGGTGGTTTCCATGTCTAGCTCCTTCGTCGCTGCTGTGTTCCTGATAGATAGAACACTACTAGCATCAACCACCGCTGTCAAGAGATTTTGAGAAAAAGATTTAGAGACAGCAAAGCCCGCCTCCCGTAATCGAGAGTCGGTCAAGATCATTCATCCGAGAGGTTCCGCAGCCATCATGCTTTGGATTAACGTCCGCAATTTCCTCTAAAATTTGTAAGCTCTCTGTCTTCTCAGTCGATGCTCGGCTATCTTCCCTACTTACCGAGGCTCTATGGCCTACTTCGGGAGCACTGATCAAACTAATTGGACATCCTGCTAACAATAATAACGGCTAACAGGATGTCCAACCTAATTATCACTCCAAGTACATAGGGATGATCGTATAAGGCGTCACCGTGTTATCCGCCTTCCGCATACGTACAGGGCCAGCACTAGGAAGGTAAGCACGCTCAGGAAATATCTCGCCCTCGATAGGCTCCGCAAATTTCTTAGCAGCAGCTACAGCTGTCTTAAAGCTCATGCTCGCAGCTATCGTGCTCTCGCCCAGCCCCTCAACCTTTTCTATCACTAGGAATACACAGGGATTATCTGACTCTATGTTCAGACGTGTATCGTCACCAGGTTCTTTCTTGCGTCTCTTGCCCACATACTTGCCAGGCTTGTCATCGTTGTTGTAGATGGGCTGATCGTTTGAAAAAGTTTTCTCGGGCACAAAGACCGGGTTAGCCGCGATATTCGCCGAGTTAACGCTGTTGTAAGGCTGGCCGGATAACTCACTGGGGTTCTCTGTTACTTGCTTCATTATTGTGTTCCCACTCTCTTTTTAGCTCTTCGTAAAATTCTTCCCACATCTCTTCCGAGTATTGAGCGCTCATCTGATCGTTGCGGGATAACTCTTCACTAGCCTCTAGGGAGTACGCATATCGTTTATCCTCCGTTGCTCGTAGGTACGCTACCGTAAAGTTGAACCTGTAATCTTCCATACCTCTAGTCTAGCTCCCTGTTGATCCTCTCCCAAGGTCTCTCTCCTTCTGTCATCAGCTCAGCTATCCTGCTCTCTGTCTCTAGTCCGTATTTCCTTCTCTGTTTCAGCCTATCGCACTTGAGACATCTTCTGTGTTGCCTTCCCTTTCTATCAACGTCTAGCCGTACATTCTCTTCCGTTAACTCATGTCCCCGGTAGCAAGAGGTCTGCATTCTTTTTTGTAGAGCGGCTGGGGAGATGACTTTTATTTCTTGGGCTAGCGTCCTGGCGGGGAGATGCTTTCTACGCTTGGGAGAATCTATTTTCCTATTATGGTATGCCCTGTTCAAGGTGCGGCGGTGGCACTCGCGGCAGCGCTTATAACTACCGCGAACATACCAATCATCGGTACTGCACTTCTTACATTTCATGGTCGCTCTCCGATAGCCAGGAAGATATATCCTCACACTGTATTACTAAGTGATGACAGACTTAGCCCTCTAGCCCGCTGTAGCGCTCTCTGTGCCCCTAAACGTAGCTAAGCCGTCCTGGCCTACCTAGACGGTAGCGGACGGCTTAGAATAGGTATTGCTGGATTAGCCTTCCAAGCCCTTCAGCGCGAGGCGTAAGGCTTGCATAATTGCTTTTTCTGTTTGCAAATACTTGGTGTACTGCTCAGTTACGGTAGTATCGTCTGTGTAGCTAGCAAGTGTCTTAATAAAGACTTTTTCTTTCGCCGCTGCTAAAGATAGTCGGCCCTGTAGTTCCTGCGTAAGGCTGATGATCGCGGAAGTCTGGTAAGGATTTAATTCTGAGAAATTTACAGCCTCCTCCTTATGCATCTTGTTAGCTGGGCGCACTGCTTTGCCTTGCGTGACAACCTTCCCGTTCTCATCACGTTTGACTTCCCACACGCTGTGCGTGCCCTCTTTGAGGGTGATCACGTCACCCTTGTAAAGTTTCTCGGCAGCGGTGCCCACGATGGTGCCGAACTTATCCATCTTGGCTAGCGAGACACGACCGGTGCTTCTGTCCATGACCATCGACTGCCCAGCCTCGATGGTCTCGTTAACCTCTAGCGTCATGCTCGGACGATTCATTTTATTTCTCCTAAAACTGTGGGTTACTTGTCAAGCTCCAGCATCAATCCGCCAAGCATGCCCAGCCACATCAAGAAGTCGGGGGAAGAGTGCCAGATCTCAGAATCTGAGTGCGCGACAAAAAGCAGTTCCCCCGTCTTGTAGATATTAATTTCCATAGCATCGCCATCGTTGTCAGAAAACGTCCATCCTCCGGAGTAGGTGCTACAGCCAGTGCTCTCTACGCACTTAGGAGCCAGAGCGGTTGCGCTGTTATAGATCTCTGCGAGAGTCATTGGATTAGCCTTCCGAGAAGTCTTGGAGGAATTTCCCTACTCACAAACAATAGCAAGAGCCCTCAACCGAAGTCAAGGGCTCTTACGAAGTTTTTTAATTACTTTGTGCTAGCTTGAAAGTGTTTAATCGCCATCCCCACTGCGCGAGGCTCAGCGTTGGTAATCAGATTGCCTCCCTTGATCTTGACCACGTAGCCCCAGCGAGTCAGTACGCGACCAGCGTTGAAAAAGTCAGAAGCTAAAGACATTGACTTAGGCTTGTAAGTGAACATCAACAATCCTTCGTTAGAAGACTGACCAGAAATTTTCAGAACGTCCGAGGCGTGGGGATGTTGTGCTCAGTGCAAAACTCACGGAGGATGTCTGTCGCCTCGTTGTACTTGTTTCGCGCTTTCATTTCTCGCGTGCTCTGAATACGCTGACCTTTAGCTACTCGCGCCTCACGAGCCATGCCAACCTTACCGTGAGCTAAGCGAGCTCGCGCGGTCAGAGTCTCAAGCTTCTTAATGATCTGCGCCTCAGTCATTGAAGTCTCCCTAGCTCGTTTGCTTGTACCTAAAGCCTACCGCGCCTGTCAACCGGAGTCAACAGGCGCGGCGGAAAAACTTTAGCTGATTGCGTTGATCACCGGAGCATTCTCAGGAAAGCGGTCGACAACAATCGTCTCAAGCTCAGAGACAACCATGTCCGCAGAAGTGTAAGCGTCGAACACTGCATTCTGTGCTTGCGTGCCGTTAGCAGCAGCGACATAGATGAACAGGTCACCGTCGTGGTCTTCGAGGTTGATCTTGACCCGGTAGCGTGCCATTTTATACTCCTTGGGTTGTTGTCTTGCTTGTATCTAAAGCTTAGCGCACCCCTTTCGAGGTGCGCAAGCTCTCTACCAAGATTTTTTAGAGAATTCCTGCTGCCTTGTAAGCCTTCTTCAACTTACGCGGAAGGCGAGTAAGGCTGCGACTCAGCACGGGCTTAGCCGGGTAGATCGTGGCATCCATGTCCAGGGCGAGAGCGTGGCAGCGATCCAACCGCTCCGAAATTTCGGCGTACAGCTCAGCCTTTTTCATAGCGCTCCGACCAGCGATGTTCAGCGTGGCAGCGAGAGCGGAAAGGTCCTTAGCGGTGTACTCAGCGATGGTCTTCACAATTTCTCCTAAGTGAGAAGCTAAAATTTTTGATGAGAGGGGCGAGCGGATGCCCGCCCCTGCCTTGCTTCAGGAAATATCGGAAAGCTCTCCGGTCTCGTCAACAAACTCAACCGTGATGTTGTGAGGAGCAGCAGCCTTGCGAGCGTTGCTCAAGAACTCACGCACTCCGTCAGCGTTCCGGTAACGCACCGACTGGCGACCAGCGACCCGCAGGTCAGCGAAGTAGCGCTCAGCGAAAGTCGGGTTGGTAGAGACCGAAACCGTGAGGGTAGCAATCCGGGCCATTGTCTGCTCTTTTCTCTCTGTCTTGCTGATACTCAAAGCTTAGTCCCTAGGGTGCGAGGCTGTCAACCCCGCACCCTAGAAACTTTTTAGCGAAGATAGGTACGGCACATGCCCTGGTGAGTCGTGGTAGTCACGCTGTAGCGAGCGTCGGGCACGCGCACCGCGCCATCCTTGGTGACGTAGGCAATCGGAGTAGCGTAGCTGACGACCGTGTAAACGATCTCGTCCGCGTTGGCGAAGTTGTTGTACTCTCGGGCATCCTCGGCGGGCATATGGCCCGTGCTGGACACTGCGCCCTCAACGCCTTTCATAGCGAACCCGCTGCGCTTAAAGGCGGTCTTGGACTCAAGGGCGGCGATGGTGAGCTGACGGGCGCGACCGTGAGTAGCCATTTTGTTCTCCTTGGGTTGTTGTCTTGCTTGTATCTAAACCCTACCTAGAATCCGTCCTGATTGCAAGCCTTAGAAAGAACTTTTCTTGTGAGTTAGTTCACAAGAGAGACCATAATGTTGACCGCGCAGGTGATCAGAAAGCCAGCAAAGCAGATGCCAGCAAGAGAAAATTTGCGCGCTGTAGCAAAAACAATTCCACCACATAGCAGGAAGACAGCGACAGTGATCATTAGTTTCACCTCCAATTATTTTTATACAGTAAACACTACAGGACCTTGGCTTTCTCAGTCAAGGTCCTGTAATTTTTCTTTAGAAGATCCACTCTAGAAACTTCCTCCAGAGACTCTTCTTACTTTCGCGGATGGCTTCCCAACTGCTACCAGGGGAGTCAAGAGTCCAGCCCTGTTCCTTCTTCCTAAAGATACCCACTGTGCTCTCCTAACTACTGGATTGCTTATAGTAATTATTTTAGCACAGTGGGTATTTAGTTGTCTAGTTTGCGATCTTCCACATTTGGTAGATTGTCCATCCGGGGTCGTCCGCGTACACTGCCGTGACGTACTTCTTAGCCCTCTTGGCATTGCACTTAGCAACATAGTGAGTGAAAGTGACGGTACTGTTCCTCATGACGATCTTGTATGTCCTCATAGATAAAACAATAGCAGCGCCCTCAACGAGTGTCAAGGGCGCTGCTCAAGATTTTTAGTTGACTTTTACCAGCCTCAAACGGTCCGCACTTGTACCATAGACCCAGTGACCTTGATAGCGGTACGCCTCCCACTCATACTCTCGGCCATCTGTGTCAGTAGACTTGAAGCTAGCCGTACGCTCCACTCCTCCACCACGAAGGCTAAGAAATTTTGCTGTCTCTGTGTAGTGCCCGAAATCTAGCGTGACCTCGGTTCCGGGCACAAGGCTATCGATTCGCATTTTAGCCCTCAACAATCTCAACGTCAGCGACGGTAACGCCATTTGCATCCATTTCCCACGAAAACGCAAACTCGATGCGGTCGAAGTTGTCAACAGGAACGAACTCTACGGTGTGGATACGACCGGAATCAACGTCACGGTAGCGAATGGTGTAGGTCACTTCTGCCTCCTCGGTAGCTTGTATCTAAAGTCTAGCAGCAGCTCACGAGAATAGCAAGCCTCAGTGTCGCCAGTTCATAACGAATCCGTCAGTTTTTTCCAGATCTTTGCCTTCTATCAACTCGGCCCAGACGATCTCAAATTCCCAAGCTGCACGAAGCCGAATAATTTTCTCAGCATCGCTCAACGAAATTCCAGATTCTTTACGGAGGATGTCCATGAGATCATCATCAGCGTCACTGCTTTGCATGTACTTTGAGAGGAAGTCTTCAAGGATAGTTTCGTAGTTCATCGTCTTAGTCATGTATAGACAGTAACAGGCTCCCTCAACCGAAGTCAAGGGAGCCTGTCAAGATTCTTTAGGCAAGTCGTCCGCTACACACAGGTCCCATGCCGTCTTCGATCGACTGCTTTGCTGTCAACTTGCGTCCGCAGACACAGCAGAAAGAAATTTTGAGGCTGAGCTTTTTTCCTTCTTCCTTGGTCATCAGCATGTCAGCAGTGAAGCCAACCGGAGCTCCGCAGAATTCGTAGTACGCCTTCTTGCCCTCTGGAGTGCGAAGGATCTTTGCCCACTGCTTACCAGAGCCAGCCGTCCGAAGCTGAAAAACTCGGCCCTCTTTGACGTACACACCATCGGCCAGCTTCACGGAAGTCTGAGCAACAGTCTTGGACGGCCATGGGAGACCAAAGAGCCAGTTTTTGAGAGCGTCAACCTCACATTTTTTGACGTTGCACAGTTCCGCTTCGATAAGTTCCTTATTAGCTTCGGTGGTCTTCTTGGCAGCGATCTTACGCAGCATGCTCATCTGCGGTTCGGTAGCGGGAGCTTCAAGCGTTGCGGCGAGCCATGTCGTTGTCATGTCTAAATACTATGGGAGCCCTCAACTGATGTCAAGGGCTCCCACTAGATTTTTAGTTGTTTATGTATGTCCAGTTCATGCCTAGCTCGCACACAAACCCTATGAAGAGCAGCAGCGCAGCCAGCCAAAACCATGGACTTTGGAAAATTTTCACCGTGACCCCAACCATAAGATGATTATGAAGATCATCAGCAGGATTAGGGAGACAGTGTGCCAGTTTTTCATGTCAGTCAGTAGCCTCCGAAACAGTCGCCTTGATGTCTGCCGAGGTAGCGTAAACCTCGCGGTCATCCTCCGTCACGATGTAAAAAGCCTGGCGTCCGTGATCCCAACGAACAACCTCACCGAACTCGCCGGTGTTCAGCTCAACGATCGCGCCCATGTCTAGCTCCTTGGGTAGTTGTTTCCTTGCTGATGATCTAAGACTATCAGATGTCTAGCTATCTTGCAAGCGGAATCTTAGTAACAGGAAGAAAGAATTGTGGAGTATGCAACAATAATCATGCATACCAGGAAGATCCATCCATTACGTTCGCTCATGACCTTCAGACTTTCTCACTTCTTACCTCCACAGAAGTCAGCGCTGATAGATTTTAACAGTCTACGATAGTGATAAGTAATTGTGACAAAGTTCTCTTTGCTGGCAGTCAGCAAAGAGGGAGCCTGTAGCGCTGATTGCTTACACTTCGTTGTCATGATTAGACCCTACTATCTAGGGCCTAGTCTGTCAATAGGTAGAGCTAGACGTGTCAGGCATGCTGTAGTTGCTGCTGTTGTCAGCAGGCATCGAGATCGGAGTGTCATACACAGGAGAAGTGTACGTAGTAGGGTCACTAGCCACCTGAACAGGCTCATACGAAGCGAACACTCCAGGCAAAGTAGTCCCGTAGACAGCAACATTCATAGCTGTAGCAGCGGCCTCAACCTCGCTTTCTGCCACGGCCAACTGAGCAGGAGTGTAGGAGCTGCGAGACAGCCGGTAATCTTGACGCATCGGCGGGATGATCTTCTTCTCGGCACGGTGAGCGCCAGGGATCACCGGAACACTCGGCTTAGCAGGCGTGTTGGTGTTGTTCTTGTAGGCCACCACGACATCCGACTTTTCGGCAACCTTAGAAATTTCTGCCAGACTCTCAAGCGAGACCACGCCACGCGGCTTCGGCTCAGCAAGCGTCTGCATAGTGGACTTGCCATCAGTACGGTGACGACCATCCTTAGTGATCCGAAAGACGTTCTTACGAATCCAGGTGAACAGGCTCATGGGTATGCTCCTTATATGTTAGGTAGTTGCTTTCATCTATATGAGAAGTCTACAGTGATCAACAACCCGCTGTCAACTCCCAGGCCACCAGATCTCTCGGCTTGTTAGTGGTGAGCACAGTCACTCCATAGTTAGTCATGTTAGACCAGTTAGTCACTGTGTCATACGAAGTGTTATCTGTGCTCCAAGCGATCATATGAACCCCAGCAGCCTCATACCCATCGACAAATTCTTTTGAGGCAATATTTTTTACAGCTAGGGCGTAGTACTTCACCTTCAAGACATCCCGCAGGTAGGCAGGATTCTTGACGTTGACGGCTACCGACGAGACCGAAGCAGGGAACTCAATCAAGGCGTAAGTCAGGGCGCTGTAGCCAGAGTACGTCCTCATCTTTTTGATCGTGTCTTCACTCCCCTGAACGATGATCTTTGACGCCAGATTGTAAGTAGTGATGTATTGAAGCAGCTTAGCTGCTTGATCAGCGTTGGCAGGAGCAGCCTTCATATCCAGGATCGCAGAAATTTGAGCGTTGTTGACGGCTGTAAAAAAATCATAGGCACGAGCAACCTTGGTCTTCGATCCTTTAAACCGAGCATCTGTGTTCCATGGCGCATAGTCGGCAGCCGTGTAAGTCTCCACAGTTGTGTAAGTCTGAGCAGAGATAGCACCCTTACCATTTGTGGTGCGGTCTAGCGTGTCATCGTGTAGTAGGCGAGGATATCCAGACTTATCAAACTGAACATCCATCTCAACATACTTAGCTCCAGCAGCCTTGGCAGCGTTGATACCAGGCACGGAATTTTCTGGAGCTTCGCTGACTGAGCCACGATGCCCGCTGACAGCAGGACAGATAAGAGAGTTGGTTACCGCAGTAGCAGGAGTGTTGCTCTTAGTCAGCACGGGAGTACCCAGCGCAAAGACTGTGGCTACCACAACTGAGATGACCTTGACGAACATGATTCCTCCGAAGATTTGAGTTTGTTTCATATCTCTTATACTTCAGACAGTATCATAGCTTCCTAGGATAGTCAACTTTCCCAAAATAGAAGCTGCCCCGGAGCATTATGCTCCGGGGCTAACTTTAACTTCTAGAGATCAGCTAGCCTCTTCCTGGTCAGCCTTCGTACCGCCGTAAGGAAGCAGTTCGTTCCGCAGGACAGCGAACTTGCCGACACTCGTGTGAACGATCACGTTCCACGTGTCGACATCCTCAGGCTGACCGTCAATCGTGACGTACTGGTTGTCACCCTGCTCCAGGTAGTCCGAAGCATCGATCAGGTCGCCATCCTCGAAGTCCTCAGCGCGAACGAGAGAGATCGTAGCCATTTTGTTCTCCTTGGGTTGTTGTCTTGCTGATGAGTAGAACTCTACCTGATAGATCCTAGCCTCGTCAAGCTCTATTTTGTGAGTTCTTTCACAACCTCAGTTGCAATATCCAAGGCTGCGTAGAGGCCACCGTCGGTCTTGATTTCTTGGAAAAAGTTTGGGCCATGCAATGTCCACCGAAAATAACCTCCAGCGGGCATAGCAATCAGTACCCACTCACCGTCGTTAGCAACGTAGTGGGAATAGTCTTTAGCGGCTGTCCATTCGATATCCATGGGTTAGACACTACTCCGACTTGTCGAAGCTGTCAACCTTACCTAGAGCCAAAGTTCCAGAAAGAGACCGCTCCAGCAGCAGCTACCAAGCTAATAGCAAGGTAGACATAGTTACCAGCAACAACAAAATTTAGCAGTGCTACAAGGAACACTGCTCCTAGCACTAGACCTATAAGCTTCCAAATCATCGCTTCCCCTGAACCGCTAGCAGTATGCCCGAGGAAAAGATCAGCCCAAGCGCTAGCATAAGTTGAAAAGTATTTTGTGTATAAGTGAAAGTAAGCAGAGTGATCAGCCCGATCGAAAAAATCAGATAACAGACCACTCTAACAGCTGTTCCCATAAGATTTACTCCTCGGGAGTTAGTGTGCGGATAATGAAATCTGCTTGGTCCATAGCCGCACCTACAGTCTCAGCAGTCAACAGGATGAATTGATTAGCATCGCCCTGCAAAAGAAATTTTCTATCCTCATAGTTAACGATCTGCCAGTCTCCGTCAGGAGTGGAGAAGCTATCGCCATCTTTTGAAGTAATCCAATCAATCTCAGTAAGAGCAGAGATCGGAAGCTCAGGAGCCTCTTCCTTTGGTGCCTTAGACCTCTTAGCCTCACCCTGAACGGCTTTTTTACATACCCACAGAAGAAGGATGAGTGCCCAAGCAAACGCGGGGATGTGAACGGAAGGAAGAAGGAAATCGACAAGGATCAAGCTGGCGATAACAAACATTTGAAATTTCCTCAGTTCACGTAGTAGTCAGCGAGGAAGCGAGCCATTCGGGGGTAAATGTAAGATTTGACCGAGACAGACGACGGGCGAGTAGTAACACCTTCCATCGTTACATCGGTACGCATCACTACCTTGCCCTTTGTAAGAACTTCTGTGGTGTCAGGGTAGAGGATGGAAATTTCCTGCGTGCTGTGATCCACCTTGACATCGAACAGGTACTTGCCTGTCTTAGTAGTCGCAGTGTAGATGGACATTACGCCATCCTGAGACAGCTCAGGGTTAAAGTTGACCTTGACTCCCATGACACCTTCGACGCGGGAAATGTTGTCAGTCATAATTCCTCCAGAGTTGAGATTCTTTCTCGACAAGACTTACTCTACAGGGTCTCCTGCCTTATCGTCAAGTACCTTACCCGCATCATACTCAGGATTTTCTAGCCGGTACTGGTCAAGGATAGTTCGCATAGCTCGGATCACTCGACGCGCTGCGTACAGTTGACCGTGGGAGTATTGCTTAGAGGCATCAGAGACGTTCGTTAGCTCAAGAGTAATTTGAGCCTCTTCAGCCATCTCGCTAGCTTGACTTAGCGCTGTAGCCGCCAGCATAGCCAGCACGTGACGATCAGGAGCGATAGCTGTATAAGCGTCTAGTGATGGCGCTTGCTTGATGTCTGCAAGATCTTCATACCCAACATGATGCATGAGCCAACGTCGCATGGTTTGGCTGTTGTACTTTTCTCCTAAGTCATCCATTATTTCTCCTCAAATAATAGTAGGGCCAGGAACCCTGGCCCTACTAGTTTAGCTACTTACGAGCAGGTAGAGCCATTGAAGTAGTAGCCGATCCGGCAGCGATCGTAGACTGCCTTGGAAATTTCCTTCTCGACGTGCTCACCCGTGCGCTCGTCAACGTAGGTGAGATCCCAGTCCTCACGCTCCTTGATACGAGGCGTGCGGCAGTCTCCAGGGCGCTTGAATTTCTTCTGACACTCCTTGGCAGTGTAGAACTTTGCCGGGTCATAGTCCATGTTCACGATAGTTCCTCGACCACTACCAACAGGGCCAGAGTGATAATGCCCGCCCAGCACAACGATGATAATAACGACCGCAGCAAGAACAACTACTCCAGCGGCGATAAGTCCTTTACGCATACTATCCCCTTAATCTCTGTCTTAGTATTCTTTCACTCTATTACAGAGTGGAGTGACTGTCAAGTCCCTACGCCTGACAGCAGCATGTAGAGACAGAGCGCACTACCAACTCCAAACAATCCAAAGAGAAAGAACCCATGGGGCTTTAATGCCCCGTCAGGGGTACGAATCAAAAGTAAGCACCCTAAAGAAAGAAATGCTAAGAGCACCATGAGAATAGCTAGCTCTTTCACCAGCTCACCTTCCTTGAATGATACTTATCGTGAATTTTTTGAATTCCATGGTTGAGGCCCTTCGGCCACCAATTCTCAGGGATCTTCAGATCGTCTGAATATCCAAATTCTTCGACAAGTATCTTGTCATAGATACCCGGCTTGAAATTTCCTTGCTTACGTTGCTCCATGATGATCTGAGCGTAAGTCTCAACCCGAGAATGATTGGCGATAGCCGCTGCCATCAGCTCAAGATACTCGTATGTATAGATTTGAGGATCTTGAAGCCACTCGAAACTCTTAACTCGGATAGCTGCGGCAGCGTGTGCAGCGAGCGTAGCTGGATTCATCAGAACTCCTTCGTTATGGTTATGCTCAAATAATAACAGGCTCCCTCAACCGAAGTCAAGGGAGCCTGTCAAGATTTTACAGCCAGATCACGAAGCCAACCAAGCTTCCTGCGATCATGAGAAATCCCAGGATAAACCAGCGTGCTACCTGAGAGTCATCCGTTGTGCGAATATTTTTGATCGACTGCTTGACTGATGCCAGCCCTGCAACAAAAAATATTGCAATTACGAGCAAGGCCAGATAGTGATGGGTCACTCCAGGAAGCTCTTCAGCTTCTCAGCGACTCCGCGAGCATTCTTAGCCTTCTCAAGGCGAGCCTCAGCAAGAGACCTCAGTTCATCTCCCTGAGCCTTGGCATCCTCAAGAATGCGGTCGGCTGAAGCCTTCAGAGCAGCAGCCTTAGAAGCTGCCATCTGACGAGCCTGCTCTGCCTCTGCCTGCGCAGTGTGTGCAGCATCCTCCAGCGTCTCAGCGGCACGCTCCTGAGCGTCATGAGCACGCTGAAAAAGTGCCGTCGCTTCAGCTCGCATGTCGTCAGCCAGCTCATCCACAGACTTGCGCACAGCCTCAACGGCAGGCGCTTCCTTACCGAAATACTTGTTCCACAGTTCCTTAATGGACATCTTTTCTCCTTGTGTTGGGTTTTCTGCTAGAACTATCTTACCGCATCTTCTCTTCCTCGGCAAGCGCGGCATCTTCCTGCTTTTTCAGCTTCTTATACATTTTGGTATAGATTTCGTAGAGCCTGTCCGAAAATTCTTCGTCATACTCTTCGATATCGTTGCCATCTGAAGCATCAGGGTAGTAGTTATCAGTGTCAGAGTAGATCACAGGAATCTCGTCAAGCCCAAGAAGGATGGCACAGACAACCCGGTGATGACCGTTTCCCAAGCCATAGGCACCACGACTATCGCGCCAGATGCATACGGGGTCAGTGAACCCTTCGTCAAGAATTTTTTGTGCAAGCACAGGAGTGTGAGTATCACCGGCTTTGCTGGCGATCACATAAGCCCAGGTAGAAGGGGTGCCGTCAAACTCAATGGTGTTCCAGCCACCATCAAAATCAGCACTCAGCGTTACCTTCTGCAAGATGTCGGTAACACTCCACATTTTGATCTCATATGTGACACCATACTCTTCGATGATGTCGCCCACTTTGTAAGTCATGATAAAAATACTAACGGCCAGAGGCTATGTTGTCAACCTCTGGCCGCTAAATACTTCAACTATCTTCTGTGTGACGCTCCGGGCGAGCATAGAAAGTCACGCTCTTGAAAGCAAGATCGCCCTTGAACAGCGTAACTACTCTGCCTCGCTTGCCTTCAATAGGAACTCCATCTTTGAGGTACCAAACCAAAATCTGCATTTTTGCAGGCTCTAGTGTAACCAACTCTCCAATGTTCATTCCTACGTTAGTGCTCTTGCTCGTATAGAGCACTGTGTCACCAACTTCAAGATTGCTACCTAGCCAATCTTTCATCACACCATCCCTAGCATGTGCCTCAACTGAGTGAAACCATGGAAGTTTCCGTGAAGCGCTCCTGTCAATGGTACACCAGCAGCCGCTACATGTTCAAGAGGGCTAGCGTGAGGTGGCTTATGTCTTGCTAGTCGATCGAACAGCTCAATATCCTTGTCAAGATCACGTACGCCATCATGCGTAAGATAGCTGACCCTGGCACACCTGGCAGCAGAAATTTTCAGCAGCGGGTTAGCCGCTACAATTTCCCATTCTCGCAGGCCACGGCCGTTTCTAGACATCACGATCGGAAACTCCTTAAGCTCTTCAACCGTGATGTAAGGAAGGTGCCAACCTCCCCACGGAATGCGTACTGGAGTACTGGCATCATAAGCAGTCTTCATAGCTACTGCCGCCGCTCGAATCTCGGGCTGAGCGTCAGGATGGCAGCGTTGTGCCCAAAATCCCTTCCAATTTGTAGCTGACACAATAATTGTGTGCGGAAGAAAGGGCTCAAGTAGACGGTTGATCACTGACTTGTGAACACCAATCTTGAAAAGTTTGTCAGCACTCTCAACCGCAGCATCCCTAGCTTGAAGCCATTCTTGCTCAGCCTGCTCTTTAACATCCTCGGGAAGTTCTGCACCGCCCTGCATACCCTTTTGCTCTTGGGGCCAGGATAGCGGGACGGCTGGATTCTCTAGAGCCTTAGCACGCATCTTAGCGAAAGGAATTGCACGCGAGCTGGCAGAATTTCTGGAGAATGCACGATGAGTATTGAACTCTGCGAGCACAAATCTATGTATCGTACACTCAATCGTTGTTAAACGATCTCCTTCCTCAGTGATAGTGTCTGCTACTACGTGAGCGTTAGGTTGAAACATGAACTGCCTCTTTCAAGTAAGTTAAAGCTCGTCTTACGAATTCTTAACAATCTTGCGCCCGCCACCCTTGGGGCCTGTGGCTGTAATCCTATGCGTGTGCTCGTACCACTGTTTACCACACCACTGATGCGAGCAAGGATGCGCCACCTTCTTAGCACAAGTTTTATGACTACACGGCCCATGCTTGTATGAAGGTCCATTGTGATCTAGAAATGGATGGTCAGAAATTGTAGTAAGCCGATCACCCTCTTCAGTGATCGTATCTGCAATCACCTTTGAGTTAGGCTGAAACATCCTGATCCTCCAATACTATGTGCGATTCTGAATAGACTTGCCAAGCCTCTAGTTCTGATTCTGACAGACTAGCAATAAAGTTTTCTTGTACTCGGCGTCGGTCTTCTCGTTTAAGCCCGCGATTAGCCTCGTAATATCGAATAGAGGTTAGCTTTCCCAGAATCTTTACGTGAAGATCAGGCGCAGTCTCCTTCGGAATATATTCCAGCAGTCGGGTTAGCTCAGAAACTGTTAAATGCATATCAACTCCAAGTAGCAATTTTCTTACCATTGTAGGTAAGCGTGATAGTTCCTTGCTTGTATGTGTTCATAGGTGCCTCAAGGCTCATCTTGTATACCTTGGTTGCGCCAGCCTTGAGATTGTCTGAAAGAGGATCTGAACCAGAAATCTGATAAAAATCTTCGTTCGTCTTGCTGTCGAAATAAATCTTAGCAGCATCACCGCTCCACGCCGAACGAGCCTTGACAGTGATATTGAAGGTAACTATCTGTGTTCCGGAGTTGGTAGTTACTGCACGTGAGTTAGCAGGATCACTGACGTAAATAGAGACATCTCCCTCGTCAACTGTGAGCCTGTAAGCCGATCCATAGCTCAAGGTCTGGTAGGCAGTCTTCTCGGGCGCAGGAGCCGTAGTTTTAGCCTTCTGAGGAGCCGCCTGAGGGGCCTTTGTAGTTGGTTGGGTATAAGGGGTTGGGTTGGAAGTGTTAGGGGCTCCTGCTGTCTCACAGCCGCCTAGAGCTAGGGCAGCAACAGCTATTAGCAGAACAGTACGCTTCATAATTTTCTCCAAAAGTAGTAGAGCAGGATCGATTGATCCTGCTCTATCATATCACTCGACTTCCCACTCTTCTATTTTCCTAGTTGCCTTGCCCCATCGAACTCTGGCATAAGATCCATGAAGCTCTGGGTAGTCACTAACATAGAAAGTCCCCCAGAGGTTAGCAGCCTCAACTCCATTCCTGCGATAGTCTCCCATTTCTGTAGAGACAGGAACTTGGAGATCCATCTTTAGTTCTCCTCGGACTCCCCACTTACTCGCAGCTTCTTGAACTTCCTTAATAAAAGCCTTCATGGAAATTTCTGCTTCGGCTCTAGCAATATCGTCCATCAGATCTCCTTGACTGTGGTCATACCTTGCCTGTTAAGTTCAAACCTGTATCTTTTATCGGCAAGATCTGAATAGGCGTCTGAGTGAGTAACCATGACAAACTGAATGCCAGCCTCATCAGCAAGCTTTCGTAGAAACTCTGCCATCCGCCCTTCATACTCCTGAGAAAGCATACCAAAAGTCTCATCCAAGAAAATTACTGACTGTTGAGACTTCTTGCTCAGCAGCATGATCACCACACGCAGCAAGAAACCTACGACCGAAGCTAAACCTCCACCGCGAGAAGACATCACATCAGTCTCAATAATTTTTCCGTCGGGAAGAGTTGAACGCACCAGGAAACTTACTTCTGGCCTAGCTCCATTCATCGACTGCTCGATGTGGAAACTAAGCTCTTCGCCAAATACTGATTGAAGACCTCGGGTTACTAGAGCCTCCACTTGAGCCTGTGCAGCCTGCTGACGCTGCTCCCCGATAGACCCTAAGACAGCCGCCGCGCGTTCGTAGGTGGCCTTCTCAGCGGTCAGAGCCTCCACCTCAGCTTCAGTCTTGATTCCGTTAGCTCTGATTACCCTCGCCTGTCCTATTTCCTGATCGACGGAAGATCTTGCTAAGCGGATTCTTGTGGAGAGACTTTCTAACGTCACGCTGCTCATCTAAATAAATTACCTCTCTAGCTACAGCAAGGGCATAGTAGAAATTTTGCGCAGTTACAACTTTAGCACCACCAAGTTGATTGATCTTTGAATCTGGATCTCTACGCTCTTCAGCTTCCCAGATCTTATAGTGCTGATCTAACATCTCAGCTTTATCCCTTAACCAATCAGCTAGGGATACCGAAACTCTCAAATTAGCAATTGCTCTTTTGCCAGGGCGCAAAGAAATATCCTGCTCCAGGATATTTGCTGCCTTGTTGAGAATCTTAGCCTGCTCACAATAATCTTTAGCGGGCTCGTTAGCTTCACTCATGACCATACCTATCTCTTAACACTGCTTGAGTATTTTCTGGTAAATCGGCCAAGGTAACCACATTAAGCGCTAAAGATATCCCCATACCTAGACCATCAATAGCTTTGACAGCTTCAGGATGGAGACCTTCCATAGTCATTACTTCAACCATCAGGCGCATCAAGTCCTGAACATTCACGTATAACTGGCCGTCAAGGTCAGCTTTTCTAAGATTAGATGACATATTTTCCCTCCCTATACAAGTTTAGCCGGTAAGTTGGATCTCTCCTAACTTACCGGCCTAGTTCTCTAGGGACTTGAATACCCTAGCCAACACTGTCTTTTGTTCTTTAAGCGCTGCAAGGACAACACGATGATGACCGTCCTCAAGATAAAAATCATTATTCCAAATAATAACATGAGGAAAAGCGTCCTTGGAATATGAAAGAGCGTTACTAAATAATGGATCTATAAATACGCCACGTTGGGTAAGTACTAAGTCTTTCAACACTACTTTTTGAATAGGAATGGCAAGCCATAGCTTTGAAGTTAGCCCAGATACAGGATAAGGACGTTCATCAATAAATCCTTTAAAAGGTAGGTAGTCGGTAGCCATGACTTTTCCAAAACCTTTCTGGCGGTGTCTACAGGATTTGAACCTGTGGAAGTTTTACCTTCTCTGGTTTAGCAAACCAGTGCAATAGACCACTCTGCCAAGACACCAAACGGGCAACTATCTGCCCTAAAACTTAGAACGTACTGTAATTACAAGATACGCTCTCTGCTGGACCATCTTTATCGAGTACCCTGCCATCAATATCGGTGATCCTGCAAGTCAAATCCTGTCCATCCTTAGTTGAGGAGGCAGTAATTTTTGTGGAGCTAGAAAGGTAGTACTTGCTGAACGGAAGCTCAACAAAACCTTCCTTCTTATCATCTTCATTAACTGAGTACATAGAAATCTGTGCTGAAATTCCTGTACCTTCAAGCTCTATGTGCATTTGAATTCTATCTACTGGCTCATTTGGTCTCTCATGTCTACTACCCACAGTCCCATACGCTATATAAATATACCCTAGCGCTAGAACAAAGAGAGTTGCCATGATCAGAACGAAATTCTTCCTCAACTTAATCCTTTCTAAATTGTGCAACAGCTGAGTTAGCAAACATCATGGCAATCTGAAGATGCTTGATAGCTTCTACTTTTTCATCACAATCAGGAAGCTTCTGCTGCCACTCATAAGCAAGATCACCAATAGTTTCTCGTACAGACTCATGACTAAGCACTTGAGCCAGACTTGTAGGACGATGGTATCTGAACTTATTAGCTACTCGCTCAAGCTCGGCAGGATCATATCGGCTTTCCATTTAGCCTCCTCAGAAAAAAACAAGGGCGATAACTACAACTACACTCAAAATAGAAATAAGAATTAGTTTCTTGTTATACTGACGCTGAGGCTTAGTTCCATGATATTGGTGCCAAGCATCCCTAGCATATTTTTGCTGTGCTTTTCTATCTAGATAGCGTCGCCACCAAGGATAATCCTTAGACATAGGCACTCCTTATTTAGTTTTTATAGAGCGGAAGAGGTAGGACTCGAACCCACACGGGTGTTACCCCCAACAGTTTTCAAGACTGCGACCCATAGACCGACTTGGCTTACTCTTCCAGCGCTGTTTTTGATATACGGAATGGAACAGCAAAACCATCCCTGAGTACTACGATCTTCCGCTAGTCCCTCTACGCCTGCCTAGTAGACGCCTGCGCTCAACCTCACCAGCAGTAGCCGAATAAAGATAGTCAGGATACTTGCGCTGAACCCTAGAAACTCTCGTCTCTGGAGTAGGGTTACTGGCAAAAGCCCTCTTTATTGCTCTGATAACCCAGCTAGGACGTTTGTCTGCCATCATCGCACCGCCGCGTAAATAATTCCTGCAACGCCAAGAACGGCGATAAGCAGAAGTCCAATAAGGATCGCCCCAATTAGACCATACACGTTCATACTACGCTTAGCCATAATTTCTCCTAGTTAAGAAAGATCGAGAGAATGTTCATCACAATTACCAGCAAAATCAAAGTACCATACACTACTCCGACTGCGATAAATAAATGCTTTAGTTTAAAATTACGATCTCTTGACATCTATTCCTCCATTTGCTGTCGCGGACCCTCTACATAATAGAAAGGAATAAAATACTTTGTCAAGGGTTCGTCGGTAGTTTGATTTTATCGATTGAACTCATCAAGACTGGAGGTTTCGCACCAAAGAGTGCCTGAAGGAAGCCAACTTTGGTACCAGGTTTTAACTAATGTAGATTTATAATTTTCAATATCTTTCACGTACTCCATGTCAGATTTGAACTGACTCTCACGAATTTATAAGATTCGCCCGTTTACCAGAGATCGGCTATGGAGCATAGCCCCCGTTTGCGCTGGATATCACAAGCGACTTATAACCCGCACGGAGACAAACACGGGATTTAGAGTGTGAAGAGAATTGAACTCTTCCAGCGGACTTGCGCAAGTCCTTTTTTCCACCAAGATTTTATTATGCGGAGTCGAACCGCACTCCCGTCCAGGAAAATGTTGGAATCGAACCAACGACTGCCATTTACACCCTTAACGTCCTCGCACTAGGATTTGAACCTAGGACCTCTCGTTTATCAGACGAGTGCTCTAAACCTGACCGAGCTATACGAGGTTGAAATTTAATACGTCTGACAAGGAGGAATCGAACCCCCGCCCTCTTGAAGAAACACACCTCAAGCGCTCTCACCGCTAGAGCTATTGTCAGCCAGAGAAGGCCGCTGAATCTCCGTCTCCCACCAATTAGCTAGCTTCGGTCAGTAAGTCAGTAACCCCTACTGTGGACCTAATGCTACCTAATGGATGTTTATTCACGTGTACCAGGAGGGAGTCGAACCCCCGAACCCGAAGGAATGGTTTTACAGACCACCGCAACTAACCGACAGTTGCCTCTGATACATGAAGGATCTTTTTAGTTATTTAGCTGGCAGCCAATCCTTCAACCTCTGCCGCGCCTCTTACGCTTTAAATATTACTACCTGCTTGGTGTGTTGTCAAGTCCTAGGTTGTGGCAGCTACGTAAATCGAGTAGACAATATAGCCTACCAGCAGCAGTAGGAACAACACAACGCCAATTTCTAGCAAGTTGGTGATGAATTTTCTCATACTATCACCCAAACATTATAACTGCAAGGATGATTGCTAGGACTATAAACCCACCAAGAATAACAGATGCCTTGGTATACGGGGAAGAGCCTTTCTGTCTGTGTCTAGCCATAAGTTTAACTCCCTCTGTATTATGTGGTCTAAGCCTAGCACTTGATTACTAGGCTGTCAACCTCTCACCAGAAGTCGCCTGAGCTAATATCCAGGCCACAACATATAACGATAATCAAAAAAACCACTACTACCGCTACCACAATAGCGGGGAAAGAGATCTTTACTTTAGTCTTCAAGTTTTCCTCCTATAAGCTGTAACCTGTAAGACTTCCTAGAAGCATTTGCTGGACAACGCCGACCAGCCCTGCCTCTTCATTTTGGAGAAGAATAGGACTCTTACGACTCTTAACATCTTCTCCGAGCATGAACTTACAGGTATCTACTTCATTCACTGCTAACAATTCTAGCAGATACCCATGGTGAACTGTCAAGGTGCGACTTTTGCCCTTCCAGCCCGCCTCTATGATTTCCTTAGACTTGTTGCCTAGTTGGTCACGGGTAGAAACCTCTATCGAGTCCTTAGACAGCTTGAGAGCGATAGCGCTAGTGTCCTCATCTGCGCACAGCCTCACATGCTTGATGGCTGCGATCAGCTTAGACCTGCTAACAGTAAGTTCCAGATCGTTAGCAAGTGCGGGCCTCAAAAAAAGCTGCTCAGCGTGAGGAAATTTCGCCTTAGCTTTTTCCACCAGCAGCAAAGTCTTGTCAACCTTGAACACCAGTTCATTTTCTGTCTCAGCTACTACAAGATCGTCTGAGACAGAGGCACCTACAATCTTGGAAATCAAATCAATGGAGCCCCCAGGAATCTGCATAGCCGGAGCCTTAACTACCGCCTGCTGAAACCTAGCTCCATCACAAGCTGTCATCTTGTTCTGACTAAGATTGATCATCTTTAGTCCCGGTCGAGCACTGTCCTTGGCCACGGCATACTTAACAGAGTAAAGACCATTCAAGAAATTTTTGCGATCGATAACTACCGGCTTTGTTCCAACAAGGCTAGGAGTTTGAGGAAACTTTAAACCCTGCATACTTCTCAGCTCCCAAGAAGCTCCGCCGATCACAACAATGATAGAACTTCCCGTAACTTCAATGTCTACCTTGGCCTCAGGCACGCTGCGCAGGATCTCTAGGATAATTTTTGCAGGAATCATCATGGTTCCATTAGCAAGAGGCTCAAACATTTTGGTCGAAACGATCATTGTGTGATTGCCGTCCGTACCAGTGATTTTCAGTGTTTCACCAACTTCAATCTTGAAATTAAGGATCACTGAACTATCAGACTTAACGGGAATTACCGCAGAAACTTTATCCAGCAAGGCTAAAAGTACCTGCTTGTTTGCAGTAAATCTAACTGAGTCAAAGTCCTGCTTCTGCTCTGGCTCGTAGGCTACTGCTGTCTTATTGGACTCCAGATACGCAAGAACATCTGTCATGGCCTACCCTCAAACATATCTAGCAGTTCTTGTATTTGAACAGTCTTGTCAGCTAACCTTACTTCCATTTCAGCTAGCAAGGCTAAAGCTTCTTCCTTAGTTGTAACTTTGTACTGAGTCTTTAAAATTTCTTTTGCATTAGCTACATCAGCCCTAGCAACCTCAGCCTTATGTTCAGCCATAAGCTTAGCCTTAGCTGCTGCCTGCTCTCTGGCCTTCAAGGCTTGAATTTCCTGATTAATGTCTGACATTATTTTCTCCTCAAATAAGGCCGGGCATCCCCAGGCCCACAAGGTTAGGCTTCTTATACTTTTCACAAGCATGCTTTACCTGGCACCAACTACAACCAGCTACGTCATCTTTTGGGCTATGATCTTCCGTCCAAACCGCACGAAGCATGGTCATAATACGAGCTAGCATTGCTCGCCTGTCGTCATTAGTGAAGTTGAACTCTAAGACTTGCTGATCACACATAGGCTGAATAAGTCCAGACTTCACTGGTGATTCACCCATCATAGCGTAGACAGCTAGGTCGTAAAAAACCAGTTGCCCTAGAGTCTTCTTCCAATAGTTGTTATCTGCTGTAGCCTTAAGATCCCAGACGTTGTAATGGCTGTTTTCTCGTACTAGCAGGTCGAATTCTCCAGTAAGGAAAATTTCTGTTGGCTCGTTATTGATTCCTGGCAACGTCATGGGAATCTTGAAGCGCTTAGCTGGCTCGTAGTCAAAGGGCACTACTAGTCTGAATAGAATTGGCTCCAATTTTTTTGTCAGAGTTATGCAGAACTCTCGAAGATCTGCCTTATCAGTCTTGTGCTTCCACTTAACAATTCCGTCACCAGTCTCCAGCGCCTCACGCTCGCAGCTCTCCATGTAGTCATCAACCATCTGAGGCATGATGCCAGGCTGAGGATCATCTAACCAATTACGCATGATACGGTCAACAACAGTTCCATGAAAAAAGTTTCTACTGTCTTTAACAGGACTAGATTTGCGTTGACTAATCAACCAGCCCTTTTGCTTACACATTTCCCAATTTTGAAGGCTGCTCCACGATACTCTAAACGGCTCCATAGTCTTTAATTCACTCATAAAAAATCATCCTAGCTTCTCTAGTTGGCTTACCTATATTACCAGGCGAGCGAACCTCGGGAGAAGCTAGGATGATTTTAACCAGAATACGGTTTGCCTAATTTAGAGAGTGCTGCTAAGAGCTTTTTTTGTGAGTCTCCGCCCATTTTAAACTCTATGTGAGAGTGAGTTTCTGCTTGTGACCACTGTTTTTCCTCGTCAGTCATTTGTCCGGGAATTTTTCCTTTGCTGTTATAGATGAATGACTTTTCGCCAGGGATCTTTTTCAGCGGAATAGCTTGATCTTCTTGCCATGCCACCTCTTCCCAATCATCTTCAAACACTAGCTCTATTAGATACCTATCAAAAGCTTTATTAAGGATGTAGTAGCTCCAAGCTTTAGTACCATAATAGATCTTAGTTGAACCTTTAGGAAAACTGAACTCGTCAGTCTTAATGAAGCCCTTTGTTCTCGTAAAACTCGCTGTAAAAGTCTTCCCGACCCCCGGCCTTAGTATCTGTATATCCGAGTCTCTAACTAACCTAACTTTGTGTACCATGTCGCTCCCCTCTCTAGCTACAGAGTACTACAAACAGCTTCAGATAACAAGGACTCAACTAGCGCCTCCAAGTCCTTCCCTAATCCTAGTGTTTTTACATGATCCATAACAGCTTCTAAGCTAGTAATTTCTACGGTCGTTTGTCCAATCGAAGCAAGGAACGAATCAAGCTCTGCTTGTACGGTCTTGACTTCACCAATTTCTTGAAGACGAAAAACCTGTGTTGCTGGCTTAGCATCCAATGGTATGAACTCAAATTCACCAGTAGTGGAGTCCCATAATGTAACTCCAACTTGCCGAGTAAGATGGGATTCTGTAAGACTTCCTCGGGAGAGTGCACCATTATTGCAGAATCGTACTCCGCCAACATTATATGTTCCATGCGGATCGTGGATATGCCCATAATACACAGAACCATGTCGACCCATGTGTAGCGCAAATTTCTCGGGATAGTAGACCTCTGCATTTTCATACTTCGGCTCCTTGCCAGGAGGATAGAAGGGTGCGTGCGTGATAACTAGCGCAGGAACACTACCATCATACAAGTCTTGCCATTGTGCCAGAGCTTTAGAGACCTCTGCTTCTTGTACGCTCTCGTCAGGATTATCCCAGTCCTGTAACCAGGGTACGCCATAGATAGGTAAGCCTTCTGCCCAGCCCTGAAGCATTCTAACGGACTTTGAACGGATGACTGCCCCTAGTGGTTGGCCCTCGTGTAGTGAGGCTAGACGATCGTTTGACAGATCATGGTTACCAGGTACTACCCACACAGGACAGGGAGCGTTAGAAGCCCAGTCAATCGAACGAATAACTAATTTATAAGAATTTCTGCTAGGCATCTTGATATGAAACCAGTCGCCAGCCTGAATAATCCCCTCACAGTTATTCTTCTTAGCAACAGCACTGGCTTGATCAAGTAAATCAAATAGATCTTCAAGATACTCGTCAGTGCAGGACGATGGAGGACGATCAGCAAGGTGAACATCTCCAATAAGCAAAAATTTCACTTGTGCTCCTGATAAGTAGCTGGCAGGTTTTCTAATTGAGGATCATTAGACCATAAATTTGCATTAACGCCTTGCATTAATCCTATCCAAATAAAAAGGAAGGCAAGTAGACCAAGTAACAGCCTTGGTCCAACTTTAGGATCTTTAATAAATTCAATAAATAAACGTAACCAACTCATAGTTCCTCCAAAATGAAAGTAGGGAGAGCCTTTTGACTCTCCCTACTAGCTTAACATCTTCTAGCCGTCAACGAACTCTGTCAAGTCCGTGATCAGGTTACGAGCCTCGGTGCGCGAGATTGGAAGGTTACTGATCATCGAGTTGCCCAAGCTAGCACACTGTGCGTGAATTCTGATGATCTCGGAAGTCTCATATTGCTGCTTAACATTAGCAAGCAGAGCATGTGCAGAATCCCAATTCAGTAGGACAGTAGTGCTGCCAGCCTCAAGAAGAAATACTTGCTGAGTACGAAGCTTAAGAGTAGTTGACATTAGACGTAGCTCCACTTCTTACGATCGAATCCTGCGGCGATAAGAAAATCTGCAATCTCAAGTGCCCGACTGGAAGGCATCTCACGCCAACCATAGGTTACAAAAACTTTCTCGATGGGAGCATCAGCAACTTCTCGAAGCTCTCGGGCAGAAGTAATTACATAATAATCCTCTCCTGCCTTCCAACCCTGGTCGTTTGCCCACGCATTTACACTGGCATAAGTCCCCACGACAAGAACTCGGACATCTGACATTGCGGCTCCTCTGGATTTAGGAAACTAAAAACTGGAGCTGAAAAATCCTTGAAGGATACAGTTGGCCTGGCTACCCAAGTCATACGTTCCGCCAAAGCTACTTCCTGCTCACCTGTCTGCTTATGAGTGTACTCGACATCCTCACTATAAGCAACCTTCCCGCTGATCGCTCCCAAAGTCTCACGATCAGAATAGTCGTCTTCCCAGCTCAAGCCCGCCTCTTTCAACATCCTACGCTTGTCTGAGAAAGTTTTACCTAACAATTCCTTGTGACTATAAACAGAGTTGGCTGCTAGAAAGATTGCATTACGAAGAGCATCCATTTGTCTCCACAGCAAATAATTTCTTACTTCCATGGTTGAAGGAACGGTAAAAACTCTAGCATCGAAAACTGAAATCTCTGAGTCTGCACGAAGCCTGTTCCAGTAAGCTCCTGCATAACTTGCAGCCACTGAAACAATTTTCTGAGTCTTTCCAGCAAACCAGTGCTGGTGAGTTGGTCTAGATAGATCATGCATGATAATAGAAATTTCATCTGACTGCGTATAACCAAACACTGCTCCGCTGATGTTACTACAAAGATAGTTCATCAGTAGATCCATATCTAGCATAAGCTGTCTATCAAATGGCTTATCAAGGTTCCTGGTGTACGTATGGAAAGCCTTCCCATCGAGCCGTAGAACAGCCCAGGAGTTACTAGGTAGGATTGCGCCAGTTGCAGCCTCGTAGGACTTCATACGTACAGCTAGCGGGCTAGGAATAGTCATCAGGCATCCCTCAGAGCGTTACGAATAAGAATAATCGGATCAATGTTACGAGGAGTTTCGACCTTCTCCGGATTAAAAATTTCATCCTCCAGCATAGGATGCTGCTGGATTTTCTGCCAGACCTTGAAGCTCCACATAAGCCAATCCTCCAAGTCCTTAGCCTTATTTCCATCGAGAACCATAGTTACCGTAGTAACTACGGACTTTTCTACCATCACTGAGCCCATAACTTTTTCCTTTTCCAACTCTTCACAATACTCACACGGATAAGCCTGCTTAACATCCCCCAACTTTACTGGACAATCCTTGTGCCCGTACTTGCACCCATGATCTTTACAGCAGTGCGTCCTACAAGCATAATGCTTGCTTCTCTGCACCGTTGCTTCAATTGCAGCGTCAGGCCACATGACGGAACTCCTCTCAACGTAAAACTCCCGTGCTTTCTACTGTACTAGCAGAAAGCACGGGAGTCAAGTAAAACGTTAGGATCAGGTGAAGGCTACTGCCACGATGCCCACGATAAGTAGGCAGACCAGCGCGCCCTTAAGGAACTGAGAGCGTCGCAGCCAGTAGGCCACAAAAGCAGCCAGGAACAGGATAACGATAATCTTCATCGTGTCGGGTGACATGTGAGTGATCCAGTGAGAAAACTTCTCCGCCCAACCCAGACCATCGCTAGATGATGGAGCATGAATGTCAGGCTTCGGAATGTCAACAGTGTAGAAGCTCAAGGTATTACCTCCCAAATTTTTGTATCTTCGTAGCTACCATCATAGCGCATGTTGCTGAAATTTACAACATACTCATTAGGTATGATCCAGTTTGGAAAGATATGTTCTACAGAGGCATAGACATTTTCAGAGACACGAACTACTAGGCCCGGCTCAAGATCAAAAGTATTCACCTCAGTAAAATTTGCCATAATCAGCGCCTCGGAAGGTGAGGAGCTGTCCAGGTCTTGGACACTCCTGCGCACTTCAGGCCGTTACGGTCTCGCCAGCCTCTACGTGGGATGAAAAACACCTCAGTGTTGCAGGTCGTGCAGCGAGTGGTGGTCGGGAGCTTGATCAGTGTAGTCTGCATTGCTTCCTCCTCGTTGTTGGCGATGAGTAAAGCTTACACTAGCTCACTCCGGAGTGTCAAGCTCTTCTTCGATACCGACTGTACGTCTCAGTTCATCTACGAAGGGCTGTAGACGTTCATCCTCCTGGTCAGAATTTTCCATAAAGTGCGCCAAAGCATCAGCTAGAGCATTTAATTTCAATCTAGTAGCTTCGTCAACACCAGCACTCTTAGCTGCTTGGTAAGAGGAGATGTGTCCTACAAAGTTGGCGTAGATAGAGACCATGACAACAAACGTAATAGAATTTTTCCATAGAGTTACCCCTGGAATGACAAGTAAGGCCCACAAGCCCGAAAGAGCTAGGTGGACCTTAATTGCTGTCATATGTCTAGCATAAAAGAGTCTCATACACTACCTATCGGTAGCGAGGGTAGTTCCTGTTAGGTAAGCCTGACCTGCGCTGAAGCTTTCTTTCTGAATTGTAGTGTCTGAGCATGACCTTCTCATAAAATTCATAGAACGATCCTACTCGTCTACGGTACTCGCCTGGCCCGTTTTGATTATAGGGACGATCAACTAAGTAAGCTTCTACTCCTACTGCCTCTAGAGCATCATAGTTTTTGAGGTTATCTTCAAGAAAAATATCTGTGGGAACTGAAGTCTTATCCTTGGTAAATGTCAAGCTATCATATTCTATGCCGACAGACTCAAAAAAGTGCTTCGTAGCTTCCTCTGAAGATAACTGTTTTCCAGAGAACCTGTTAGTTACGATATGAATCGTATTCCCAGCCGCTCTCATATGACGAATGTAGTCAGGAATATTGTCGTCGTATAGCTCTCCTTGCCAGAACAGCTTTTTGCTGTCTACCAGATCGTCCATATGACTGCAAAACTCTTCAGCGGTATATCCGTACTTAGTGAAGTAGTCCCATACCTCAGGGTGGCTCTCAACCTCTACTTCGTGTCCTAGGCTAGCTAGGTGCTCGTTATACACACTGAAAAATTTATACAGCACTCCGTCAGAATCTAGCCCTACTCTCAAGATTTCTCCTTAATCAATGACTGGCTTTCCTTCAAGGAATCGCTGAACGTCTGAGGTGTAATAAACCCAGCCATGCGGCCCGCATCCTGATGGCTCGTAGGTCGAGGCTTCATGGTCATATTGGTAGCCGTTGCACTCGGTGAAAGTTTGACCGCGCATCCAACAGAAAAACTCTTTCTTCAACTCAGGACTAAAAATATCTCCGAGTTGACTGTAGGGGTAGCCAAGCTTACAAATTGGTGCCTGCATACTTCCTCCAAAGTAAAACGCCCTTACCGATAAGTCAAAGACTATCAGGAAGGGCGCTACATGTCAAACTGGAAAGGGTGACTGACGAGATTTGAACTCGCGGTCTCTAGGGTCACAACCTAGCGCTTTAACCAGACTAAGCTACAGCCACCATTCGGAAATTCCTCGGTGCCAGTTCACCATAGGAGAAATTTCCTTTGTCTCTGGTCTTCTACTAGAGGATGTGAAACCTCCAACCAGCTACGCTGCCCGACTAGGACTCGAACCTAGAAACACCGGAGTCAAAGGCCGGGGACTTTGCCAATTCGTCTACCGGGCATAGTGTCCGACCATCGAAATAATCCAGTATCAAGCTAGCCTCACTTGACTTAAATCATTCGGAGGGGGCATGTCGTCTCGCACCTATTCCCTCATTTTATATGAAATTAGCTGTGCGCTAAGCACATTTAAGAGATTGCCTTTCCCACTACTTTCAAGCTCTCCGACCTGGACTCGAACCAAGATTAAGGGATTCAGAGTCCCTTGTGCTACCCATTACACTATCGGAGAATAAAGACTTTAAGGCTTTCATCTGTGCGGTGGCTGCTGTGCGAAGCTTTGGACACTTCGTTACCAGAATGACGTTTAATGAAGGGCTGCTATCCTTCAGAAAACCAGCCTAATGCGAGCAGTTGACGGCTACCCATGTGCTAATCGCCTTGTAGTCCTAGCTGCTATCCAGTGACTCCATCTAAATGAGAATGAGTTTGCTAGCAGGCTAAATAATAAGCGCCTTGTAAGCCCACCGAAGGGTAGCTAATCCTCCTGTACTTACATCCCCTCTTATTATTATCGCGTCGGGTATGAAGGACTCGAACCTTCCGCCTCCGGACTCCAAGACCGGCCGTCTTCCCCATGACCTAATACCCGGTAAACCTTATAAGTACGTCGGGATGACAGGATTTGAACCTGCGACATCTTGCTCCCAAAGCAAGCGCGCTACCAAACTGCGCCACATCCCGATTGTAAGCAATCAGTAGGACTCGAACCTACAACCCCCGGCTTACCATGCCCGGCGCTCTGCCTTTGAGGCGTACAACTGCTTACATGCTTAATACTACTCTTACTCTGTACCTTCTGTCAACTCTTCATCCGTAAGAAGCTTTGGACTCAGAATGTTTGTGTACTCATGCCAAGCCTGCGAGATAGCAAAATATGTTAGCAGGATGTCAATAACTATCCAAAATTCTCGGGTCAGAACAAAATATCTAGTTGGAGGAAAAAACACATCCCACACTAACGAAAGTGTCCAACACACAGTCCAGAAGATATTCCACTTGATAGCTCTACGCTGTTTCGGAGAAATAAACTTCCATTGAATCTTAGCCCGAGCTAGATTCCATTCGACTGCGGTCTTTACCATGGCAGGCAGACTCCCTTAGTAGTGCAAGTGAGTAGACCCATGTGAGTATAGTAGTTCAAGCAAGAAAACACTAGGAAGAAAACTCCAACTGTATTCCAACCATATCTAACTAACTTAATAAGTGTTCCATCGGTTACTGTAAAAGGAAGAGCCAGACAAGATAGTGCTGCAATTAGGTAGATAATTCCAAAGGTTGTATTTTCCCAGCCATGGAACTGTCCAGAAATTGGCTCCATCGAAGGAGCGTCACCAACTACATTAAATCTGAAAATTGCTGCGGAGCAAGATAACAACATTAGACCAACTGCTGCGACTATCCAAATGAAAACTCTACCATTGATTTTAATCCTTCTAGTGGAATTTACTACTAGGAAGGTACCACCAGTGATTGCTAACATCCCAAGAATCAAACTTGGTTCCGCAAAAAGAATGTTGATCGGTAGATTTACCTTAAGGGGCCAAGTTGTTGCCATAAGAAAAGATAACACCGTTAGTGGCACTCCAGCAACAAGTAGTCCGTATCCATGAACTGTAGAAGAAAGCCTTTCAAAAGATCCTTGCGAAAGCTTTAGAATGTTTGATGTGATTAGTAGCACAAGCGCTGCGCAAAATCCCATCATGGTATTGTAAAGAATCATAGTTTTCTGCTCTCTTTCAATTTTACTAACGTGGTGAGTACAGGAATCGAACCTGTGAACCTCTCGGGTTTCAACCGAGCGCTCTGACCAGTCTGAGCTAACTCACCATTACTGGTAGTTGTAGCGGTCCGCCTTCCTATCTACCAGTATCCCTTAACTCAAGTCGATAAGCGGACATGTGAACTTGAGCTTACAGCGTAGAGCTAGAGGGAATTGAACCCTCACTACGAGATTGAAAGCCTCGCGTCCTAGCCATTAAACGATAGCTCCAAGGCTGTGCGGAAACTTACCCGCACATTTTTATTACTAGCAGAAAGCTAGAAAGATAGTCACAGCAACAAAAACAATAAATATTACTGTAAACCAATTGAAAGGAGATGGGTACTCGCCGTCCCTTTTTTTCTTCTCTTCTTCCCACTCGTTACTCATCAGAATAGCCCTAGAAATCTAGCACCGTGCTCATGCATCTGCCAGAAAAACCAGGCTGCAAAGAGCATCCAAAGTACAAAAAGAACGGTGCCCAGCTTAGTTCCACCCTTTTTTGCTTCTCGCGCCATATTTCCTCCTAAGATAGATTCCTGAAAGTATTCTTACCTCAGCCAGGAAAACCGGGCTGCGACATCATCGCAACGACGAAGAGGACGAGCATGATGATAAAGATTGCAAACAGTACATTCTTCATTTTGTTCTCCTTGGATCGATGTGTGTTTTGCTTATGTAATAACTCTAGCATAGCCTAATTCATGATCGCAAGTCCTGATTTTGAGTATAAAAAAGCGCAGTATTGGCACGGCACTGCGCAGCCGCTCAGGAATCTAAAAATAGGGAGGAGTACCTATTCTTAAACTTTACCGTACTCCATGAGGGATTTGAACCCTCGATCTCCTGATTGAGAATCAGACGTGTTCGGCCACTACACTAATGGAGCATAAATTTATTGCGTGCTGGTAACGAGACTCGAACTCGTACGTCACTAGGACGGGAGATTTTAAGGCTCCTGTGTCTGCCATTCCACCATACCAGCTTGTCGACGGTTTTCCAGAGCGACCATAGAGGCGTACCTCACAGGTTGCAGCTACATTATGCTCTGAGGGAACCGTCGTGAAACCCAGGTAAGTAAATTGTATTAAATATCCATAGCGTACTCATGTTCGCACTCGTCACATAACCACATCGGAGTGCTATCTCCATGGATCTCTTCCTCGAAAGGATCTGATCTCCACTCGATCATGTTACCTTCTGTGAAGTCATTCCAGCCCTTACGAACCGGATAAATTTTATCACAGAAGCCAGCACACTTACGGTGTAGATATTTCATTTTTCCTCCTCAGATTAGAGACAATCTGAGTCAACAACTTGAGAAGGAAAAGTTGGTCTGAAGGTATGGACATAACCCCATACGTTTCCGCCCCCAACGGGCGGCGGTAATTGTATCTCTAGCCTACTTCAGAGTGCTCCTAACAGGACTCGAACCTGCACGCCTCTCGGCATGGCGTTCTAAGCGCCACGTGTATGCCAATTTCACCACAGGAGCTTGGTAGGAGAGGTCTTTCAACCTCTCGCTACAACTATCTTACACTATTACTGCCTAACTTAGCAACTACCAGGACCACCATAGCGGATTGTGCGAGTGCTTTGAACAGGCGGAGTAGCCGTACTGTTCTGACGGAATCCCTGATACCAAGTTGGCTGAGTAGCAAAAGCATTCAGCACAACATTAGTTGATGGCTGCCCCGAATACGTAACGTTCGATAGACGCGCGCCAGCAGTAGGAGTAGCCATTACAGGTGTAGGACCAAGACCCATATCAGCACAGGTAGCTGGTGTTCCAGCGGCAACCTCACCAAAGGTCTGGAAAAAGTCTACCTGCTTGAACGTAGTTACACTAGGAGTAGCACCTGTCCAGATAGTATCTGGAAAATTACCAATCCAGTCAGCTGTGCCATCGTTTGGACCAAAACCAATCCACCAAGCTGTAGCAGTGCGCTCAATCTGGAAGACCATCTCAGTGTTAGCGTTGGCATAAGCAGTAAGATCAGCGCCAGCGTTGAACGTAGTATTGGCAGCGTTATCAACCCAACCACAACCATTGTAGCATGTTTCCTGACCATTTACCCAATGATAAACAAAAAGACGAACTTTGTTGTCACCATTAGTTGACTGATCACGGGTTACACCAACCTCAACAGCTTGCTGCTCGTCTGCTGACTGCACAGCATCTTCGTTAAGAGTATGATAATCCCAAGTTGGATTGATATACGGTGTACTTACTGTGTTCAGTGAGGACACTCCTGTGGGAGGAGTAGTTGGCCTCTGCTTTCCACCAGCGTAAATATAACTTACTGCCCCAGGAGTCCTCTTTGCACGTAAATGTGAAGGTGGCACAGGAGGTCTTCCCTTTGCCCCAGACCCTGTAGTTTTTGCAAATGCGGCGCTAGGATCTCCACTGATGACCTTTCCGGCCTTAGCTGGATCTCCCTTTGGGATAGGGATAGAAATCCCGACCCTAGTAGTGTCACTAGCCGCTGCTTGAGCTGCTGTGGGTACTGCCTGTGCCGGGGATACCCCGATAGTAAGCGAAGCTAGCAAAGTAAGTCCTGCTAGTGCTCCCATAAAACGATTTTTCATATCGTTCCCTTTCGACGCCGTTGTTGGCGTGCCGATGACAGGAGTCGAACCTGCACTTCCTTTCGGAAACAACGTTCTTAGCGTTGCGTGTCTACCATTTCACCACATCGGCGTTTCCCGGTTAACTTTGACCTTAATCCAGCACCGGACCGACTGGGATCAACTATTTTACTAACTATGAAATAAAAGTTGAGGCTCAGTATGCATCTTTACCTCACTACGCCTGTCAGTACTCTTGCAGATCTCGTAGACTTTTAAAACAAAATTAGCGCCGAGAAAGAGGGTTGCAACTTCCCTAGCCTGCATTGCACAGCATAGAGACCTTTTTCTCTGAAAAAAAGCCAGTGCTCAGCCCTAACCTGTTAGATACACTCTTTTCTTGTTGCGGAGGGAGGATTTGAACCTCCGATTTCCAGCTCATGACGCTGGCGAGAACGACCGAACTTCTCTACCCCGCTAAGACCTTTAATACTATCGGACTAACCTTACTCTGTCAACTGCTTCAGACGCTCTACCTCAGCTAGAAGAACTCTAACATGATAGACAGCAGTATTTTTGTCAAGCTTGTCTGTCTGTGAGTAGTAAGCGTATTTTTGACTGATTTTTTCTAGCTCTTCATTAGTCACGTCCTGATGAGTGGAATCGAACCACCTCATGCCGGGATATGAATCCGGGGCTCTACCAGTGAGCTACATCAGGTAAAAGAGAGATAAACCACCAACCTAACATCTCTCTCAATGTCTGCTCCGCGCTAGATATCAGCTTAGCAGACGTTCCCTCATATTACTACTCTCCTAAGTTTTTCTTAGGCATCTGCGTCAAGTATAACGCGGTTTGAGCGGGACCGCAAACCCGACCTGAGCTTCACCCTAGGCAAGTGCTTGACAAATTTCCAGGTCTCTTCGCCAAGACAGTAACTTTTTCACCTTCGTTACGTGGACTATACGGGACTCGAACCCGTGAACCTCCTGCAAAATCAGGTGTTGTTCGCCGACCTTCTCAACTTTATTGCCCGTGGAGCTGTAGGGAGTCGAACCCTAGTCCTTCACCGTTCCGACGTGCGGCTTTCTAGTGAAGTCGAATACCGTCCAGCCCCTCAGCTACAGCAGGAACCTTATTCCCTACGGTACTGTAGCACTACCGATCCACCCGATGCTAGCTGCCCTGCCCTTAGGCTCTGGTGGATAGGGCACTAAAACCTAGATAGTCTCGGAAGACATCTAGGAACTAGTGTGAATGAGAAAACAGGCCCTACCTGCATTTAATCCTAAGTTTTGGAGGCTTAGACTTCCTCGCTCACAAGAACTACTTTACACTAACTGCCTAGCTCTGTCAAGCTACCGAAAGCTTAGTAGAAGCTAGGGCAGACTTCACGGCAGCAAGAACATCTTCCTTAGAAGCTGCCTTGTCTACTGGAAGCTTAGCTACTACCGCAGAAGCTAGCGCGCTAACAAATGCTGGGTTATTAGCGATTGCTGCTCCCAATGCTACCTCATCAACATCTACGCCACTAAGTGCAGCTACGGCTGTCTTGAGAGTAGCAACGTCGGTTGCTAGCGCACTCAAGGCTGCTGGTAGTGCATTAAGACGATAGCTGATCAAGGTCTTAGCCTGCCACTCAGGATTAGCTGGATCTCCTGAAGGCATGTAGTCAATATCCCATACTGCCTTTGCAATGTCCTGTGCTGATGGCATATCCTCATCTCCCAAATACTCTTCTAGCGTCTGACCCTTTAGAACTGACAGAATGGCATCCATTGCTTTTCTATCATTTACGTACCTTCTACGAACTTCTAGGTGTACGTGCCATTTATGGTCATCGCTAGCTGTGCCTACTGTTCCAGTAACTACGTCGTAGCGCCCCGGACTTCCATTTCCGTCCCAGCCATTCCAAGCGTTAATGTACTTCATACGCTCATCTGTGGCTCTGTTCTGCCAAGCTGCTTTCAATCTTGCGTGACACTTTTTCATGTCCGTCAAGTTAAGCGTCATATCTACGGCCGAGGCCATATTTCTAGGCCAGTCACCAGGAGGAGCCTTGTCATCTTTTCTGGTTACTGAGTAGTTATCAGAAGGCTGATCCTGAATTGAGATATGATAGCCGCCTCTAGCGGCATGAGCTGCGTCTCCTACGATTCCAGAGATCGCGGCAGAGGGATAAAGTTTCTCCCATTCATTTGACAGATAAACTAATTGTGCTGGTGCTGCTGTTGACATCAGTAATCCTCCCCCGCTCTAGGATGCGAACGCACTTCATAGTTGTTCTCTTCCATGGCACGACGGATGTTGTACTGCTCTTCCTGACTCCACTGAAGTACCTGAGGCTCAGAACCTCTTACTGAGAAATTTTTCTTCTCAAGATCCCAATCGTAGATCCACATCTGTCCTCTTGGCCTGTCAATAATGACAATGCCCTTTGGGTAGTCAGTAGTTAAAACTTCTCCTGCCATCGGTCCACCTACGGCTAGGCCGGTGTAGAGACTCTTGGATGGAAAAACGGTCATAACTATCACCCAATCTTGGTTAATTTCTACGCTATTTATTACTAGACGATAGACACAAAAAAAGCGCAGGACTCCAACCATAAATACAATCGGGTCCTGCGCTTGCCATGTTCTTAGTCTTCGTCAGTACTTCCCTCGTCCTTGAAAGTTATGAGCATCCACTCGTGCTCTAACCCCTCTACTGCCTCAGGCTCTTCATACTGAGCCCTGAATGAGTAGCCCGCAGCCTCAGCCATACGAATAACCATCTCAGTGTTAGAGACATAGACAGGAACTTCAAACTCATGAACTCCTCCATGAAGGAGCTGCCAAATCATTCCTACCTGTACGCCCCTAGCAAACTCTGGACTATCCGTGTCGTACTGAAGCATCATGTACGGCTGATCACCAGTATCATCCCAAATACCTCCACTCGGAGCTTCTTGGGAGTTATTTCCAGGCTCAAGAAAATTTTCATCTAGCATTAGCATCCTTAAATGGTATTGGCAGTGACTCCCATACGAAGTAAATGGTATCTCCAGAATCAAGAACTCTTACCATCTCTTTAGAGAGACTGAAATTACTAGCAAAGGCAGTCTCCTCAGCTTTACGTTGAATAGTTTCCTTGGATAGGCCCGTAGCTAGAACTAATGGCAGGGACATACGAAGTGTTGGGGTACCCCCAAACTCTGAGGCTGGAAGCCACTTAAATACAATTTTATGCCCGTGTTCTTCCAACAGCTTTTCATCCCTCAAAGCTATTTCATTCATTGAACTGGAAGCATCTTTATCAGTAGCAGAGTAGTCACGCATAATTTTTCCTGCGCCAACATAGACTGACACTGGAGCGGTAATTAGTCCACCAGTTGCATACTTAGTCTGCTCGGCCTTCTGCTGCTCAGAAACTTCTCTTCCTAGAGCACCGTAGCCAGAAATATCAATCCAGCTATCTGCCTTGTCAGGAGTCTGAACGAGACGGCTAAGTTTAGTAACTATTTGTATAACTGGTAAATCGTGAGGAGTAAGTAAACGTCCACCAGGACCGCGATATCCAAGCGCGTTAAGTGCCTCAACAACTTTCGTAAAATTATCAATTGGTTCGCCGTACTCTGTGTTTCTATCATTAGACACTAGGCGCTTGGCCTCGTCCAAGGCTTGATCTCTTAGGCTGTCAGTCAATTTTAACTCCTCGAAATAGTCTGATTACATGTTGGGCATTTTCCTAGCTCTTGAAGCCTAGTATGCAACTGATCGTGACTTTCTTTTTCTAGCAAACTAGCCTGCTCTAGCGCTTCGTTAGCCTCCTTCTCCGCTTTCAACGCCTTTGCCCAAGCAACTACTGAATTCTTAAACTTCACATAATCTAATTGTAGCGCTTCAAGTTCGTCCAAAGAAGGTAGCTCAGGAAGCTCTACCAGAGACGCCAGCACGCCCTCTGAGTCGATCAGAGACGAGAGAACGCTCCGGAGCTGTCGCTGCCTAGCCTGAAGCTCGGTAGCTTCCTCTAGCGCCTTCTCAGCCTCTTCTAGAGCCTTTTTACGGGCGGCTAACTGAGCAAACTTTTTAGCTTCTTCCTTCAACTGATTTAAGTCAGCTTGTCTGGTTTTCAACAAAGAGTTAATAGCTAGCTTTTTCTTATTGGCTACTCGAACAGCCTCAAAAATTGAAGAGACGTTAGTAAGATCTCCGAGCACCTTTGCTACCTGCGAAGCAGACTCTCCGAGCAAGTAAGGCTTATCAAACTGCCCAGCAAAATTTATACTGGCTTCCGTTGTGGTTACCGGCTGAATATTAAGAGTCTCAGTTACTCCCTCAGGAACCTTCTGAGCCAGCTTAGTGAAAGGCTTCTCTTCTCCAGTAGAGCGATCCACAACGATATATTTCCCAGTCGTAGCCGTCTTCTTCAGAGTAATTATATCATTCTCGATATATAACGAAATAGCTAAAGACTTTTCACCAGAAGTTATAACCGATGATCCTCTAATATTGGAAGCCAGCCCCCGCATAGCTCTAAGAAACGCTGACTTACCTGAACTAGAGGGACCAACGATTACCGTGAATTTCCCTAGCTCAAGATCCAGCTTCTTTAGACTCTGGAAGTTCTGGATCACTACACGTTCTAACATGAAATCTCCTGGAAATAAATTTAAGCTAGTAGGATCTCTCCTACTAGCTTAACATTCAACTATGTGCTGAACCTACTTACGATCAGGCATCTTCCTCTGCGTACTGAGTAAAGTCTCCCAGATCCGCTACGTTGCCCCTACCAGCGTCATCCAATGCCTTAGCGAGCTTCACTCGAAGTTCTGCCTCCTGACGCTTCTGCTCACGAACCTTTCGAGCTGCGCCCTTACCCATCTTACCTACGAATCGATTTGCCATGTCAGCTCCTTAGTTAGTTTCCTGAAATCACGTGTTGAGAGATCCACCGAACTGCTTCACAAAGACTGCTGGTCGCATATGCTTGGCAATCTCAATTTCTCGAAAATCATTACAGCGCCTACAGAAAATAAAATCTCCCTTAAAGCACTGGATCTCGAAGAGTGTGATATGCCCACACGTCCCTTTAGCCACCCAGTAGACTACTTCTTTACCATTAGTATCTAACTTGGTGTACTTGGGGAGTAACGTCTTGCTTGCCATATGTTCTTCTCTCCTAGTTTAGCATGTGTGTAACTGAGTTTCTAGTGTTTTACCAACCTTTTCGCATGGCCGATGCCGCTAAGGTGTTCAAGATATTTTCTCTCATCCTAGCGTGAAGTCGAAGCCTTCTCTTAGCGTCAGCAACCGTATTCTGGTCTGCCTCAATTACAGAGTCTAGGCTTTCTAATTCTTCTGCCAACTCTTCCGCTGTCATACCTTCAAGCGACTTAGCCATAACCATTCTCCTGTCGGAAGTTGTTCCGTAAGAAGATCATATACTTCTGTAAGTTGAGTTGTCAACTACCCGACCCTCTTACGTCTGACATATGAGAAATCGGTTGAGACGGAAGGAGGGCCTCCCTAATCTCGGAAGACCCTCCTTCTTAAATTTTTATTTCAGCCGATCGTAGTTCCGACTCGTCGCTGAGTGTGCTTACGAGCAACACGACGCCAACGCGCACGGCAGCGTTTCTTAGCTGACTTACTAGGTCCGTGGTCGCAATACTCATGATCGATGTTGCCCGTAGCCGTAAGTACCGGCTTATCGTTCGGGTCCATGTCAATCAGATTATCCATAAGGCTAGCAAAGTCATCAACATCACTAGGAGCCATAGCACCGCGACGAAGGGAAGCCATAATGGCATCACCCTCAATATAGTCGGAGTATCGACCCAGACCTAGCTCCGAACCGTCACCGTCTTCCCACCAAGTCTCATTGGTGCCCTCAGCGTCTGCCCACCAGGGCTGCCTGCGCCCCGCAGGAGTGTAATCGTCACCGTACCGGCGCGTTCCTGCCTTACGGCCCTTGCCCTTCTTGACAGAAAAGGCTCCGGTCCCAGGATAGGTAGAGCCGTACTTGCCCACCGAACCAGAGATGCCAGTACTGGAAGTCCAGTAAGAATCTTGGTGATCTGGAGTCGAAAGCTGTGAGAAGACCGTTGCCCAAATGGAGTTATACAGAGAGTGAAGCTCGTTATCCTTGTACTTTGTCTCCGTAGTAGGCTTGAACTTCACGAAGTCAATATCCATCGTGATCTTGGCAAGAGCCTTGCCAAAAGCCTCGTGCGTGCAGTAGGCACGGTACTCATAGTCAGTATTGGGGATAGCGATGATCTCTCCGAGGTCGTCTCCCATGTACTCCTTACGAAGAATCTCAAGATCCTTCCTACGGCGAGTACGAATCTGGAGAGTACGGTCGTCACCCTCAGGAACAGTGCCCTCTGGACGGAGACTCGGCATCAGAATTCCAAAGCTCGTCATAACCCACATTTAGTGCCTCCTCATGTTAAACGTTCTTCGCTTATGTGTCTTACTGTACACCTACTTGGAGAGACTGTCAAGTGCCTGTATCATCTCGAACATCTTTCCAAGAAAGCTTCACTGCTTGACCTAGCTTGTCTGGATAATCTATCACTATATCTGTCTCATGTCCAGCTAGCGCCAGATTGATTTTGATTTTGTCTCCTTGAGCGACAAATTTTCTCAAAACCGCCGCTAATACCTGCTCAAGCAAAAGAGCCCGGTCTAAACCGGACTCCTCTACCGACTGCTCCTCAGTCACTTTTTTTCGCCCGCCTTAACCACATTCCAGATAATTTCTCCGAGAGTGTAGTCTCGGAGAATCCAATTAATTTTACGGTGGTTGAACTTGCTGTCAGGATACTTATCACAGTTGCACACAACATACCCACGAACAACAGTAACCATAGCACCATGACTTGCGAAAGTGCCTGCAAACTCTCCTACCGTATCCATCTCTGGAGTACTCATGACATCAAGTTTCAAGCCACACTTAGAAATGTGGCTACGAATTTCCTTGGAGTTGTGCCCATAACCGCCGTAGTACTCATACGTACCGCCCTTATCAATAAGGAACTTCCATACAGCTTCCTTGTAAGGAAGCATGTCGACACGCTTTTCAATGTGAGCGCCACCGTCAGCAGGCATTCCACACTCGTCACAAACCTCAGGAGCAAGCTCGAAGGGTTTGAACACAGTACAAGACTTAGACATTCTACCCTCCTCGGGTTTATTTAAAGATTAAGTGCCTCGGCTAAGGAGTTGAACCCTGCAAACCGCTATCACAAGTTTCTAGAATCTTGTGCTTAAGCACCGGCCGGATACTTAAGACTAGCTGCTCTTCCATTGAGCTATCGAGGCGTGCGAGGTAAATTTTCTCCGTGAACAGTAAGGAACTCTGCCTTAGCCACCCACAGTGCGTGGTCTACCTCGGGTATTTCTATTAAATCGTCACTTCATTGTAGCAAGACGAGCCAGGCCAATCAAGATCACAATCAAGCCCAAGATTAGAATTGGGTTGATCCTGAAGCCTTTACGAGCAGGCTTTGCCACCTTTGGCTTTTCCCACCTACGCCTAGTTGCGATCAGTGGTGAAGGTGGACGCCTGCCGTTAGGTGGCGGAACGTACCTACCGTCTTTCATAATTGGCATTTTTACCTCCGTTGTTTTCCTGATAGCTAAAGACTACACCCGTCTAGAAAAGATGTCAAGAGACAGAAACGCCCCGACCGAAGCCGGGGCGAACCTTAAAAACTTTGTTCAGGAAGTAGTTGTACGTGGAGTATGTGCCCAAACGGCAGTAGCAATGTCATTCTGTACTTGACTTGGCTCATCCTGCGCGTCAGCGTTGAACTGCAAGATAACTGACTTGATTGAGTCCATGTCTAGACTCAAGACAGTAACATCTTCCTGTAGAGAAGTCAGCATTGCGTACAGCTTCTCATAAACAGTGTTAAATACTGCCTCAAAGTTCCAATAGATATCAGTCTGGTTAGTACGCCAAGATGGAGCACGGAATACGTTGTCACGTGTGGCAGCAGTATCCCAGATTAGATTGGCATCTGTCTGTGTAATAGCCATAAGCTACTCCTTGATAGTTAACCTTAGTCAAAGATTTGTCTCTGACCCACATTAAATATCGGATACTAGGAGGTGCTTTTGGACCTTTATTACTCAGTTTTCATGTCAGTTGCAAGAATTGCACCTTGATCCCAAGACTCTTCGGTAAGGCTGATAAAATAACCCGTAAACCATCTTGCCTCATCAAGAGCCGCTGATTGAAGCATCAGCATCCATCTCTTAAGGTTCTTATCATAATGCCAAGAAAGTCTGTTTGGTAACGAATCAGGGTCCTGTGAGACCTTCTCAGCTGCCTGTATGAACAAGTTTAGCAACATGTCTTTCAATGCGTCTAAAGACATGAAGCCTTCGGTTGAATTTACTCTGAATGATGCTCTATACATCTTCTCTTTATCCATGAGCACTTAGAGGGAATCGAACCCTTGACCGTAAGGACAGGTTTTGCAGACCTGCGGCAGCCCACCAGCTACCTGCTAAGCGCAAAAGGGATCACTATCTTGCAAGATAGGTTCCCTAAGAGCCCCCTGAAGGAATCGAACCCTCGTCTGCTGTTTACAAGACAGCGGCTCTGTGCCATTGAGCTAAGGGGGCAAATAGTGGGATTTCTTAAAAAGGGACTACCAAGTACCCACTTCCCTACGGAGCGACTAGCCGGGATCGAACCGGCGACAAATGGTTGGAAACCACTTATGTTACCGCTACACCATAGTCGCATTACTTACGAGCGGTGAACCGGACTTGAACCGGCGACCTAGACGTTGGCAACGTCTCGCTCTACCAACTGAGCTACCACCGCAATTTCTTACAGTTGACTCTCAACTACGTTCTTAATACTACTCTTACTAGCTGCACCTGTCAACTCAATAACTCTCACACCCTGCTTGAAGACTGCAATAGTTGGAAGGCTCATAATCTTTTGAGTCAGTCCTGTCTGAACAGCCTCATCAACATTAACCTTCACTACCAGAACTTCGTCGCCCCACTCACCAGCTAGTTCTTCAACTACCGGAGAAATTTTACGGCATGGACCACACCAGTCAGCCCAAAAATCCACTACTACAGGAACCCGACTTTCAGAAACAACTTTCTCAAAGTCTTCGTCAGTCAACTCACGCAAACTCATTTAGAGTACCCTTCTGGCATTATTTTCTTAAATAACTCTTCAGCTTCTTTGTAAGGAACTGGCCTGCCATCGTACAGAGTTTTTCTATCTGCTCTGATGAGGTTATCAGCAACCTGTATGTCGTTTTCTCTCGAAAACCAGTGAATAAGATTGCGAAGTAGTCCTGTGTTTGAAATATGAGGATTTGTATTTTCGACTGGCTCTTCTACCCGAATAAGAAGATAGTGATGCATATATACCCCCAACGTTATAAATACGCGCGGAAGACGGGACTCGAACCCGCGACTTCTACATTGACAATGTAGCGCTCTAACCGACTGAGCTACAACCGCAAGGCCCAGCTCTACGAGAGATACTAGGCGGTATAAACTTTGGAGCCGGAGGCAAGGGCTTACTGTCATATCCCTTGATAAACAGACCTCCAACGCACGGATAAAGGGACTCGAACCCCCAACCTTCACGTTCGTAGCGTGACGCTCTGTCCAATTGAGCTATACCCGTAAGTGTAAGCGATTCACTTCGGAACTAACCTGCGTTTCTCGCTTACAAGAAATACTCTACACCATCTCTTACTATCTTGTCAACCCTAGCCTCAAGCTACCTTCTCAGCAGTGAAGTGTGAACCAATATCCAAGATCGCTGTACCTGATGCTCCACTTCTAGCCCATTTTACAGCAAACGTTCCAGCAGTGGTAACAGTGTAAATAAGTCGTTCCATTATCATTTCACCGTTAGTTCCGTTAGTTCCATAAACTAGAGCTGTGCCAGGACCGTATCCGGAATTCATCAAAATTACCTTGTCAGCAGTTCCTGTTACGGCAGAAAGAGATGCGTTAGGACCAATATTAATTCTATTCAAAGTTGTTCCTGTTGGAACAGTATAAGCTACCTGGAAATCACAGGTTACATCTGAAGCCGTATTGGTCTTGAATGCCAAAGCTACTTCAATTACCCACGTTCCCAAGCTTAACGTAGTTGTCAGCATATCATCATCTGACAAGGTTGTACTAGTTCTACCCGCGTGAGCGGATGTCCTCCACAAAGTAATTCTAGACCCTATGCCCGCTACTGACAAGTTTCCTGTCAGAGTAGCATTCGGAGCCGTAACTGTTCCTGTGAAGGTTGGACTCGCCAAAGGAGCTTTAAGATCCAACGCGGCCTGAGTCAGAGTAGAAATAGGCTTTGCTGTATCCGCTGTATTATCAACGTTACCCAATCCTACCATACTCTTAGAGATACCTGCTACCGTACCTGTAAAGGTCGGAGAAGCAAGGTTAGCCTTAAGGTCTAAAGCAGTTTGCTGAGCTGTGCTTACTGGCTTAGCTGTGTCGGCAGTATTATCCACACTACCCAAGCCAACCATTGATTTAGTTATTCCCGATACTGTACCAGAAAAGGTTGGTGACGCAAGATTAGCCTTCAAGTTCAAGGCTGTCTGCTGAGCAGTTGACACCGGCTTAGCTGTATCTGCCGTATTGTCAACATTAGCTAGACCAACATCACTCTTAGTAAGAGCCAGATCAGATTTGAACTGAGTGACTGATCTGTTAGTCCAAACTCCCGCCTTACGCTGAATAATATCATCGTTAGTTGGAGCAATAGCAGCAATTGCTGTCAAATCAGAATCTAGAGCTTGCTTACCATCTAAAGCAGTCTGGGTAGCCGTAGAAATAGGCTTAGCTGTATCAGCAGTGTTATCAACATTACCTAAACTGACATCGCTCTTGGTAAGTACAACATCACCTGTACGGCCCGCAACGCTACTTACTGCCCCTCCTCCACCACCAGTATTATCTGTTCCCCAAATAAGTCCTGTGGCCTGGGTGCTATCAGCCTTCAAGACAGAACCATTAGAGCCAACAGAAATTTTTGAAACTGAGCCTGCGCCAGTAGCTACTAAAATATCTCCTTTAGCAGCAGCTACGGTTAGCGGAACATAAGTAGTGTCATGGTTGTGAGTAGTGGCTGACTTGCCATTCAAGGCTGTCTGAGTAGCTGTAGAAATAGGCTTGTCTAGGTCCGCTGTATTGTCAACGTTAGCTAGACCCACCATGCTCTTCGTGATACCTGTAACGGTGCCTGTAAAGGCAGGAGAAGCCTTAGGAGCATAGCTTGACAGTGAGCTGGCTAGAGCATCATCTACAGCAGCATCAATAGCTGGTCCGGCTACATCTTCAATAGCTCCCGCTACAGCCTCGTTAAGATCGGCCTCACTAACATACCCTGCATGAGTGTGATTATAAGGTGCGTAAGAAATTCCTATTGATGCAGCTACAGGAAGAATATCTGACAGTGAAATAGATCCACCTGGAGCATTGTAAGGAATTCTAATACTAAAGGTACTGACACTCTCAGAGAGATTTACGCTTACCTTGTAAGTCCAGTCAACCGGAGTCCAAGCTGGGTCATCCGTAGCGGGCACTTGAATAGTGAAGTGCCCTGCTCCGTTTAGCTCAGCAGAAATTTCGCTAGGTGCCATGATGTCTGAGCTGCTGTTATGTTGAACAAACTGCTTAGACCTAAAAATTATCGTGCCGCTTTCGGGCGTACCATCCAGCTTTAAGTACGTCCCTACTACGGTAATCAGTGTTGGAAGTGCCATGCTAGATTCCTACCTGTCTCCGGGAACTTGAGTCCTTCTTATTACTGGTCAAACAACTGAGTCAATTATGGCAGGAACCTCCGAAGTACCATTCCAAACCGAGATATTACCAACCGGAAGTTCAGCAGAACCATTCCATACACTAACAAGTTGACCAGAACTCTCTGGTATAAAATCAATGTCCAGGAAATATCCTCCAGAATTATATTGATCCGTTGGCATTATAGGAGTTACCAATCCAACAGACTGATTATAATCATGAAAGCGACCAGCTTGCGCAATAGCTGTAATGTGTCCGTTAGTATAGTTTACTGGAAAATAACCCGGAGAAGCTGTATACCTATCAGTTACTACAGAGAAAATATAGTCTTCGTCAGCATTAATGTTCCATCCTGTAACTGCATAGTGATTCCATTCACCTAAGAATAAATCATCAAACTGAGCTGTTGCAATAACAGTAGAAGTAGCTACTCGCCATAACTGAGCTTTAATAGGAATAACATCATGATTTAATGTACCTGGATAATTATTGGGCATACGCCAATGTACCTGAGGTATACTCCCTGCAACATCAGAACGAAACCGTGTTCCTATACAATAAGTTGTATTATCCGAGGCGTCATCTGATACTGGCTGGTCAGCGCCAAAAATTAACCCGCCTACATTAGCCATTACGACAACCTCACAATTACAGTGCCTGCGCGTGTTCCTCCTGGAACTGGAGCACCCGAGGCTAACACTAGAACGTCAACCTTAGCATCCAGGGCTGCTTGTTGAGCCGTACTTACAGGCTTAGCGGAATCCGCAGTATTATCTACATTTCCTAGCCCAACGTGAGCCTTAGTAATACCTGTTGGCGTTCCAGTAAAGATTGGACTCACTAAAGTTTTATTTGACAGTGTAGCTGAAGCAGAATTTTTTGTGCTATCACTAGTGTTGTCAACATTTCCCAGACCTACGTGAGTTTTTGTTACGCCAACTACCGTGCCGGTAAACGTTGGATTAGCTAGCGGAGCTTTCAAAGAAACTGCTGTGGTCATAGAAGCTAAATCCTCAGTAAGGTCCACGATCTGATTCTGATTAAGAGTCACCGTATCAGTACCACCACTAGAATGGGTAGCTGCGTGAGTTGTAGACGCTGCCCCTATAGCTGCGGCAGTAGGTAGTGCAGGAGTACCGTGTGAGTGGTCATTTCTGGCGTACTTAGTTCCTACTCCTACAACACTCGACTGACCATAAGAAGTTCCTGAAACCACTGTAGTAGCTGGATCTGCTCCACTGCCTCCGCCTTCGTGAGTATGATTGTAGGGCGCATAGAGATTGCCGCTTGAAGGCCCTACAGGGAGCAAGTGAGAAAGCTCTAGAATGCCCTCTGAAACGTCATAAGGCACCATCGCTGAAAAGGTATAGACACTTTCAGAAAGGCGTAGATGAACTTCATAGGTCCAAGTTGAAGGAGACCATTCAGGATCATTGGTAGCTGGTACCTGAATAGCCACTGATCCATCGGGGCCAAGAGTTGCCTTGAGTAAGCTAGGAACCATCACAGTCGCATCTTCAGAAGACAACGAAAAAACTTTTGAACGAAAATAGACGGTACCCTCTTCAGGAGTACCGTCAAGCTTTAGATATGTGCCCTGAACTGTGATTAAGGTAGGACGAGTCATGGCAAAAGCCTATCTTCTGGAGCTGACTGTATCCTTAATACTATCGGCTCCAGAAGACATCACTTTCTGAGATCGTCCCACTTAGGTGTGTATGGCTTCCATAGAAGTTTCATACCCGCCTCAGCAGGAGTCTTGTTATCTTTCTTACTGTTGCACTTATGGCAAGCAGCAACAGTGTTCTTCCAAGCATTCTTTCCACCACGCGAACGTGGAAGTACGTGGTCGATCGTTGTAGCTTTTGACTCACAGTACGCACACAGGTTATTATCCCTGCGCATTACTCCACCTTTGGTCCACTTAGGGGAGCGGTTGTAACGCCACGATGTTACAACGTACTGAATTAGGCGAAGAACCCTAGGCTTCGGGAACACACCCATTAAGTCATCCTCCGCTTCGTGAATAACCGCAACCTTACGTACGATCATCCGGATAGCGTGCTTGAGATCGACTGAATGGAGTGGCACGAAGTCTGCGTTTAAAACCATTACAGAAGTCATTCTACCCTCCATCTTTTATAATTATTGAAATTTTGTGAGCTACTAAGATAGTATCCTGAATCTTAGTAGGGTCTGACTATAACTTAGGACCGCTTCGCCTATCAGTCTCGGCTAGGCTGCCGCTATTACACCATCGTTGAGTGGGGGCATTGAGCATATAATCATCACATCAGTAGGTCCAGCCGTCACCGCTAGGTGTTTAGGAAATTTTCCTAAGATCACGACCTACTACGTGGACAAGGTCGGAATCGAACCGACTTCAACTTCCTTGCAAAAGAAGTCCGCTACCTCAGCGTCAAGCCCATTATTTAATTTGTCGCGTGTAGAAGGATTTTAACCCCCGACCACTATTGGCGATTTCGCTACTTACCTGTAATCCTTAAACGTTGTCAGACTCAGGAGTTTTCACTAATAACGTTATCCAATAGCCGCTCTGTTACATCCGCAGATAATTCAGATTTTCCTTCTGACTTCGGGCGCATACACACGTGGAGAATAAGGGATTTGAACCCTTGACCTTCGGCATGCCATACCGACGCTCTACCAACTGAGCTAAGACCCCATGGGAAAGATACATCTAGCAACAAATCAAATTCAGCCCACATGGACAAGTAATTTACTGTGTATCTAACGTACCCCCGACAGGATTTGAACCTGCGACATTCGGTTTAGAAGACCGACGTTCTATCCGCTGAACTACGGGGGCAAGCAGCAGTTTTACGGATCTGCCAACCTAGTAAATTTTAGGACTTGCCACCCGGCTTGTCAAGTGACTTCCGGCCTACCTAAGGCTTACCAACCTGTATGCTCATCAAGCGTCGTCATCGTGCCTAGCGGTAATATCCCAATAGTTTCTGAAGCGATCTGTGAAGATAACTCCATCCGCAATCTTCTTCTTACCTTCCTTGGTACGAAGGAACTTCTCTGTAACCTGAGCCGCACCTGAAAGATCAGGACGCTTATCAGGTTCCAAGTCCATGTAGTTGACTACATCACTAATGTCAGCCATTGTGGCCTCCTTACCTAGACTATATTACTAGATAAATCGGCCCGTGTCAAGCACTACCGTCTCATGATCGCAGTAGTTAGATCTAGGTTCATCGCTCTCTTGAACAAATCCAGCTCTTTTTTGCGGCAGGCAGCAGACCTAACCTCGTGCCAGCCGTTAGCTTCTGTGCCTGGCTTACAACCACAAGTCAGAGTCTTCACTGCCTACCTCCTAGATCTTCTTTTTAGGCTTCCAGTCTTTCACTGAAAGTCCTCCAGGTATTCTTTCCAGTCTGCCCTAAGTTCTTCAAGGCTCTTGGCGGAATCCAGTCTAGCTGTTCTAAGAAACCTTAGAATAATTCCCTCAAGCCTCTCAACTTTGTACTCAGCCTGGTCAGCCCGCTCTTCGTAAGTTTCAGCCTTCACAAGCGATACACTCATCCTTTGCTGCCTGAACTCCTGCCTGACTACGCATGTAGTATAGACCCTTGATCCTTGGGTCCTCGGCAGCAGCTCTGTGAATCTGCGAAATATACTTAGGATCTTCGTCAGCAGCAAAGAACAGGTTCAACGACTGACTCTGATCGATGTACTTTTGGCGAGCCGAAGCTAGCCTAAGCAACGCCATCTGATCAATCTCAAAAGCTGTCCTGAAAACCAACTTCTCTTCATCATTCAACCAGTCTACACCAAGAATACTGCCCTTGGCATCTACTAAGGCGTTGATCGTCTCCTTATTGTAAACTCCACGCTCCTTCATCACCTTTAGAAGCGAAGGATTAATTCTCTGAATCTCACCAGCAGCCGTGTTCTGATTGAAAACATTAGCTACGACTGGCTCAATTCCCTGAGAAACACCACCACAGATTAGCGCAGTAGACATATTTGGAGCAATAGCCAGTAGGTGCGTGTTCCTACGTCCATAACCCTTGCACCACTCAGGCTCGCCAGCAGCACTTGCCATCCACTCAGAAGCCTTCTCAGCCTGAGCACGGATGTCACTGTAGATAGCGTTATTGATAGCGTGCGCCTGCATAGACTCGATAGAAATCATTCTGTCCTGAAGGTAGGTATGGAATCCCATAGTTCCTAGTCCAAGAGCGCGAGACTTCTCAGTAAATCTAACAGCTCTCTCAAATCCAGGAATGTCCTTAGCCTGCCTCATAAAGGCTTCCGCAACACAATCAAGGAAAATTATGGACAAGTTTACAGCGTCCGTATCCTTCCAGTCATCGTAGTAGCGCAGATTCATCGAAGATAGTACGCAGGTGAAGGTGTGGTCCTCATCTGAGTACAGAGAAATTTCTGAGCAAAGGTTACTGGCCTTTACCTTCATGTCACGATCCTTATACATGTCAGGATTCTGCGCGTTCACCTTATCGATGAACAACATATAACCCTTACCTGTAATCTTACGAATCTTCATGATCTTCTGGTAACGCTGGATGGCATCCTTGTCACCCTTGTTTAGACGCTCAATAAAAGAATTTGGAATGATCCACCCAATATTGAAGTCATCAGGATTATTGAGTAGGTGATCCGAAACCTCAAAAAAATCTCCGTGATCTATCTCAAGGTACCCTGCCCACGAGCCGCGACGGACGTTTCCCTGAGAAACATCTCGCATATCCTGCACGAAGCCCAAGAAAACTGGCAGCGATCCTGAAGCCTTACCTCCAGCAGAAATTTCTGAGCCTCGTGGACGAATGTCTCCCATATAGGCTGAACTACCGAAACCATACTTGGTGAGCATCGCTGTCTCTAGTCGAGACGAGTAGAACCCGTATACAGAGTCCTCCACAACGCCACCAGAGCACGAAACTGGCATGCCCCTAGTCGTACCAAGGTTAGCTAGCGCAGGAGTGCTAGGAGACAACCAGCCCTTCCACATAATATCGAAGAACGCTAGCGTCCAATAATCCGAGGTATTTCCATACAGCTCAGCAGCAATGTCTCCTGCTGTTCTTGCGACTTGCTGATAACGCTGCTTTAGGCTCTGCCCTGGCAACGTGTACTTCTCCATGAACATCTGATAGCCGCCAGTAGTGTACCAATCTGGTACCTCTCCCTTGGCCTGAAGTTCTTTACGCTCCTCAGAGAGCTTGCTGTATAGGGATGCCATTATTTTATTTCCTCACCAATTGAAATCTGACTCTTCCGCACCAGCGCGGTTGTACTCCGACCCGACTCCGGTAAAGAAGTCGTGAAGTTGATACATGTTAATTCCCTTGTAGAACCAATCAGCGATCGGGTTTTCGCCAATCTCGAACGGCTTATCTACACCCAGATTTTCTAGGCAAGCGTTAAGCCTGGAACGTACAAACATACGAAGATCGTCAGCGTTGATACCTTCAATCTCACCCTTCTCAAAGATCATATCAATAATTCTGTCCTCGTGAAGAGCGATCCTGTGAGCTGTAGCTACTAGCTGGGCATCCAGCTCTGCTCTTGCGTCTGGAAGCATCTCCATCTCTGAAACTAGAGTGTTAAAGAGCCAGGCTCCAGCAGTAGCATGCAAATTTTCATCACGCACGCTGAAATTAATTCCACGACAAACGTTGACCAACTTGTTCTTTCCATCTGACTGGAAGTGCTTCAGGAAGGCGAAGCTGCTGTATAGAACCGCTCCCTCAAGCATTGAGAAGGCTCCTACAGCCAGAGGAAGGTTACTCGTGTCATCAGCAACAGAGTTGACAAAGTCGATCCTCTCAGAGAGCACAGGATCACTAATGTACGAGTTATAAAACTCCTCTGTGTTGAGCATCATGGCCTCATTGATTCGGTTATAGAAACGAGCGTGAATGCCGATCTCTACGAATCCGAACGTTGTGGACATAAACTCAATATCAGGACGAGGGAAGGCTTTCTTAATTTTCTCCCCCCAATACTCATTACCTACGATAAGCTCATAAAGCGTAAATAGCTTAAGAACAGTAATGACCCCGTGCGCTTCGGCAGGAGTCATATTAGCGCGTAGATCCTGAACGTCCTTTTCTACGGCAATTTCGGTGGGAAGCCAGTAAATATCCATCTGAGTTTCAGCGAACTTTGCGGCCTCTGGGTAATCGAATACGTACGCGGTCTTCTTTTCTGTGATACGGGGAGACATAAATTTCCTTCCGGCTTTTAGAGTTGCCTATGAGTTATCGGCAAGAAACAAACCTTACAATCTTAAGCCTAGCAGAGAAAAATAAGCCCTCAAACTCTCTGATTTACAGAGAATTCAAAGGCTTGTTTATGCTGCTTAGAGGCTCATTACGTGCCCCCGACAGGACTCGAACCTGCAACCTACGGTTTAGGAAACCGGCGCTCTATCCATTGAGCTACGAAGGCAATGTTACTTTCTTCTAATCCCGTACAAAGTCTTAGCATCAGATAAAGATTTCGGCATTCTCCTCGGTCTGTGACAAGAACAGTATCCAAATCTTTCATCGTGATTAATGATCATAGCAACCTTACGCCACTGATTATCATTAGTCTTCCTGGGAGGCTTAAATGCTTTTCCCATATAAAGCATTTCAGTTTGACATAGTGGGCACAGAGTAGTTCTTTTAGCAGAAAACCTACAAGAGATACAAGTATAAGTTCCATTACTAGTAAGCAATGACATTGCTACCTCCTGTAGGAATTTGCTCGTGGCTGGTCTGACTAGTCCTTGGGCTTATCCTGATCAGGGAGACCTGTTACCTCACCAGACAGTATTTTGGCATTAGCAGTCACTTCTACTGTTATAACAGACAGCGTCCCCCGAGAGAATTACGATATCTCGACCCGCCGATTAAAAGTCGGCTGCTCTTCCTCTGAGCTACCGGGGGCTAAAAAGTGAGTACGCCCAACATCTTGCATGGCCTAGGCTCGGGCACTGTACTCACTTTAGTACGACGACAGGACTCGAACCTGCAACACCGGCTTATATGCCAGGGCTTTACCCACTTAAGCTACGCCGCTAACAGGGTGCCAGCCCTGCTTTTTACATTTCGAGAGACCCGGACGGTTATCCACACTTTATGCTGGCACACAAGCTGATCTTGCTCGAACGTCTAGTAGTTAAATTTACTGTTATTTGTTAAGTACGCCGAGAGAATTACGATATCTCGCCCCCCTGATTAAGAGTCAGGTGCTCTTCCTCTGAGCTACCGGCGCTTGATGAGAGTTCCAGATACAAAGTCAGTCACTCACAACCACCCAGCGTACGGGTAGAGAATTTTGAAATCCCGCCCTGCTGTGTGTAAGACAGCCGCTCTTCCTCTGAGCTATACCCGCTTGTAGAGGTAGACCGGAGGATTGGTTACCTCATTCGGTCGCTAACGGGCTACCTCTTCTTATCACTGACTTGACAGACCGTCTCCATATTACAAGCCGTTTTCTAAAACGGTGTTACCTTAATATTATACGCTCTCCCACCAGGACTCGAACCTAGATTAAGGCGTTAACAGCGCCCCGTCCTGCCATTGAACGATAGGAGATTAACCGGGGGTCAAGTATCAACAGAGCGTGATTCAGGAGCCCCGGCATCGTAAAGCTATGTAATTATCAACGCAGGGGTAGAGGGAGTCGAACCCCCGCTAACGGTTTTGGAGACCGTTGTGCTTCCGTAACACTTTACCCCTATCAAACGAAAAGTCAGGCACTCGGTAAACCTGATGTGGCAGCCCCTATATCTGCGCTCTCTTCGTTCTTTTATTACTCTATCAAAACCTAACTCTCAAGTCAAGTCCTGAAGTTCTTTCTTGGCTTGATTAACGCCTTCACGAATCATGGCTAGGAACTTCTCCATGTCATCAAAGCTTAGCATAATCGGCCCGTTCATTGCAAGGTGAACATTCTTACCAATCGTACTAGACCACTTAGCATCTCTAGTGTAGTGCCTGTAATCGTATCCGTCAAGCCCTACGACTACAAGAACGTTAGCGTACCTGGAGTCTATACTGAACGTAGCCTGTGGAGGCTTACCCTTTTTACGAACAATCTTGATGTCCATTATATTTCAACCTCCACAGGCTAGGAATGATCAGTGACGGTGACGGAAACCACGGTGGCAAGAGTCACAGCGATCATTAGAGCTAGCTACAATGTCTCCACCAACGCGCATCAGACGAGAAACTTGATCCGGGTCCATATCCGAATCGTTCGCTACCTGAGTGAACGCCTGCATCAAACTATACATGGTCAGCGTGTCTTCGTCAACCAGGGCATCCGTAATAGTTCCCTGAAGATTCCTAGGAATCTTGTACTTGTCAAAGTAGTCCTCCAGTACGTCTACTGTGTGACCCTGAAGGTTGATACTCGTCATAGCCTGAATGCTGTCCAGAGAGCCCTCAAGGCCACCCAGAACCTCATCTACAGCCTCACGAGCCCACTCGTAGACTTCCTCAGACTGACCAGCCTGTCCACGACGCGACCAAGGCTCAACCTCGTTTGCCACATCGATAGAACCGTTAGTGCACCACCAACGGAACTGATAGCCCTTGATAGAAGTCTGACCCTTACCGATCAGCGAGTTACGGAAGTCAACACCAACCGACCACGTATCATTCTCCGTACCCGAATTCTCGATGTCCCTGCGGTACTCAGGGATGATAAATCGAGCGTGTGTGCCAGCCATCGTGTGACTGAACTTGTAGTCTACAAGAACCTCACCCTGACCGTACTTAGCCTCGATACCGTCGAGAATCTTCTCAACCAGCAGAACATTCGAGTAAGGCTTGATCGACGCACGAACAATAGCGCCGCCAACGCCGTTAACCGACATGAGCTTGTGAGCCTTCTCTTCACCGAATCCCGAACGGAACCAGTAGTTGAGCAGAGGCTCAACCAGCTCCGGAGGAGTGTCAGAGGCAAAGCCCTTAGGGAGGCGAATCAGAGACATAGCCTCAAAAAGCGCATCCTGAGTGAGCTGTACTTCCGTGCCGTTAACCGACACGGAAGCATCAATTACCTCTGTACCCTGACGAGATTCAGCTCCGTGGTTCCAGCCTGGATTCAGGCGGAAACGTACATCAGTAGTGTTGTCAAACGTAAGGCTGTCGATAGGTTCAGTTGCCGCAAGACGATTACGAACATCATCGAGCGAAAGCAGCTTGCCTCGCATCTGATCAACAGTCACAGTCGATGCATGTGTCACGTTGCTTACCTCCTAGAAGTTTTCCTTTGTTGAGCTAATTCTAACAGAATTTCAGTCTGCTAGCAAATCCTCATCTACCAGCGACGGAAGATCACTATCTTCCTCACCCTCAACTACCGGGCTCTCTGTCACCACTGAGGCTACCAGAGTACGACACAGATCCACAACCAGCTTACGCCACTCTGGGTGCTCGTCGGCAAACTTCATCAACGTAGATTCTCCGTGAATGTAAGCGTTACCTTCCTTGGAGATGTCCATGTCTGGATGAATCAGCTCTGGCGACTTGTCAAAGTAGAAATATCCTGAGGTGCCATAAATTTTCTTATTAGCAGCTAGAACATTCTTAGCGGTCCACATGTCATCGAAGCCCTTACCGAAGCGGACTCGCACGATAGCCTCCTTGTACGGAGGAGCGACCTTATTCTTAACAATCTTCACCTTGACGTTGGAAGCGATTGTTTCTGGCTTCTTGAGTCCAGTAAGAGGGTCCTTTACTTCTCCCTTGATCTGAGAGACTGGCGCGTACTCAATCCTCATAGAGGCATAGAACTTCAGAGAAACGCCGCCAGGGGTCGTCTTAACGGGACCAGCAGGGCCTCCTATACCAACCTTTTCCTTCAAGTGATTGATGAAGATAGCTAACGTGCCTGTTTCCATAAGGATCGGGTTAAGTTGCTGCATCAGAACTGACATCAGCCTGGCCTGTGGAGCGACTTGCACCTTTCCAACTTCATTATCACGAAGCGCGGCAGGAATCATGGAAGCCACAGAGTCAAAAATAACTACTCGAACTTTCCCAGTCTTGATCAGACTGACCGCAAAGTTAGCTCCATCCTCGAACAGGTTTGGCTGCGCGAAAATAAAACTGTCGTGGTCCGTGTCCAAGCCAAGATTCTTGGCGTAAACCGGGTCCATAGCCTGCTCATAGTCCAAATAAAGAATGTACTCATCTAGACCATTGGCAATGATGTCCTTCTGGTGGTTAGCTGCAACCATCAGAGCAGTAGTTGTCTTGCTTGACGCTGGCGGTCCAAAAAGTTCAACGCTACGACCTAGAGGAAGTCCTCCTACACCAGTGATGTAATCAATAGCAATACTGCCAGTGCTAATAGTAGGGTGATTCTCCGCTACCTTATTCATTGGCCCAGCATCGATATCGTACTTCTTCTTAGCGTCCTTTAGCAGGGCGTTAATATCCATCTTAGCTTTACCTGGCATCAGACCTTCTTCTTTCTCTCAGGCGTCACTTTATCTGTGTATCTTTGTGTTCCATCAACGTCAAATGTACCGTGCTTTTCCAGCTGATCCAAACCCCAAATGCCAATTAAGTAGGCTGCACAATAGTCAGTCATTACTTTCTTAGCTAGATTCCTTTCTACTGCCTTCATTCCCTCTTCTACCAAATTGGGAGGCGTGTAGAAATTTCTTTGAGCTACTGGAACAACTGCGTCAGGCCACTTCTCATCGGCTACTCGTTTATAGGATCTCTGCCACAGTGCAGGAGGCACGAATAAAATTTTATCTCGCTGTCCATACTGCTCCATAACTTCTGCGATCCTGCCTTGGATACGACACACTCTCTTTACAAGCGCGGCAAACTTCAATCCATGAGGCAGATCTTCAATCAACATAACTTGCGGAGGAGTATCAACGTAGTTGGCTGGATCAAAGGGACTACAGATCTGATGAACAAATTCCATCTCTGTCGGATGCCATGAATCCCAACCACTCACTACCTTTGCCTCTGATGGGTATGGTGGTAGCGAATAATTTATTTTTAACGCTGCTGAATATCTAGCAGCAAGATCAACACTTACTAGGCTTGCCATTCGTTCTCCTCAAATAAAGAAGGCCCCCTCAATAGAAGGAGCCTTCCTAAAATTTACTTCGGATCATTCTCGTCTGCATGCCCACAGTTTCTAATGATCTTAACTACCTTCCAAGTTCCGTCAGTTTGACGTTCCTCGGTGTAAAAGGTCATCATTGCTGCCCTACAGACGAGACAAGTTGATAACTTGCTAGACTTTCTAACGTCCAGATCATCCATCAGACATCCAGAAGGTCTTCCCAAGTGGCAGCCTTAGGCTCTGTCTTGTCAGCAGGCTTAGTGGTAACCGCAGGAGTCTCAGCAGGCTTCTCGTCCAGCAGGTTGTTCAGGCTGTCAGTCAGACCCGGAAGTTCCTTAGCAGCCAGCGTAGGCTCAGCGCCCTTGCCATTCACTGTACGGTGAGCTTCACGAATCTTCTCGATGTCCTGGTCAATCCAACGCTGCTCTGTGTTCCTACCAACCAAGCTCAGAAGGTCGCCAGCACGGTTAGCCTTAAGCGTTGCGAGAGTAGTCTCACGGTACTCAGGGCTGCTGTTCCAAAGAGCCTTTACATCATAATTAATGTCAAACTTCTGGAACTGAGGATCGGTGCAAGGACCAAGCAGAAGGTCATGCTCCTGAAGGGAGCCAACAATTGACGCAATATCAACCAACTTGTTGAAAATAACGTCAGTGAACTGCCACACCAAAATGTTAACTCCGTACGGAGCATCAGTCAGGTTGAAGTTGGCAGGGTTGGTGTTGTACTTAACAACGTGAACAGCGAACCTACGCTTCGGAGCCTCAGCCATAGCTGAATTCTCCTTAGCCAGAGCACAGACGGCACAGTTCTTTGGATCGATACCAACCTCGCCCAGCGTGTCCTCATCGCCCTTACAGCGTGAACGGCTCAGCCAATCAGTGACTAGCGCCTGGAAAGTAGTTCCATCCTTGCGGTCTACACTCTTGTAGACTGGCTTACCATCTACGATCTTAGGAGCGCGAAGATCGTGAACGTAAGCAAACTCAGGATTCTCCAGAATCGCAACGCGGACGCGCTGGTTCTTGTCAAGCTTCAGCTTAGGAAAGTCTGAAACTGCCTGAGTCTTGTTCTTGGTCTCGAACGTAATCTTAGCCATTATTTTAATTCCTGTTCTCTGTTTTTACGGCGACCGTTGTTCGGCCAGCTCTACAATATATTACCAGTTCAGAGTGCCTTGTTCCAACTTATGAAGTTGTGTATTCCATAGCATTTACCATTGGTACAGCCTTGATTCTAGCAAGCAAATCCTGTCGTGCTGAATCTAGACCTCGATACATCTTCTGCAAAGCATCTACTGTCTCCTCTGTCCAAGAAAGAACTTCTTCAGCCTTTCTGGCAGCTTGGCGCTCTTCAATAGATGCCATGTTAGCCGTAGCATACTTCTCCCTAGGAGCCGTAAACTCCTGAGCCGCTACCAAGCTAACAGTTTTCTTTTCCTTTATCTGAGACAGACTTTCATCCCATTTATCACTAGCATCATTTTGAGCTGCCTTGAATGTTCTAGAGGCATCACCTTTGCGAATAATGGCTCTAACCATTAGGTACTCAATTCTATCCAGCCTAGCTCTGTAGTCTTGGAGAACTGCCAACATAATTGAGGTATCATCATCTGCTTTCGCAATTGGTGCGTTATACCTCAGTTCCACAGCTTCCTTAAGATACTCAGACATTAGCTGTGGAATTGATTTAGACGGGCTTGTGCTCGAATCTGTCACCTAGAACCTCCTTGTTAATGGCTAGAAGCCAACCAGGAATATTTCCTTCTGTCCTGATAATGACTTGATCAGCCTTCTCAGGATAGACCTGATCATGAAGTTGAACAAAGCCAGTAAGCAAGCCCTTGAAGAAAACTGACACCTTCTCCTGCTCTTCCAAGGCTCCACGGGTATACACAATAGCATCCTGAAGCTCTTCATAAAGGTCCTGAAGAAAATTTCTTCCGTTGTATGCCTGAAGCAGCGAATCGTACTTCTTCAGACCGAAATCCTTGCGCTCAGTAATATCTGAGATAACGAGATCGTGCATGGAAGCCCCGCTAGTAGAAATAGGCTTCGGCTCGCCATGCTCATAGTCTGGCGTGTTACCCATATGTAATAATCACTTCCTCTAAGGTACCTGGAGCGGTTCCTGTGCCTGAAAAATCTGATTCTTGATAGTCGTTAATCTCTGCGCCTAGTTCTTTGATTACGGACATAAAATCCTCATCACGAATACTATGGCCTTGGAAACGGCATACTCCGTCAACATAGAGAGCCGCCCAATCACCGTTCTGATCATAAATCAGATCAACTTTCATCGGAGGCTGAGATTTCACGTAGCTTGTTAATAACATTTTCCTTAGTCTTCTTCATCCTGTCCAAATCTTCCTGGACATCTTCTCGGGGCATGTTAAAGGCAAGGATCATAGAGTTGAACAGGTGAATCTCTGCCTCTGCTGTAAGAAGCAAAAAGGCCAGCCTTGAGCCTACCTGCTTACGCTCAATGTCTAGCTCAGCCTCATAAAGAATGCTGGCAAGATCATTCTCGTCAACCTCTACTTCAACCTTTTTCCAGTCTTGGCTTCCGACTACTGTGCCGGAATACATGCGTACAACCCTCATGTCATCTCCTGTTCGCTTTTCTCAAGTTTACTGTAGTTAGGGCGTCGGCCCTAGAGCGCTAGTCCTGCAAAGACATCTGAGGGATCAACCTCATCTACCGGGCAGTATACTCTAGCGCCACCTAGAGCCAACGAAATCTTTGCTTGTGCTGCTGCTCCTAGGGAGGTACCCAAAGGAAGCTCTACATCGCCCTCAGGAGTCTTGAGGGATACCTTGGTGCTACCAGGGTTAGCCTTCAGTAGAGCTACGAACCTCTTATAAGACTCCAACTCTGGCATATGATCCAACTCCACCACCAAAGCACTATCACTACTTACCGGTTCAAAAACTTCAGGTTCTGAAATTTCTGTCTCAGGCTCTTCGGGAGTAGCCAAAGGTTCAATAACTGGCTCATCATCAGGAGGAGCAAGCATCTCGCCCTTCTTAATCCAGATAGATCCGTCATCCTTCAAGATGATGTCCTTAACTGAGCCCCACTTCTGACCAATGTGCCAGTCAGCAACCATGTTGGGCCATCCATCGATAGGAAATACTACGGCTGGTCGAATGATGTTGATAGCTGTCTTCAAATCAATAGACCTATGTACGTAGAATTCCAGCGCGTCATGCACATTCATAACTAGCTTAATTTTGTCAGCTAATCCTGCTGCTGCAATTGCCTTGTGGGCACGCACCATAGCAATACGAGGATAGTCCCCAGTAGCCGCACCCTGAATTGGATAGTTGAAGGCGTTCCTGTCTCCACCTGATCTAATCCAGTGCTTGTCACTTTCATATGCCCAGATCGGGCACTTACGACCGAAACGAGTAAGTACGTAGTGATGCTTACGACCAAACTCAATCTGCCTATCAACCCAAACCTTGATGTTCGAGTAAGCCGAGAAGTACATAGCAAACAGCTCTTCAGCTTCCTCAACGGAGATAGCCAGACGATCAGCCAAAGATTTAGCGCCCATACCGTAAAGAAGAGCGAAATTACAAGTTTTTCCAATTGCTCGGTCTTCCTTGGTAACTTCAGAAATATCCTTACGCAACATAAGGGCAGCCGTAGCTGAGTGAACATCCACTCCTGACTCGAAGGCGTCTAGTAGAGCCTTCTCACCAGCCTCGCCTGCAATAGCTCGTAGTTCGGCCTGGCTGAGGTCGAATCCGAGGATGTAGTAGTCGTCGGGAGCAATAATTGCGTCGCGGAAATTGAATTTGAACGTCTCACCAGATCTGAGTTCATACCAGTGACTAAACGTCCTACCAGTCTTTTCACCATTTTTACGGTTCAGCACTCCATTCTCGTCTACGAATTCTTCAATGCCGTCTTTGGGAGCCTGTTGGTAGTTAGGATCTGAGGCTGAGAATCGCCCAGTAACTACGAAAGCCTGGTTAAGACCAGGATGCACCCTGCCATCAGGAGCATAGCCATATTCCTTCTCGTACTTAACGAGATAGGAAGTAAGCAGCTTCTTTAAGCCCTTCCACTCATGGATTTTCTTAACTACTGGGTACTGCCTGGAAAGTGCCTCAAGCGCAATAGCGTCCGTCGACATTTTCTTTTCGTCAGAATCCTTACTGCCCTTCGTATATCTAGTAGTACTCATTCCTAGCTTATTGTAAAGAATGTTAGCTAATTGAGGAGATGAGCCTAGGTTGATGTTGACTGGTTCACCAACCATTTCAGAAAGATCTTCTTGGATCTCCGCATTAATTTTCTCTACGAAACTTTCTGCCTGCTCACGAGTCTTACGGAAAAGCTCCCAGTCAAACTTAAGACCAAAGTCTTCCATATCACAGAGAACATACATGAGTTCCATATCTACCTTGTAGAGGAACTTATCTACAACCATAGGATGATACAACTCGTGAACTGCTAGACACCAAAGGGCATCCTCACAAGCATAATCGATTACTTTAGGCTCTAGTTCCAGCTCATTGAATCGCAGAGTATTCATCTTGTTAGCTGGAAGGTCGAACAGCTCTTCGATTTTGATCATCTTATGACCGAATAGAGACTCAACCAGAGCTTTAAGACCGTGAGCCTTTTCCTCACCTACTAAGAAGGACTCAATCCAAGTATCACTTCTGACCTTAAAATATCCATTGGTCTTTCTTACAGCCTCACCAAAGATAGGATCATCCCAAAGCTGCTCACGAAAGAATCTAGACATGTTCCTAAGCTCGAAGCCAGCGTTGTGTGCAACGATAAGCCCTGAATTCATCAGGGGCCAAAGTAACTTAGCTGCCTCAAGGTTATCCAGGTTATCAGCCATGTCATGATTCAAGGCAGCATACCTAGCCCACTGCTGAGAGTTAGTAAAGCTAAATCCAGCAATAAGGTTAGTTTCAATATGCACTGAGCCCTTTTTTACAGGTGGTCCAACGTAGCCTGTCTCAAGGTCATAACCTACAGGCTTTTGCTCCTCGATAAGCTTCTCGAAGTATTCGCCTAGCTCTTTGATGGACTCTACGCGACCGTAGTTTTTTACAGACATCAAACCTCCGTCTCAAGCTCTCCATCGGCAAACTTCACGATGTTTTCCGTTACTGAGATCGTAACAGGCTTGATAGGTTCCTTCCTAGTCTCCACATAATCGTGAAAAACGGTAGGAACGTATTCAAACTTTTGACGGGTACGTTCTTTCCAATGGAGATTACGGTGCTCTTCCATGGAGTATCTTGTTCCGTCTTCTGCAACATAGTAAGAGCCATCTTTGATGTGCGTCCCGCTAGCTGCCCAGGGGTTTATTCTTTTCCCTGTTCTAGTGTCAACACTGTATGAGTTGGGCGTATGACTTGTCCAACGTGATCCAGCGAGAGGCTGAATCTTTACCTTGCCCTTATCAGTAATTTCCACTACCTGACCCTTGACAAGGTTAATACATCTACCTGCCGACTGAGCGTAAATTACGTAATCACCTGGCTTGTATTCATTTCCTAGGAAGTCTGTTTTGGTTTGCACAGCGTCGTCTCATCTCTGGATACATAATTTTTTGTAGGTTTGTTTCTGCTTGGTGACATGTAGTGCATAGCATTTCTAGATTATCGTGATGATGCATACACGAAAAAGAGCTTTTGTCTCCTAATCGTGGAATTATATGGTTACATTCTAGTGCCAAGCCATTCTTAATCAGAACTGGCTCGCATGTTCCGCAGTGAGCACAAACAGGATGTCTATGCTCACCCTTAAATCTAGGACAAGGACAGACACCCTTAGATGTACGTACACACCAACGTCTTGCTTGCGTGTACCTGTGCTGATCCCTGAACATCTTCATACAGGAACCATCATGCCAGACGCGACGCCTCGGCCCTAGTGTCAAATTACACCAGCGACACTTACTCTCGTCACCGTCCCACTGAGAGAGTGGGCACAGTCTAGGATCTACTAGCACAACATCGGACAATCGCTCTTTTCTTACAATATTGTAGGGGTGAAGGGACTTGAACCCTCACGCCTTTCGGCACTGGGTTTTGAATCCAGCATGTCTGCCAATTCCATCACACCCCCAGGTCTACGTACATATTACCATAGACCGACCAGTAATTCCATAGCTCCAGCAGTAGCGTGCCTCTGTATAGCATCATCAACCACTGTTAATACATTCCTACACTTAGTTAACCTAGTCGGATCATAATTCTTGGCAATAGCTCCATATTTATGGACCAAGAATAACTTAATTCCTGTAGCTTCTGCAAGCTCTCTAGACGTATTGAAGTTTGGAACAGCCTTCCAAAGCGTGTGCAAAACATCTAGTCTGGAGTAAAGCTGTCCAACTACTCTGGCATACTCTGATTCTGGAAGAGCATTAAGCTCTAGCAAAGCTGATTTCTTATTGTTAAAAATAAGACAATCAGAAAAAGACTGCTTAGCAAACTCCTGTGTCAACTGAGCCGTAACCTGAGGCCCTGGATCTCCCCTAAACATAAGCGACTTTTTACAAACATTCATAACTGTAGGCAGGTCACTACCAGCTCGCTCGATAAGAAACTTAGCCGTCATGTCGCTGAAGTTAGAATTTCGCTTGACCCAAGCTATTAACTCTTCATCGTTAGGGAGAGAACATTTGACAGTCTTGCCCTTGCTTCTAATTAACTCAACATGAGCAGCAAGTTCTGGCTTCTTAGTGTCAGGAACATAAGGATAATCTGCATCATTTGATACAAACATCAGATACGTACCTACTAGATTTTTGGAATCTACGAACCACCTTGTCAGAGAACCCCACTCAGTTATGAACTCAGCATCTCTAACGAGTATGAACCTATTTGCATCAGGCTCAAGTGCATACTGATAGGCTGAGTCCCATATAGCTAGTAGAGAATCTGTCTCTCCTGAGAAAGAAAAGTAGTCAAACTCAGAAACATTAAGAAACTTCCTTGTCTCTGATATCACTTCCTCTACCAAAACTCTCTGATCTCCGCAGAGCCAGGTAACCTTAGCTACCTGGCCCTTATCAATAGAATTTCTCCACTGAGCATACGATGGCATATCAGCCCCTGCCAGGAACAATCAGCTTAGGATTCTGCGCAACAGCGTTACTTACTCCCTGTGTAAGGGCGTGGGCACGAGCCTGCGCAAGAACCTTGTCTAGTTGCTCACTCATACGAGTCTCAAAAGCAAACTCGAACTGAATTCTCTGCTCGTCATTAAGAGCAAGGTCTAAATACGTATCCAGCCTGATAGCTGCGACACTGTTTGTATCAATAGCTGCTCCGAACTGGCCTACTGCCTGAAGCTTCTGCATGTTCCTGTTACGAAGCTTATCAAGGTCTTCCATAGAGACCTGAGTTAGGTCAACTATCCTCTGTTCGTCACTCACTTATTTCTCCTTGGTGTAGAAATCGCTGAATCAAAAGCCATTCTAGCAGCCATTTTGCCTCTGGCGCTACCTACACGCCTCCAGGCCATAAGTATGGCTCTTGCGAAGTTTGGGTTGTTATGAAAATGTGGTCCATCTTCTCTACGAAAGATTTCATATCTACCCGTTACTACTTCGACAAGAAACTTTTCTAGATAAGCTGATCCTTCATCATCAATGGCCTTAAACGCTTGGTCAAATTTTTCTATGTCTCTATCTTCTACTGCGGTAATTACAGATAATGCTGCTGCCTTAGCTGAAAGCTCAGACACTCCCCGACTCCAATGCTTCTGTAATATTCTGTCGTAACCATCCCAACCAAGAATGAATAGCAGTAGGACTTACTCCAAAGATAATCTGCAATTCCTTGACAGAATATTTTCCATTTCTTCTAACTTGTTCTACAACCGCATCAAACAACTTTAGTAGATCACATTGATCTTGCCTACTCTTTCTAGGAACTGTCTTCAAATACTCTCTCAGCTTAACTACTAACTCTTCTTCATACAAGGCAGAATAATCGTCCTCATGTGGCTCAATAGCCAGATGTCCTGGTGATCCAAAAGAAGATTCTGAGCCTACTAGAGGACCATCAATAATAAGCGGTTCACGACGCATCCTCAAATTCTGTCTGTCTCTGTGACTGCGCACATAGTTCACCACAAAGGCTGACAAGAAGCTCTTGAACCGTGCTCGCACTACCCTTCCCTTAACCTCGAAAGTTAGCTCAGGATTAAATTCGTTAAGAAAGTCTCTCTCGTAAAATCTAAGCAGGATCTCGCTAGCGACATCTTCTCTATTATCAGGAGCGATACCCTGCTTTCCTACCAACCCGACAACAAATGAGTAGTAGTTCCTAAAAAGCTCGTCATAACTAGACGGAGCTACTGTGTAATCGATTGCAGTCTTAGCCACGTATCTATCCTTATCTTCTTGAGGTGCTTAGATCAACTCCTCTCTAGAAACAATACTAACAAGAAATTTCTGCCTCTACAAATTTTCAGCACAAACTGGAGATCTACCGTAAGTAGATCTCCTGCATATGCCCTATTTAGGCTAAATAGAATGGCGAAGTCGCTGTAAAGCCTTAAAATTAATATGAGCTAAATGAAGATTCCTTTTACGGGTATCTTCTGATTCAGCAGCAAGAGCCTGATTTACATGGTGTAAATATCTCTCGACCTCTATGCTAATCGCTTGCTTGAGTGTCAACCCTGTCACCCCTTCAGGTAACTCTGACCCGGTAATACTTCTACTCTAGACCTTCGGGTTACTTTAAGCAAGCTTACAGGTTTCCCCGCGATCACTAAATAAATCGGGTTGTTAACTACTCCTCTTCAACCGCTGAGCCATAGCTTTGTAGATAGTTATAAACTTCCTTGAAGTCCCATCCTGCGACACGACAAGTCGTCTTAAAAAGCTCTTCGCCAACATAAGATAGATCTTCTCGACCAGTTCCGTCACCTACAGCGGCAATGGAAGTTGATAGATCAACCCAATGGGCCATACAAGCTCCAAAAGCTCCTCTGCCATCTCTCGTTTCAGAAATGAAGGTATTGGAAAATTCGTCTGCTAGCCCCATAGCTGCTGAGCCTTCTAGCATCTTCTCCGCTGCCACCGTGTTCAACTTCAGGTAGACTAACGGTCCTCGACACGCATGCTGGCACTCCCTATCTGTTAAAGATAGGTAAAAGTCTAGCGCTGTGATTCCTTGATGGCCTGTGCAGATCATACCGTCACCCTCTGGTCTAAAAATTTCTTCATGGCTAATTTACAAGTTGTTAGCCATGCCTCTGCTTCCTCTCCCGTATGCACTTGATCCAAAAGGCTCAAACACCTGTCTAAGTAGCTTCCTACGTCAGGCTCAAATTGCGTCTTCTGCCAGTCAGGATCAATCCTAAGACAGTAAGTCTTCAGAGCCATGGACAGCATAGAGGTGTCGGGCTCTGGCTCCTTAGGTTGGACACCAGCCCACATCTCGGCGGCAGTCAGTGGCTTGTAGCCAACCCTGTCGAGAAGTTCCTTAGCAGCCTGCTTTTTGGAGATGTCAAAAGCGTCAGATATTAAGGTAGTGGGAGAAAAGAACTTTTTGCAGGAAAAACAGTAAGCTGAATTTGATTCGGGATAAATTCTGAAGGCTGGCTCTTTTCCTCCGTCAGAATGAAAGAAGCGGCCAAACGGACAGTAAGTTTTCATCGAACCGCCCGTTAAGCCGTCTTCAACTTCAATGCCAGCCAAACGACAAGCCATGACGATTGATACACGCTCATTAGCTTCTACGATCAGTGACTTATTCTTCATGAATCTATCCTAGCAGATCAATGAACGTCTGCACCAGTCTTAGCTAGCAGACTATCAAAGTCTGTAATAATAACTTCCCAACCTTCAGCTAGGAGCCTAATCGAATACTTCTGGTAGTGATGATAGCAAAACATCAATCGCAAGTCACCCTTACCTACAAGTGCCCTAGCCTGAGCGGGGCAGCAATCTCCTCGGTCGGCAACTGTAAGACTATCCATCGTACTCTCCTAACTGTTGTAACTACTATCTAAATGATCGGTTTTGAGTAAAGAAGAACGCTCTGTTCAACCCTAACATAGAAGATTACCTTCCGCTAGGGGGAACAGAGCGTTCTACGTCACATCAAATGAGTGAGAAGTTTGTATCTAGATTGCTCATGTTAACACTAGCTACCACCGAAGTAAAGTAGCTGGTTGCGTAGTCAACATGAATCTGAAGATCCATATCCTTTTCACCATCACGGTTTTTTAGAATCTGACTCTTCAAGTTTACCTCACGATCATCATTTACCCTTGGCTCAAGGATAGAAATAATCACGTCAGGACTATTGGTAGCTTCAGCAGTGTCCGCTAGCGCAGCAGTAGTGTAATAACCCACCTCACTAGCCTTCTCCCACCAAGTACGGTTAACCTGCCACGGACTAATAAGAGGCACCCCTTGACCATCGTTAAAGGTCGTAGAAAGATGCTTAGCGCCCTTAAGAATAGAGCTAAGTTCTTCCCTATCCTGCTGACGCTTACGCTCTGCTCTTAGAAGACCAAAGTAGTCAACTACTGCCAGGTCAATATTAAACTCTCGCTGAGCTGCGTACATACGTGACTCTACAAAGTCCAAGCCAGCACCCTTAGGTACCTGAACCACATGAATCTTTCCGTAGCCAGGATTAGTAGTGAAATCTCTTACTACATCCTGAAAAATTTCTTCTTCTTCAATAGTGAACGTAGCATCTCGCGCATCTCTGGAGTTAAGCCCTTGTGGGCAGCACTCAGCAAATAATTCATGACGGGAGTGGCGGCAATATAGCTTTCGCCTAACTACCGGCCTGATAGTTTCAGAAGTGGCAATGAAAACATTCTTACCCTGCATAACAGCTGCATGCCAAGGAAGCTGAATAGTTGCAAGACTCGTCTTTCCAGACGAAGACCCACCAACTACCAAAGCCAGCTCTCCTCTATTTAGCCCGCCACCAAGCTTTGCATCGAGACTTGGGATACCAAACTTGATGCCGCCAACAGACTTATTTTCTTTGCGCTCCAGATACTCACGCAAAATTTCATCTTGTTCAGTCCTAACATCACCCTCTGGGGAAGCTTGCTTATGAAGTTCCTTGTCAATTTCTGACAGCCTAGCCATCAGATGAGCGCGAGCATCGTCATGACCTATAAGCTCATTACCCTTATCGTCAGTGGCCCCTCTAGTGAGGATTTCCATAGATTGAGTTAAAGCCTGCTGAGTTTCCCGCTCTGCCTTCAGTTCCTTAAGCTGCTCCATGCTCCACTTAAAGTCTGCCTCATCTGTATGAGTGTCATTAAGTAACTGTAGAGCCTCAGTGTAATAAGCAACCTTGCCAGCATCCGCCTTAGACTTAGCCAGAAGATCCTTCAACGCTATTGGAGATAACACTGAGCCTGTAATACGAAAGTACTTCTCAGCCATCGTAAAGAGATTGCTTTGAAGTGAATCCGTGAAGTGCTCAGGAGTCAAGTGAAGCATTGCCTTGTCAAGCAAATCTCTACGGTCTGGAATGATTGCCGAGAGTACGATGTTGCCATGTTCTACCGCAGAAGTGGATGACAATTCAATTCCTCCAATTAGTCGCTAATCTTCTTCTCAGTTGTGAAAGTGTAATACTTTTTCCATGCGTCTATGACTGTACCATGCTCAATCTTAGCTGTACGAAGGTAAATTCTCCATTCAGAACCTTCTTGGAACTGAGTTCTGACTTCAAGAACTATACCTTCATTAGCAATGATATCGCCCTCTTTTAGCTCAAAGGCGCTAACCCAAAACCAATCCTTCTTGGCTCTAGTTCCGCCACCAATTTCAATCCTTGGTCTGCTGAACGGCGTTGGCATCTTCTTAGAAGGTCTACCCTTTGGGGGAGTATACGCTTCTCCAGTTTGAAACGGATTAGACATCAGTTAACTCCTGTAGATCCGTGCCCACCAGTTCCACGCTCAGTGGAAACTAGGGTCTCTGCTTTCACGAATTTAGCTCTAATAACCTCTTGAATTACTAACTGTGCAATTCTATCGCCAGCCAAAACTGTAAAAGACTCTTCTCCATGGTTGATCAAGTTGATTTTAACTTCTCCCCGGTACCCAGAGTCTATAGTTCCAGGAGCATTCAACACAGTAATACCACTCTTAGCAGCTAACCCTGATCTAGGATGAATTAGACCCACAAAACCCACAGGAATTGCTAAAGCAATTCCCGTTCCAATTAATTTACGCTCACCTGGAAAGATAATTACATTTTCCACAGAATACAAATCAGCTCCAGCATCACCAAAGTGAGCGTAACTAGGTAGCTTAGCCTCACTGGTAAGTAACTCAACCTCAACCATCTACTTGCTCCTTAGCGATTACAACCATTGCTTCCCGAATAGCTAGCACTGCCTTAGTATGCAAATGAGAAGCACGAGCATCCGTGATATTCAGCTCGGCTGCGATCACCTTTAACTCTTTTTTCTCAAAATAATGCATAGCTAAGACTAATTGATACTCAAACGGAAGCTCTCTTATAGCTTCAACTGTAGCAGCCCGTACGTCTTGCTCAAAGATCGTACCCTCAAGAGACTGATCATCTTCGCAATCGATGCTGGCAGCCTGCAAACTTACCGGCTTAGCTGCCATACGAGCCATAGTCTTAGTGACCTCCTGCTCAGACATTCCTGTACGCTCTGCCATCTCAGAAACCGAAGCTCCATTATCCTGGCCAGCATCCTTTAGCTGACGAGACTTACCTCTCATAGTACGAGTAGTCCAGTCATTCTGCCTAATAGCATCAAAAATAGCGCCTCTAATCCTATTAGAGGCGTAGACCTTAAAATAGTTATAAGCTTTAGAGTCATAGCCATTTTTGTCACAATAGGGACGCCAACGAGCTGCGGCCTGAGTAAGCCCAAGGTAGGCTAAAGATCGCAGCTCGTCAATTTCTAAAGCATGAGGAGCTGTCTTCCACACATTAACAGAGATGGCTTCAGCCATCCCAATATTGTCTTGGATGAGGGTGACTAGCTCTTTATCCATTGTTTCCATTAGTAACTTACACTCCTAGTGTTGCCGATTAGCTGAAGCAACGCCAGTGGTGAAAGCTGCTCGAACAGCTCACTCCTACCATCCCATACATGGTCGATAAGAGCTTGCTCTCTTTCCAAAGCAGGAAGGTATCCTTCCTCCTGTGTTCCTGACGTTAGCAAATTATGAACATATACAGTCTTGTAAGAAGATCCATCACGACGGATACGACCGGCAAGCTGTTCCATGCGGGCTGGATTGAGGATCATGTCTACATTCACAAGATGCCTCGCAATCTGTAGATTAAGAGACTGCTCGATAGCAGTTGTTCCGATTAGAACTTTTTTATTCGGATTTCTCCAGAACCTATCCTGAGCCTCAAACCTAGCCTGCTTATTTGAAACTTCTCCCCAGATAGTCTCGTACTGTACTCCTTGACGATCCAGTCTCTCCTGTAAGGCTCTAATAGTGTTCTTGAAATTAATAAACACTACGACTTTCTCGTCAGAAAGATCTCCTTCTACCAGCTTATCTTCAAGCCAGTCTAGTTTAACGCTAGTACCAGGAAGATCAGCCTCTCCCAAAGCGCACAAGCCCGTGCAAATTTGTGCTCCGTAGAGGAACTTAGCAATAGCTGTTGCTCTCTTAACCTTCTCTCCCTCTTCAGAGACAATTCTTAAAACTCCGCTCCTCAATTCACGGTACTTAACCATCTGGGCTTCGTACGGATCTAGAAAAATATTTGATGGCTGAATAGCTGGAAGTTCTACGTCATCAATATCATCAGCCGTTCTACGAAGAACTAACGGAGCAATTCTTTCCTTGAATTCGTCAAGGTACTGGTAGCCTTTGACCTTCTTAGACCTACTAATTTTGCCATTATCCGAGATCATGTCTACAGCTTCTTCTCGGATGTACCTACGACGAAAAACATTCCTAGACCCAAGAACTTCTCGCCCACCTACTGGCTCCAAGTAGCTGTGCATGTCATCCAACTTCTTCTGAAGTGGAGTACCTGACATCACAACTGCACGGTTAGCATTACGAGCGATGCGCTTAATAGCTACAGCAGTCTGATTCTCAAAATTTCTCAGTGCATCAACGTCATCAACAATAATTGTCTGAATGTTGAAGTGGGTATCCAACTTATCAATATCACGAACAAGCATCTGGTACCCCATAAGCATAACTTCCCATGGAGCCAAGTAACGCTCGGTTCTCTTCTGCTTAGGACCAGCCGCGACTGTAATATTGATGCCAGAGAGGAATCTGTTTAACTGAGAATACCATTGAGGTACCGCACCTGGACGACAAACTACTAAGCACCTAGAGTCCTCTAGCTCTCCAGATTCTTTCAGCGCTGCTATAAGACCAGCAGCCTGAACAGTCTTACCTGTACCAACAGAGTCACCGATTAGGCCCTTTTTAGCTAAATAAAGCCAACCAATACCTACCCTCTGGTGCTTACGCGGCTTGACTCCACAGTTCAAACAAGTAATGACAAGCTCATCATGCTTGTCACAGGGATCGTAGTTGAAATATTCAAGACGAGGAAGATTGAAATCCTTAGAATTTTTCAACTTCCATGCGGCAGCTTCACGCTTTTCGTCTGTAATTGTATTCAGATCTAACAGCAACTTACCCTCCCTCAATGTGTGCGCCTAATACTACGCAAGGGAAGGGTCTAGCCCTAACGAGAAGGAGACTTCAGCTTCTTCTTCTGCCTTGCGAGCTTCCAAGCGTGTACGCCAAACGCGACGCTTAGACTCGATTGTAGCAGCCGCACGTGCCATATCAATAGAGTACGCTGTGTCACGACTAAACGCTACCAACGCCTCACTGACTAGATCAGTATAGGCTACCAAATCAACTGCTGCAAGAACATCTCCCCGACGACTGGATCGTCTCCCTCTCGTTTTGGCTTCCATGCTTTCAGACCACCGGCTTCTTAACGGTAGCTGCTAGCCATGGTGCGTACTTCTGGAGGAACGCCTCTACCTTAGGATCAGCCATAAGCCTAGTAACTACAGCCAAAACTGCAATAACCTGAGCGGCCTTACCTTCAGCATTTACATGAAAATTGCTAAGGATGTACGGAAGCAAAGTAGCTAGGGCAATAGATCCCTGAACTACTGTACGGAACGTTGCACGCCAAGGACGCTTAACCTGTGTTGGCGTATTTGTTAGCTCGGGCATTATACCCTACCTTTCTCTCTTTATTTAATACCAAACTCAGCCGATACGGATAACCTCTAGATGAGAACTTTGACCCAATACAGTTCCAGTAGAACTGGATGTTTGCTGAGCCCACTTAATAGAAATGTTTCCGGCATTAACCGTAGTTACAACTCCTTGCTCCAAAATTCCTGACAGCAGAGAAGTGCTAGAAATACCATAAGCTACATCAGTAGAGAACTGATGAACACCTACACGCATAGAAACTGTGTCTCGGCTAGTAGCAGCAGCTTCAGGACCGAGACAGAATCTAAGACCTGTACTTGAAGTAGGTACCCCCCACTGCACTCTAACATCACCAGCAGTAGAGGCACCAACCATTCCCACAAAACGAACTAGGTATACAGCGCCAGCTACTACAGGAATAATAAGATCAGGATCGTCTGTGGAAGTTATGGTGCTAATACGAGTTGTATCAGCAGCCTTGTAGGCACGAGTAGCCCCGTTAATTCCTGAGGCATAAACGCCGCCAGTAATTTCCAAATCACCTGAGACATTATTAATTGTCAAATCACCAGAAATATCCAAATCAGCTACAGAAGCATTACCACTAACGTTAAGATCTCCGTTTACAGAGAGATCTGTATCCATAGTTAGTTCACCAGTACCACTACGATATACGTTTACATCTTGTATTCCTGATCCTGGTCCTAGAGAGAACCCGGAAGAGTCTACGGTATGCCTAGCATATGACTCCCCAGAAACTTTAAAATTAACAATGTCATCTGTAAAGTTTCCATGCAAAATATCTAACACAGCCGAAGGAGTAGTTGTTCCGATTCCAACTTTTTTACCTTGAACCATCTTCAAATCAGCATTGTACGTTCCTCCTGCTGAAAGAATCTGAATCCATGAAGAGTTGGCTCCGTCACGGTAAAAAGTTCTGCCAGTATCGGTATCCTGACGACCCATACCCGCAAAGGTACTGGATGGAGGGGAACCAGTAGTTGCAGGAATAAAACCTATGGCAGCGTCGAGCTTGTCTAGGTTTGCATTAAGGTCTGTTGAGACATCTACGTACTCAGACCCATCGTCAGCAGGCTTATATAGCGATAGTCTGCTAGTAGTTGATGACATTACTGCCCCTCCGTCACTTCTGGCTGTTCTAGCTGAACTGCTGCCAAGTTCTCCATAGTTACAAACACGTATGCTGACCTTCCTGCTAGACCAGCAGTTATAAATCTAAATCCTACTACTCCAGCAGCAGTTACCTTCTGAGTAACAACGTCAACAAAATTAATTTGACACAACTCAAAGGAGCCTGGCTGAATGGGCGTCCACTCGCAGCCCTTAATATGGACAGCAGTGACATACTGCTTAGGCACAGTACCCTGAGCAGTATATGTCTGGACAAGAGCCTGAATCTGATCTGGCGTCATAGTTGGCATCGTTAGTCTCCTACTTACTTCACATAAACAATCGTCAGTACAGGTTCGCTAGACTGACCATTTCCATTGAACTTTCCATACTGGTCGTGCGAATCATTAGTAGGTCCAACAATGATTCCTCTAGATGCTCCAGATTTAAACTCATTACCAATTGTGGTACCAAGGCTTACTTTCCTCTTACCAGGCTTAGGCCATCCACCAGAAGATACTCTTTGTACGTGCAAATTTCCGCTGCTGATAGAACTTGGGCGACTTGAATACTTATGAGTACCAATCCTTGCGGTACCACCATTATTATCCCACCAGTGATTCGCATAAAGAGTGATATAGCAAGACTTTATAGTAGCTCCTGACAGATCCTTACGAATTTGAGCATCGTTAAATCCTACTAGTCCACGGGCATCTCCTAGGTAACCATCTCCAGAATTACCTTGTGTCATAGTTGCACCATGAGATGACGAGTATGCTCCGTTAGATCTATACGAACCAGACCACGTAGCTGAATAATTCTTAGTATAAGTAACCTTAGGCTTTGGCTTAGAAGGAGTAGGAGTATCAACGCTTGGCGGTGGAGCTAGATACTCTGAGACACCAGCGTCATTAAGAATAAGCGTGTCAGTCACTGGCATACCAATATCTTCAACCCACATCAAAGAAACTGACTCTGGACCAGCTCCACCAGGAGCCTGCACAGAAGCATTTCCATTAATTCCGAAGAAAGACACAAGAATTCTATGAAGCCCCGGCGTGAAGGTTCCAGCGTAAGTGATAATGGCTGCGGAGTTTCCTCCTGAATTAGCTACGTCACTACAAATAGCTTGCTGAAGCCAAGTTCCAGAAATTGTTGGATCTTGGTCTCCAGAATCTCGAAGTCTCAGCACGATACGGTCCTGGCTAGCTGTAGACTCCCACTCAGTCATAGCTACGATCATGTAGCTTCTTGACTCTTCCGCAATGAAGCTGATTTCCATGAATCCGCGCTCACCAGCGACAGTAGGACCTCCTCCAATGATGGCATCACCATCATATGTCCCTAGGGCGATAACACCTTTAGCCCTAGGATTAATGATATCGTCTAGAAGACTATCTCCTCCAATAGTGATATCATCTACTACATAAAGATTCTGGAATGATCCTCTTCCGCTACCATCAATTCCGGCAAGGGTCTTAGTACTGTCTTCAGGGTCCTTGATAAGGAGGAAGTTTCCCTCAAGCCCTGGTGAACCTACAAGGCTCACTGTTGGGTCGCCGTCATCAGTGTAGATTCTGAACCCTTCAGAATCCATTTCAGCACGTGCACCATGCTCAGCGGTACGAATGATTCCAGCAAGAACAATAGCTGAACTAATAGTTCCAGCAGTAATCTTCGTAGCTGTTAGATCACTAATATGTGCATCGTCAATAAGATTAACTGAAGCTGTCACTGGAGGAGAGCCTGCTGAACGATTTCCTGTACGATCAACAGCAACTACGCTAACCCATACACCCTCAGTATCTTCAATCTGAAAGGTACCAATGGCAGGAATCTGACCACGCATCATGCTCAAGTTGGCAGGAAGCTTTCCAACACGAGTTTCTTCGCTTGGGAAAAATTCTGGTCCTCCAACGTGTACCTCAAAGTGGTCCATATCCTCAGGAAGATTAAAGGTTCCTCCTGAAAGCCTTCCCATACTGTGTGTGATCTGAATAGCCAGACGACTTGAGGCAATCAAGGGAGGCGCTGGCGTTGGTGGAGCAATAGTATCCTGCGCAGCAGTCACTAGAACTGACTCTGACCACTCTGACCAGTGCTGAGGAGTCGAAGAATCTACAGCCCTCACTTGGAATTCGTAAGTAACACCAGGAGTCAATTCTTGGATAAGAGTCGAATTGTCATCAAAACCAACGTACATTGTCTGCCAACCAGCATTTGTGATAGGCGGAATCGTAGGCTGAGCCCAAGTCTGTAGCTCATCCCAAGTTAGTTGTGAAGCCTGTAGCCAAGTGGCCTTGTACGGAGAAGTAGTATCAGCACGAAATCTTACTTCAAAGTGGTGACCATCAGAAATTGTAGATCCGTCAACATTTGTAGGGGTTGTCCAAGTAAGCTGAATCTGAGCCTTAGTCCAGATATCTTCGCCTGACTGATAGGTGGTAGTGAAACTATCAGTAATTTCAGGAACACCAGGAATAGACTTGTCTCCTGGCTGAACTGCTGACCAGAATCCTCCAGCTGCATTGTAAGTAAGAACGTCTCCGTCTTGTGGCTGGCTAAGAGTCACATCCAGTAGAGATGATAGTCGTGCCTGCTGAAGGACCGTCGCGGCGGTTACAGGGTTGTTAATGGCTACACCAGCAGAGTTAGACGAACCACCAAGCTTTTCAATCTGAAACTTTAGACGCTCCGCAAGTAGTTGTAGGCGTGACTGAAGAGTCAGTTCAAGATCAGTGTTTCCTTCATCGTCCACACTGATAGCAATACCTACTACCTTCCAAGCATCAATATTTCCTGTTTCTGGATTCTCAATGCCAATCCAGTCCCCTACCCCATAGTCAATAAACACTCTACGACCAGGCTGATCTGGATCTACCTTGATTCTCCAGGAACTTGTTTCATCCTTAACTGATTCAAGAGTAGCACCAATAATAGAACCAGTAGCTCCTAGATCCCCGGTTTGCCCCGCGCTAACAAAAAGCTCTCTCCTTTGAAATTTCTCAATTGAGACATCATCTTTAACTACGGCATAGTCTCCAACAGCATTCTTTCCCACAATAAAGTTCGCCACGTCTTCTCGGGTACGTGTACGTTCTCTAAAGAGCTGAGATCCAAATTCATGAAACACTACAGAGGATTCTCTATGGAACTGAAGTGTAGGGTCAGCATCCTCTTCCAGCCACACTTTCTGTCGAATATCAAGTGAAAAGTCTGGGTTCATGTGCCAACTAGCTTGCTGTGCATCAGCAAAAGCCTGAACAACCTTAAGAAGATCTGTACCTTCAGTAACTACTGAAGTGGGCATAGATGACCACTTAGCTCCAGCAGAATCTGTTGTGTTAGTCCAACTAGTAGTTACATAAGGAATAGTTCCTCTACTCTTAGCTTGAGTAAGGTACTTATTGAACTCAACAAATAGTGGCTCTGAAGCTGGAAGGTCGTTCATGTTCACATTACCTACATGAGCCGACACTGGAAGATTAATTCCTACATTGCCTTCTACTAAAGCAGAAAATTTAAGAGTAACTTCGCCAGGATTCCAGGTGTATGTATGACGATAATGCTCTATCCAAGTTAAACCGTCAGTAGAAGTTTCAAAAATTACTTCGCCAAGTACCTCTCTAATCCTCCAGTTAACATCTACTTTGAGATCATAATCCCAGTCGTTTCTGTAGATATTATCTAGATCGCGAACCTCTGCTACCAATCTACGACGCCCACCAATAAGCAGGGTGTAAATTTTTGCATAGTTAAGCGCGTCTACCTCTACAGACATTGTAGTAATAGCCTGTCCTGTAGACGAGGTTGTTTGAGGAAGAGGGTCTACCCAAGCAGAAATTCCAGAGCTTTCAAAGTCAAACGGCCCAGCAGCTAAGACTCGCTCAGAGCTGGAACTTGTCACACTTAGCTTAATGCTCGGAGTCTGATTAGGCTCTACCGGAGTAGGATAAGCAGCTTTCCAATCATTAGCTCTAGAGATAGCATCACTTTTTGCGGTAACAGCTAGAACAGCCTTCCTGTACTTATCCCTAGTTGTATTTACTTCCTTAAGAGCTGTCTGCTTCTCTTTCTCAGTATAAGAATTGCTCTTAGCAATAGAATTATAATAGTTCTGAGCTGCGGTTACATCCTGCTGAGCTGAAGTTTTATCAGATGTTAACACAGCTAGATCTTGAGTAAAGATATCAATCTGTGCCTGAGCTTCTTCTCTACCTCCACCACGAGCCATAGAAAGACCTGTGCTGTTTGTCTTATTCCAGACAGTAGTGTCTACAAGCTCCGATCCCATCGGATCTAAAAGAGATTCTAGTTTGGGAATTACGATTGGGAACTTACTTGGAAGTACAGCGGCCCACTCAAGTACTTGAGCTGGTCCTGGACCAGCAATAGTTACCTGTCTAGACTCAGAATCTTGAAGTTGTGTTTCTTTAACATTAGTTCCCAACCACACCGCACGACGCACTCCATCAAAATACGCCTCCCACAAATTTTCATTCTCGTAAAGATCTGAGGCTGGACGACCATTAACTAGATCCTTCTTGAACAGGTCATCATCAAGATCGAACGTTACACTTCCACCACCGACAGAATCTTCCTCATCTGAGAAAAGCAAGCCATTGTAGTCAGAAGTTACAAGAATAATCTTGTCAAAATCGTCGTGTTGGCGTACTACAACTTCCCATCCAATACTTCCGTAAGTAATTTCCTCTGGTGCTGGAAGAGCACTAATTGTGAAAGGAATTCTCTTAGGCAGCACAAAGGTACCCTGCGCACGAATGTCATCAGGGCGATGAAGGCTACCAAATTCAAACGGTAGCTTTGTGGGAAGTTTAAGCAGGGCCATGTCAGTCCTCAGATACTAACTTTAGTAACAACCATGTAAGAAGATGCTCGCATTGTTGTAACATCTGCATGAGAAGTTGCTTGTGCGTGCTGAATTACCAACTCGCCAGCGGTTGAGCCTACGCGAACAATTGCCCTCTCCTGAATTCCAGAATAAAGAGTCAAACTACCTAGGCCATACTTAACCTCAGTGTCAAACATATGAGAGCCTGTACGCATTAAGGCAGAATCACGGTTATTAGCTGCTTCAGCTGGACCAAGAACGTTTCTAAGACCTGTGCAGCCCGTAGGAACCTTCCAAGCAATCTTAATGTTTCCACCTACTCCTGAACAAATAGCAAATAGAGAAACTTCATAATCTGAATTAGCTGCCATGGTATATCTAAGATCAAGATCATCGTTCAAGGTTACATCATTGTTGTAACCCTGCTCAACACTTTTATAAATAGTCTTACGACTATACCAAGCCGATACTGGTAGACCATGAACTCCGCCAGGGGTTACATTCGCCATATGCTCTTGAGGCTCACGAAAATCAATAGCTGAGCCGCTATGAACAACTGGAGCACCAAAGGAATGAGCTTTGGCTGAGGTGCCGTCAAATCCTCTTGAAATAACATATGGAGTACCTACTGTACCTGCACCACTTGTAACAGAGACTAGCTCTTCAGTGGCCGTATCAGGATCTAGACGAAGGGTAAAAGGGAACGATGTTGGCAAGCCGTTAGTAGTCGACAAAACTAGCGTGGTCGTACCCGTAGAAATGCCGCCAGCGTTAGCCAGCGTGGCTGCGGCTGCGATGTTAGAGTAATACCTCATTTAAAATACCTCACAAATAAGCGGGTCTGAATTTAAGCGTTGCTGATCCTGTAGCTACGCCAGCACTTGACATGGTTACCTGATTAGTACCAGGCCATAAAACAAACCAAGGCTTTGCCCCTGCATGCTGGACAGCTCCCGTAATGTTCGTATTATCGTAGGATCTGTAGGCATCGAATGAAGTTACATTGAGATCAACATAAGTTGATGGCTGTACCAAAGTATTTGCCTTAACCCAAACTTCTAAATCACGAGTTGTATTAGTTAGTTTCGGTCCCCAAAGTTCACCATCTAATCTAATACTCATCTTTTCATAAGCTGCCACGTCTCCAGGATTAAAAATTTCTATTTCCTCTCCTGGCTCAATCTCTACGGTAATCTCATCGCCGTAAAAAAATGGATCAGCTAGAAGTAAATCTACTGAAAACGTTCCTCTAGTTCTTCCTGTCATTGACAGATCTAGAGTACTGGCTAGTTCACACTTAGCACTAGCCTCTACGATAGTAGGAATTCCATTCACAGTTAGCCTCCATCGCCTTGTTAGAGTCATTTGCTCTTCAAGGTTAAATAGAAGCGTCCTTAGAGCCTGCCAGTTATCATTAAATTGCAATTCCTGATCAGACAAGTATTCATCATCTGGCGAAATACCAATAGCCCACATCTGAAGAGTAATTACTCTAGAATCAGCCTTCTTGGGTCTGAACGAACGTCCATGACGGTTAGGATATTTCTGGTTATCACCACGAGTAGGAGGAACTGAGTAACGTGATCCACCAAACGTGGTGATATTCCAGCAATACTGATTCAGAGATACACCGTCGATCTCCCAGAATTCCTCGGTGCTATTACTCACTGCTCATCCTCTCAGAGATCGCCTAGAACTGCGAGCTTAGTTACCTGACGAGAAAGCGAGTCACTTGCACGCTCAGGTACCGGGTTATTCACATTCAAGTTCTCTACTGTGATTCCACGGTTCTGATTTATTACTGACTGAGCTGCCTGCGACAACTGCCTACTTGTAGCTCCTGGCATAGCAGCAGCACTCAACATTCCACCAGTAGCCATAGCTGGGAATCCAAACTGAGGCATTCCTGCACCATCTCCTACTAGACCACCATTCTTATAGGCCCAGTGATCGTGCGCATTTCCACCTGCAAAGTTGTGCTGATTCCATACAGCTCCATGGTAGTGGTGAGGCTTACCATTCCAAAGGTTAAGATCCTGGTAAGGAGTGATAAGTTCCTTAGTGTTCTTACCATAATTATCATGAATCCACTGCGCTACGTCTCTACGTGGAGGAAGGTCGACAGCTCTTCCTAGAGCGTGATAAGACCTATTTCCAGAAAGGGTAACAGCATTCTTACGGAATCCTGAAATAATGCTAAGTCCAGGGAAAGCCTTGTGCAATACCGAAGCCTGCCACTGCCAACCTCCCCCGCCAGATCCATTACCTAGCGGACCAGCAGCGCCTCCACCATAAACCCAATTCTCGTCTCGCTTAGTCTTATTTACATCAACCACAATAGGAACAGTTACAGATCCACCATTGGCAAACATAGGCTGCACTTTGCCGCCACGGTTAAATCCACCTGTAGAATCTGGGAGTGCTTCCTGGATAGCCTGCTTGTCTAGCTTCCTCGAACGAAGAGCTTCCATAATTGGCATTCCGTAGTGCTCTACCACATCTGTTGGCTGTACGAACTCACCATTAGAAAGCCATGCACGAATAGAGTCAGAATTTCTTGTACCTTCTCCGTATACTGGTCCACCAGTTGCATACCCGTGAGCAGCAGCTCGGTTGGCATCAGAAATTCTTACCTTTTCAGCCTGCTTCCACTCCTTCTCAGCCGCCTCTGGTGAGAGACCACGACGAAGCGCGTCCTGCATGTACTGCAATCTACGCAGGTCGTTATAAACATTCTGGAAGCCTTTTTCGTCCGTCTTAATCTTAGTCTGAAGATCCTTAGGAACTTCTCCATACTTCCTGATCAGCTTTTCAGTCTGATCCTTATTAAGACCTAGATTACGAGCCTCTTCCTTAAGCTTATCAATTCTTTCCTTGTGCCTCTTGGTTGCTTCATCCATTGGCACCTTAGAAGCAATGTCCTGTAGGAATAGGTCACGAGCAGCTGTAGCGGCAGCCTCAAGCGCATCACGATTGTTAAGACCCTGACGAGTATGATCCTTAAGACTCTTTCCATTCGACTTTACAGAATCATCAAGGTCAAGAAGTTTTCTATTAAAGTTTTCGGTAGCCTCATTAGCATCAATCATCTGACCTGTCTCAGATTGAATGATTGTGTTAAGGGCCTCGCTTCTATCCTTAGCTGTAGAAGTTGAACTGGCTAGCGTGTCTAGAGCATCTGACAAAGCACGAATCTGAACATCATAATCTCCAGACAGCGCGATACTCTCTGCCTGCTGCTGACTTAGACCATAAAGCCTGTCACTATAAGTTCTTGATAGCCTAGCTGAATCAGATAGAATGTTATTACTTGCGTTCTGAGCAGCAGCAACATCATTAACCTGATTCTTATACTTTTCAGCAGCCTTGATCTGATCATCAAGGGCTGTGATTCCATCCTGGAATGCTCCAGTAGTATCACCCTGCGACTGAGCATAAGCTACCTGAACGTCTCTAGCTGCCTTAAGCTGAGCAATCTGAGTGTCAATTTGATTATTTACTCTACCCAAATCTTGCTGCTGGTTGTTAAGCGCTCCAGAGAGATCTCTAAGGCTCAAACCATAAAGGCGGGCCTGATCAGTAATATCCTTAAATTTTTCGTTGGTCTGCTGAAGATTATCTACTCCGGAAGTATCTCCCTTTGAAAGATCGCCATAAGCATTCTTTAGCGCAAGGAAAGCATCCTTGGTCTGGTTTGCCTCTTCTTTCTGATTAGCTAGCTTACTAGCAACTACACCAATAAGAGCTGTAGCCGCAATAAGTGCAATTCCCCAAGGTCCACCAAGGAACGCTGTAAGTCCGCCTAGTCCAGAAACAGCTTGCCCTCCAGCAGACTTCAACCCTGCAACCGTACGAGAGAAAATTCCTACTTTACCACTAGCGTTTCTAGAAGCTTCAGCTACCTTATCTGTAGCCTTTGCCTGCTCAACAAGAACATCTGATCCAATAGGACCAATGCTTGAAGTGCTAACAACTGGAACAGTAGCGTTCTTATCTCCAGTTGATCTCTGGATTCCAACCATTCCACGAGCAGCGTCACCAAGGGCACCAGTCAGGTTTCCACGGTTAGCAACGAACCAACGGAAAGCATCAACAATCTTGAACAGACCACTGAACCTAGCCACGATCGATACAGCAGCTACAGCAGCAAGTGAAGTAGCAATCGCGCCAAGGATCTGACTTACTCCAGGAAGAGAAGCAATTTCAGCAAGAATAGATACGAATCCTGCTAGAACGCCAACGAAGGTGCTAAGAGCGTGCCCACCTCCGCTATCTAGGAATGAAGCAATAGCATCAAGAATCTCAGCCAAAGCAGTAGCTAGCGCCTGGTCAATTCCAGACTCACCTAGCTCATTAAGAATTCTTCCAAGGGCAGGAAGAATCTGAGTCCTAAGAGTCTGCAATAGATCAATAGCGCGCTCAATATTGCTGGTATCACTAGCTGACTTAGCAAAGGCCCTGCCCACATCACCAAATAGAATAGCAATTTCGTGAAGTAGTGGCTTAACGTTCTGAAGGTACGTCTGTAGAGGAGACGTTGCCGACTCCTGTGCCTTAGCTACTTCTCGCCAATTCCTAGTGATGTCCTGTAGGCGTCCATTAATCCAATCAGTGAACGGCTCTGCTGCCTTTGCCCATGAAAGTAGGGACAAGGCTACATTCTTTGTGATGTCCCAAACTTCTTGAAGTCTCTTCTTAGTTACCTCAAGGAATCTTTCAATAGAACCTGAGTCACGAGCTGACTTAGCCCAGTCAGCAAAGTTCGCCGCGCCCTGCTTTAGAGCACTTGTCAACCAAGTAGTGAACGGATCGGCGGCTCTCATAATGTTTCTAAGAGCATCTAATAGAGATAAGCCAGCGTCGCCCATGTTCTCAATATAGACAGCGTTAGACTTTGCCTGGTCTCCGAAGTCCTTTGTCCAAGGACCAGAAGAGATCATTGCAATACCCTTGGCAGCAATATTTCCGATGGCTGCGCCAGACTTTGCTAGCAAATTTTCAACCACTGGAAGCAAGCTCTTCAAATTTCCGAGCTGAGAAACTACGGGCTGGAATACTGCTTCCTGAACAGTTTTAGATACGCCTTCCCAACCTTCCTTAAGGTTAATTACAGCCTTAAGAACTTCCCTAGCTGAAGGACTCAACTTTTCTAGGGCAGCCTGATACTTAGCCTGAGCTGTAGCTGCGGCATTAGCCCCGCCAGCTCCTCCGTGCTGAGCGTCATAAAGTCTATTAGTAGCGTCTTCTACATTCCTATGTGCTTCAGAAAGTCTGTACTCAGCATCAGCGACACGTTGCTGAGAATCAGCAACCGTCTGCTGCGCGTCAGCTACTTTACGGTTGGCGTCTACAAGACTCTGCTGTGCGTCAGCTAGTGACTGTTCGGCATCCTTCTGGTTACGAGTAGCCTGAACAGCATTTTCCTTCGCCTTTACTACCTTGTCAGAACCTTCAACGCCCTTTGCTTCAGCCTTAGCTAGCTCCTGAGCATTTTCTGTATTCTTACGACGAGTATCAGCTAGGTCAGCTTCCGCCTCGTTGACACGCAAAAGGGCCTCTCTACGATCAAGTAGAGAAGCTGTTGGGTCATTAGCGACCTTGGCATAATCTTGCTGCGCACGAACAAGATTAAGAACTGCACGCTCTTCTGTAAGATTAGAACGATCTACTTCACGACGAAGATCTTGTAGATCTCTAAGTGCATCTTGACGAGCCTCATTAACATCAAGCTGTGCCTGCTTAGCAGCTTTTTGTGCTTGGGCTAGGTTATACTCAGCATCTTCTACGCCACGAGCTGCGGCTGCTACACCTCTATGGGCTTCCTCTACCCCTCGGGAAGCATCTACAACCGCTCTACGGGCCTCTGCGACCCCTCTTTCGGCGTCTGCTACTCCATGGTTAGCCTGCTCTACCGCGCGGGCGGCCGAACGTACTTGCTCAGCCTGCTGACGAGCACTAGTGCCAGACTTAGTTGAAGCTGCTGAAGAAGCTTCCTGTGCAGCTGTGTATGCCTTAAGCGCACCACCTAGAGGAGAAATTGCTGCAATAAGAGCACCAATTCCTGTGATGGCTGCAAAAATTCCACCTGGAAGGGCCGCTACTGATCCTGCCAAGGATACGATAGTACTCGCTGCACTAAGAGCCACTGCTCCTAGTGAGCCAAGAATAGCTACAAGCGGACCAGCAGCGGCGGCTGCGGCTGCAATAACGGCAGGCCAAAAAGAAAATTTTCCAAGTACTCCAGTAACAGACCTACCTAAAGCGTCAGCTCCACCTGCAAGTGTAGTGAAGAAATTTGTACCTCCTCCACCTCCGCCACCAGCGGACGACATAGCTCTACGAAGCTTCTGGAAAGCCGACTCTCCATTTTCAGCTTCCTTCCATGCCTTACGCATGTCAGTAGAAAGTTGACCTAGAGCCTTGCTAAACTCATTACCAAAGTTCTTTCCAATGCTCTGAATTGAGCGGAACTTTGTAGCTGTTCTATCAGTTTCAGTTCCAAGCTTCTTAGTCTCTTCAGATGCGCTTCTGCTAGCCTTAGCTGCTTGCTCCGTAACCCTAGCATTTTCAGAGGTTGCTTGAGTTAATTTACGCTGAGACTGTTCTGCTTGCTGAGATCCTGTAGAGCTACTTCTATTAAGACCCTCTTGTTCAGTCTTAAGAGCACGAAGCTCATCACGAAACTCTCTAGCCTTCTTACGGGCGTCATCGAACTCCGCAATGGCACGGTAAACGACGCTGTGTTCGCGTTCTGCCATCACGTGCCTCCAAGGCTAATAAAAAAAGAAAGTCGAGACGGAGATTAAACTCTGTCTCGACCTCCGTATGTCACTAAATAGGTCGGCTAAAACGTCGTCCAAGTGATCCCATTAGGGCTTCAAACGAACCTTCTCCATTATCTGCCTGACCAAGATTCTTCTCAATATCTTGTTCTGACATCTTATAGAAATCGTTTTTCGTCGGCTTAGCGCTAGTTGGCTGCGAAACGGCTCTGCTTTGAGTGCCATTTCCTTCATTTGAAGGGTTCAAACCATCTAGCGAAATTCCTTGAGCTTCTTCAAGCAGCTGCTTTGCTGTCTCTTCTGACATATCAGGAGTAAGCTTTACCAGCCAAGAACAAATCATTCTTGTCTGCCAAGCTACGAGTTGCCTGTTGTTAAATCTGTCAGTCCACACAGCTTCATCAATTGCGGCAGAAATTTGCCTCATCCTACGAATGGTAAGATTCTTGATGCGCTTATCGCTCCAGCCATAAGCAGCAGAAATTTTATGAAAGACTCTACTGAAGCTGCCTAGTAACTCCTGTCCAGGAATTTCTGGAGGAGTTATTAGCTGAGCTGCCCGGTTTTCTTCGCCAGGTCGAACATCGACATTAGGCGTTTTCCCAGGGCCTTCAAGTCTTCGCCCTCGTTATGGACGATCGCCTCAATAATAGTCACAAGGTCCTCAAGCTCAGGATTTCCAAGGTCACCCTCTACAGCATCCCAAAGAGTGTCATTACGCTCCTTGTCCTGCTTATTAAGCTGACGACCTTCAATCAAACCATAAGGCTTGATCATAGAAGCGATAAACTCTAACGTCTCCTGCTCAGATTCCGGAATAGCCATCATAATGACTGCTAGGAACTTCTGAACCCACTGCTCTGTAGTGTCGTCAGAACTAAACTGAAGAGAAGGAAGAATTGGACCAGCGCCACGAGTAACAATCTTCAACAACTTGAAAAACTGACGAGCCTTAAGAGGCTGTAGAACAAGCACAGTACCCGTAGACAGGGTAATAGTTCCATCTGCTGCGGGTACTGGCTCGATAGCGTCAATATCAGACATAACTTAGCCTCCAAGGCTTCTTTAAAGTTGGTAGTCTTTTACGTTTGTATTACTGATCAGCCTGGCTTGTTTACAAGACGACCAATGGCCTGCTCAGAAAGAGTCACGCCCTTTTCGTCCTTGCTCGAAAGCAGCGCACGGCCTGTGTAGTTAAGAAGCAGACCGGACTTGTAAGAAGGACCAGTGAAGTTAATAGGACCAAACTGAACCTTATAAAGGATGATGTCCAAGGTACGAACTAGACCATCAGAGTCCTTGGAAGGTACACGAATCAGCACTGGACGAGGAGGCGTGTTTAGCGCACCAACGTTCCAGAGAGGAGTCGAGTAGTGAATATTTGCGCCTGCGCCCGAAGATGTTACTGTCGAGCCCTGAAGCATGGCGATTGTCTCGAATGGGACATAGCCAGCTTCAACTGTCAGGGTTGCAAAGTTGATCCAGAACCATGACGAAAGAACGGTGTCATCACCGGTGTTGTCATAGTTACCTGTATCAGCAGCGATCGTACCTGTACGAACGCCATAAATGTCGCCATTAACCTCTTCGGCACCTGTGGTACCGTTCAGAATGGCGGCGTGGCTTACTGAAAAGCCCTCGAAGATTGAACCTGCCACCGCGATACACCTCAAATAAGTCGTGCCGATAAGTCATTAATCATATCGGCGTTTGATGACGATTACTCTATTTTTACCAGCTAATCGAGACTTACATTATCTCGACAGTCTGGACATGCTCACCCAGAATGTTATATCTGTGCAAAACTCTGCGTACTGATCGGCCCTGCTGTCTAGCCTCACGGGCACAATCACTGCACGCAAGCTCCATCAATACGCCTTCAACATAATTTATCGGCTGACCTTGCAAACGCAGAAATAATTTTCTGAATCCAACTGGACAGCGAATCTCAGTTACCTGATCCACCACTAACCTCCTCACACATACGAGCCTTAGCCAGCAGGTTCTCTCCCTTTTCGGGAACAGCTTTTGCAAGCTTCAGGAAAAGTTTTTCCACTACTGAATCCCAGCTACACATCTGTGGAAGAGTCTTAGAAGCAAGTAATGCCTTTTCCTTCACTTCTGTGCGATTCTTATATGTGTGCATCAGCAATTCTTTAAGGTGATCCTTGCTAGCTCTAGCCTGCTTGCAATTTGGCAAGCTCGGACTAAGAGGCATCAACGTATAATCCAGCGGATATGCATACGAAGGAGAGAGCCAGTTCGCCATTCCTCCCCAGTTCGTTGCAATGACAGCCCCACCCGTGGTCTGGAACTCTAACGCTGGCATATTCTTTCCCTCCCCCCTGCTCGGAGCTAGAAGAACATGCTGCATACCGTAAAATTTCCTGAGAATTTCCACGGGCCACACCGAAGAATGAACTCTTAGTTTGGGACACCACTGCTCCATGGCTGGATGAAGACCTGGAATATTAGTTTTAAGATGAAGTTCTGCTCCATCAAAATCCTTTGGATACTCAGTTTTTAGTTCATGAAAAGCCTGGATAGCTACAAATGGATCTTTTCTATCGTGAAGTTGGCCCACCATACAAAAGCCGAACCTGTCGCTGTACCAATCACGCTCCATATACTTCCAGTCAGAAGGCTCATATCCTCCTTGAAGTACAAAAGAAGCAGTCTTCTTTGGAAGGTATTTTTCAAAAGCCTCAGTAGTTACAGCATCGTAGCCAATGAAAGCATCAAAATCCTGCAAATTACCTTTTAGTCTCGACCTTCCCTTTAAATTATCAAGGGAAGAATACTCCCACATGGACATTGAAACTGTCAGATCCGAAGCAGCTCTAAGTTCCTTATCAATACCTATCTGTCCAGGATCAACGTGCTGGATAGTTAGATCAAAGGGAGCTTCCAGCTGCTTAGTGAAAAGCATCGCAATATCTTTAGGGAGTGGAGCTGCTACGTGAGTAGCTTGCAAATAAACATCTGCACCCATACGCATAAGCGCACGAGTAAGCCCAATACCATCATTTCCGTACCCTGAGAATTTACTCATGGGCGCAGATAGTAAAACTTTCATTTGGCCTCCAAGGCTCTAAAAAGCTTATCCGATCTCTACGCCATAAATTTGCGTTCCTATGACTACACCATTTCCATCAGGAGTTTTATAATCGTCATAACCACCAAATCTACGGCTCGTTACGGATCTAATACTGCCCCACCACTGCTCGCCGCCGCGCACTCTGTGCAGGTATTTATCTACCACTCGATAAACAGCCCTGGCTCTACGAAAAGTCTCAGAATCCTCGACAATAGTTACCCCATCTGCTCTTCTAATAGGCCCCGCCCAAATTTGGATGCCTAATCTTTCAAACGATGCAGTATTGTAGTCGTTAGGTGATCCCCATGGCCCGGCAGAAGTAACTACGATAGCTACTTTATCTGTCTTTTCCATGTTGAAAGGCATATCTCTCTGAAAAATCCAGGGAACATCATCATCAAATTTTCCTACTAGAGCAACAATCTCTGGAATGCTTAGAAGATATCCTGCGGCACCCGATACTAGGTCGTCATCTGTCACTGGCGTTGTCATGCGTACTTTCCTTTCAGCCAGGACTCCAGAGCGTCGCCATAGCGAGAATCAAGAGTATAGATAGGCTCCATATAATCATGAAGTCCGTCACGTTCCTGTTCGTAGTGAGCGTACTTAACTGGATCGTGAATAGCGGCAGGAGCTACACCACCATAGGTAATTTCCCCTTGCCACTTATTTAGATCGATAGTGCTTTTCAACTTTCCTGAAAGTTTTAGCGAACCTGTACGAATGTGAACTATCTGCTGAGTAATTTGAAACTGGGAGGCCAGCACAGACTCAAACTCCATAACGTCTGGAATACTTGGCCCATCAATTAGCCTATCTAGTTCCTTCTCTACATCAGAGATATCCACTTCAATGTAAACAGCCATCAGGCACCTTCTACAACTGAGCTGGGAAATCTAACTGCGGAGGGAGCAACTTCAACTACTTGTACTTCTAGGTGATGAACAGCAGAAAAATCTACTGCTCCGTCAGGAGTTGCTTTAAGTTCAAAAGTTCCTGTGATTGGACCAGAAATCATCTTGATCCTGTCCCCGGCAAGTAGATATGGAGTAGCATCGCAAAAAAGTACGCCTACTCGGTCAATCGCTCTACCAGCTACCAATGCCGAAGGCTGATCTTTTCCAGGACGTACAAAGTTAAGGTCCAGACGGCACATCATTTCACCGACAACGCCTAGCCTAGTGTCTACAATTTCGTTCAACTTGAACCAGTCAGTAATAGCTGATCCTTTTACGAAAGAGACAGAAAGCCTCTGAACCTCTGCACGCGAACTGTAAAGATGCCTGATTGACATTAGCCTCTCTTTTCAGTATTTGCGTAATAATAGTCGTTCAGAGGATCGTTCATTGGGAAGTCCTTAGGACCAAGAACAAAGCGGTCGCCTTCAGAGTTCTGGTAGTAATTCTCTCTCTCAAATAGAGAGATAGAAGATGAGTTAACATCAAATACACCATCAGATGCACTCAGCTGTTCAACTGCTAGATCAAACCACATGCTTCCTGTCGACTCGCCATTTCTAGCCGCAGAAGCACTCTTGCTGTAAGAATACGAACCAATCGTCTCGGAACTAAAAGGCTTAGCCAAAATTTCATCGTAAGGTGACTCAAGATAAATTTTATTAGCCAAGTCCATAATCGCATATTTAGCAAGGCTGGCGTCTGGATCGTCTGTGGGCATCTCTGACAGTCCTGTGCGGATAGCCAGTAGAAGCGCAGCCTGCATCAAAGCCTGCTCTGCAAAAGAAGAGTAGAAACTCTCAGGCTTGCCTGTAAATGTGGCAAGTTCAGCCACAGACGGAACCAGAAGCATTGTCATTTCCTAATCAGCTAGAAATTCTTGGAGCTGCACGCCCGCGACGACGCTCAGCCTTAGCGGCCTGCTCTTCTTCCCACTCCTTGCCCTTCCAAGGTCCCTGACGGTAGTAGTGAGCTCCGTAGAACTCTTCCTGCTCAGTGGAATCCAGAAGTGCCCACTTCTTTGCTGCATCGTACTGTGGAGTGCCTGGCTCAAGCTCAAGCTCCTGGCCCTTATACCAAACCGTACCTAGTTCGCAGAATCCATCACGGATGAAGTGGATGAGAATATTCTTTTCGTCGCCAGGATTGGCAACTACGTCATGCTCAAGCTCTGGGTCCTTAGCGCCTAGAGACTTAGCTAGCTGATCCTTAAGATCTCTAATCTCTCTTTGCTCTGGAGTAAGCTCCTCTTCAGGAGTTACAACAGTTTCCTCGGGTGCGCTCGTAGCGGGAGCTGCTACCCTTGGAGCGACCTTTTTTGCTGGTGGACGACCGGTAGTCATGTGACTCACCGTACCTTTCACAATAGTAGATTATCCCTACTATTACCATCGGTCGTGCCACTAGCTAAGGCCCGAAATGTTACTTGTCTTCGTGACGAAGTGCTCTCAATTGATCAGCTACCTTAGTAAGCTCCTGCTCTAGTATACGAAGCTTATCCTCAAGCTCATCAATCTTTTCATCACGAACTCTGATCTTTTCCTTAAGAACATCGTTATCTGTTCTCACCCTATCCAGATCAGCTCTATATCTATCCGCTTCCTCACGAGCCGCTTTTGCTGCCTGTTCCATCATCAAAACGGCTGATTGAGCACCGGTTACAATAATTACATCTTTTTCCGCTGGTGCCTTAATAGCTGCTACATCCTTAACTTCCTTTGCGTCTCTACGCTCTTTTATAAATTTCAAAAGAGTTACAAGACCTAGAGTTACACTAAGAATGAATCCACCTACGGTTAAGTATCTTTCAACACTCCAACCTTCAGGCTTCTTTGCTACTTCAGCCGCCCAGAAGTATAGCTCAGGAGCGATCATCGTCTATCCCCTCCTGAGTCCTGCTCAATGTCTGAGCATAGCTATACGCCTTTGCAAGCTTGCCCAGCTCCCTGTATCTCACTGCACAAGAAATACTAAACAATGCAAAAGTAAGCACTGTTAAATATCTACCACTACCGGCTCCGTTTGTTGCTAGCGCAAGTGCGTAAGTTCCTGTGCCGAAAGATAAAAATAGAAGACCGATCTGCTCGATCCTCATCGAATACCACATAGGCCACACAAGACCTACCAGAGTTGTCAAACCCCCGAATACCAATGAAATTCCCCACCACATAATTACTATGACAGGAAATGCCTGCTTAACCGACTCTGGTGCAAACTCATCAGGATTGATCAGAATTGGTAAACCTGTAATAACAGCCAGGTAGGCCAGGAAAGCAGTTGTGGATTCGAGGCTCAGCGCTCTCAAAGTTCTTGTAAACTTGCGCATAGCAAAACCCACCTATCCAGACGTAAATGACACTTAAAACATCGGCATTGTTTGCCGTAGTGTCTGGATAGGTGGGTCCATTGCTACTTATCACATAACTGCTGATTCACTCCAGCCGCGATCACCGAAGCGCTTACCTACCAAGAACCCTAGCATTCCTGGTTTAGACCAAACGCCGTTCTTTTGGTAAAACCACTTACTAGACTTTTCTGCTTCAAGAGCAGGACATCCAATATAAGTTCTTCCTCTGTCTTCTACGAGGCTGTGGTGATGATAGTGAGCACTAACAAACAAACTCACGTCACCAAGTTCATCTGTCCTACCTAGAATTTGCTTCTCGTAAGCGGCCTTGGTGCGGAACTCAGAACTCTTGCCAGAACCAGAAGCGATGTGCCCATGAGTGAACAGGGTTTTGACTCCACTCAGTGTCAGAACTACATCGGGATCATCGCCAGCGATATTCCACTCAACATCTAGAGCAGTCTCGTCAAAAAGTTTCTTAACCATACGAGCAATCATTGTTGACGAGTTGTCATACAAACTAGTTGCTGGCTTGCCATTCTGACGAGTGAACTCACCATGATTAGACACTACAGAAATTACACTTACAGGAAGTCCTGTAGCTAGCGCTTGCTTGATAGTCCACACGCGCATATCAAAATCCAACTCAAGCTGGCGAGAGAGATCTAGCTCAACTTCATACGCCTGATTAGCGTAATGACCCGCTACTCCCTCATGCTCATCACCCATGAAGGCTACAACCACCCTTTCAACGCTCTCTAAGGCCCGTACAGCGCCTAAACGTGCTAGATGGTTACTCACCCCCGACTTCCAGCTCTCAAGGGCTTCCTGAGTCCCTGGCTTGCCTAGCTGAGGGTCAGCCACGCAGATGACGTAGCTGGAAGGATCAACACTTCCGACAGGAACCATTGCACTTACGACATCGTTCTGAAGCGCAGACTTCCAACCACTAAAGTCGAAGTTTGCTTCAAACTCAGACTCAGAAATTTTCTGAACTCTAGCCTTGTAGGAGTACATACGCTTGGCTTGAATCTCACCGTTAGCGTCCTTGGCTCCCATATCCCAAGCCTTGAAAGTAACTGGCTCTACAACCTCAAAAATCTCAGGGTCAAGACCCCAGAGCTTGAGAAGATTCTGCCAATCACTTATCGGCTCCGAAACAGGACCAGAAGTGATAACTCCTTCATCACCATTAAGCTCTACTCCTGCTGCCCATCCCTTAGGGGAATCCATAGCAACATCAGTCATCACTCGCTGAGTACTGGTGTTATCCGCTGCCTCAAGAGCCATATTCGCCTGACGGAACCTACGCTTAGAGCGCTTCAGCGTCTCTATGCTCTTGCCAGGGAAAGCATTCATAAAGTCTGCGTCGGTTTCACAGGCAAGAAGCTTGTCAATATCTTCGCTAGACCATCTAAACGTAGCCATATAGTATTCCTTAGTTTGTAGTTTCAGTCCTTAATGCGTACGTAAGTTACCGTTGTAACTTCCTTCGCTTCGACTGGATAAAACTCAACAGTGCCCAAGTCTTCAAACTCGTGATGATAGTTATCACCAGACTGAACACGATAGCTGACTTCCCAGAGCTTACCCTCAGAGTCCTTGATAACTGACTGGTAAATATTTCCCCAACGCCACTCATCGATTATCTCATTATGTACCAGCTCGTAATCTTGGTGATCTCCACCAACAGCAAGCTGTGCATCGTCAGCCGACAGAACCAAATTAGCCATTATTTCCTCCACTTAATACTATTCTTGGTATGATCATAGCAGGTCAACGCCTACTCTGGCAAGATATTTTCTTCGTTGAGCTTCCTGATAGCGGCTAAAGCCTTCTCCAGAAACGGCTCAATAAGGTCAATAGTGACTCCTCCAACAAGGTCAATGTCAAACCCTAAGCCATTTTCTACGGAATGAGCCGTAAGCAGAATGCCTGGCCTTCCATCTGTCATCGCTAGGAGAATCTTTTCCTTGTCGGCTGACTGTACTCGCTCAAAGTACGTTACGTTCTCAAAAGTATTATCTGTC